TGTTTAACGGCTTCAAGGCAAATCTCATGTGTTTGGTCTTTGACGAACTCTAAAACCGAACCATCTTGTTTGACAGCTTCTAGGCAAATCTCATGTGTTTGGTCTTCAACGAACCGTAAAGCGTACCCGTCTTCTTTGATAGCTTCAAGGCAAAGCTCAGGTGTCTGGTCTTCAACGAACTCTAAAGTCCACCCATATCGTCTAACAGCTTCAAGGCAAAGCTCAGGGGTTTGGATTTTAATATACCGTAACGCGTACCCATCTCGTTTAACGGCTTCTAGGCAAATCTCAGGGGTTTGGATTTTAATATACCGTAACGCGTACCCATCTCGTTTAACAGCTTCAAGGCAAATCTCAGGCGTTTGAACTTTAACGAACTCTAAAGCGTGACCGTTTTGTTTAACAGCTTCAAGGCAAATCTCAGGCGTTTGAACTTTAACGAACTCTAAAGCGTGACCGTTTTGTTTAACCGCTTCAATGCAAATCTCAGGTGTTTGGTTCTTTACATACTCTAAATCCCGCCCATCTTGATTGACTACTTCAAGGCAAATCTCTGGTGTTTGAACTTCAGGTCTTAGTTTTATAAATTGTTCTGTGGTCATCTTTATCCCTTTCTTTATGCTATATAATATATTATACCGTAAGTTAGCTTAAAGAGAGGTTAAACGAACAAATGTTTAAAATTATTTTTGTGGGAATTAGTGTTTACGAGGAGTTTATATTGAAGTTGGGGTGGTATAACCACCCATATTATTACATTTTTTCTATTTTCACCCAATTCGTTTCAACTTCCCATCGACCAACTTCGAAATCGTTTCCATCTTCGTCAGTAAATTGGTGAACAAATTTACCCTTATTCGCACCCTGTGTACCGCGTTTACTATCACCATTATAAGTAGCGATTTTATCACCGTTACCAGGAAAATCAGTTGTCATTATCTTGTATTTTTTACCTTTAGTGAAAACCATCGGCGCTCCGAACATTTCTAATATTTCTCTTAACATAATTCTTCCTTTTTTATTATTTAAGTCGGGAATTATGACAACCCATATTTTATGATGTCATCTTCTTATTGTGTATTTTATGTTACCTGAGTCAAATATAATTCTGTACCCGTTTAACATCATATTTTGTTCCTCAGTTAAACCACGCTCAAAATTATCAATTATACTAGCAAGTTTATGTTTCTGAAAGTGTATTCTATTCTTCAAAGTGAATGTTTTATCAAAGTAGAATTTATTTGGTCCAGAAATGTTATCAAGATTGAATTCAGTACCATAAATATTTTCTTGTAAAAAAGTCCATCTTCTGTTCCCATATGAAACGAGGTCTCCGCCATATGTTTTCATATACTCGGATAGTAATTTCGAAAAACCGCCCCTGACTATTGTATCTTTTAATGTACAAAATCTATGAAGTTCAATATCATTATTTTTAAATCTACTCTTCCCGACAGTGAAAACAGAAATCAAATTACCTTGATAAAATAACCCGAACCGAATACCAGAATTCATGGAACCCTGTAAGTGATTTTCTTCTAAGAAGATAATTGTATCTTTATGTTCTATATTTTCCACTGAACAATCTCTTGCGTTAATTCTGTTTTCACATTTATTCAGTTTTATTCTGATTTTACTCTTCCAAATATCCCTTTTAGTTTTATCGATCCATTCATCTTCAAATATATGGAATAAATGAATCCCTTGTTCTTCACAATCATTGGTTTTATTTAGATGGTAGTTTTTATCATATTCAGGGGTATTAAATCTTTTGTATTTAGAAATTCCTCTACTGTGATACATCAAGCCGTCATATTCTATGGCGAAATTTAATTCTGGTATATAAATGTCTAGTTCTTTACCATTAAGTATCTTTCTATCGTGTATGATTACTTCTCCATCGTATATACTATGAATAAATTCAACTATCTCATTTGCTTGAGTTTCTTTCAGAAAATTCGTTTTATTGTACCCCAAACTTTCAAGTTCTGGTATAAGGAATGTCCTTGATACAGAATAGAAATTTTCCATCTTAGATAGATTCATTCTTCCATTTTTCATGAAGTTTTCTTCTATATATTCTTTAGTTAGAAGTTCCCCGTTTTTAAAATCTTTAAAGTAGTAATGCCTGACACCATAATTTTCAATGAATGTGGATTGAAGGGTTTGGTACCAGTTCACATTCCTTTCATTCCATATCGATAAACCGATGTCTTCACCATATTTCGCAATACAAATTTCTTTACTGAATCTAGACTGGACTTCTGAAACTTTTTGTTTTGCTTCCGATGTACTAAGCCCCCTTTCTTCCCAGTATTTTGTTTGTGTCGGTATTAACCTCTCAGTCCTTTTTTCAGACCCCCAATATTTCTTGGCTCTATTTGATTGGATTTCACTTACTTTATTATCAGCTTCTTTTTCGGTATTCCCTTTATCTAACCAAAATTGTTTTTTATTTTTTAGAGATTTATCAGTTCTTGATTTATTCGTTTCGTGATAATTTTGTTCCCAATTACTACTGTGTTTTTTCTTATGGAATTCTTTTGAATTCGAGTCATACCTCATTTTCTTCTGTTCGTGTGTGAGCGATTTCATCTCTTCAGAAGCTAATTGACACATCAAATTATTATGTGTTTTGACCTTATTTTTGGCTTCTTCTTCAGAATAACCCCTAAATGTCCAGAATTTAGTTATAATTTTAGATTTAGGGAGTTTTCCATATATTGATTTATAGAGTGGTTTATAGAAGTATGTTATAGGGTATGATGAGTATTGGTTTTCTTTGAACCAATTTTCTAGTTCTGGGGTCAGTGAATTTAAAAATTTATCTTGCCCTTTAAGGAAATCTTTAAATTCTTCAGTGGTATAGAGTTGAAATATTGGTTTTCTTCTTGAAGTGATTGTCATTGGATTCTTTCTTATAGTTTATTTAGTGATGTATTCCGATAATCCGTATTTTATGATGTCATCTTCTTTGAGTTGAAATTCGACTTCTTGATTTTTTCCCAAACATTTTCCTATACCAGTAGCCCCAGATAATAATATCACCTTATATTTGTTGGTTTCATAAAATGGGGTTGGGTAGATGTCAACAAGTTGTTTTTTCCAAAAAGGGAATACCGCGTTACCTTTGTCTAAAGAACCACCCAGATAATATTCATCGGTTATGAACTCTTGAATAGTTGGTGGGGTTTCATTATACCCGTTTGCTTTGGAATATAAACTATAGAGGTACTTTCTTTCTTGTGAATTGATAGCCTTGACACCATTTTCATTGAGTTTATACGCCATAATTAATCTTCGTAAATATTACCATCAATGATGAGTGCTTTCTTTTGTTTTTCTTTATCTGTCGGACCGAAACCATTTCTGCTATACGGCGCAGTAGAAATCACGCCCAAGTCACCATAACCACCATCGGTATCTTCTTCTGTTGGTTTTTTCGTTTTTTCAACTTTTTCTATAATTTCTTTTAACATAATCTTCCCTGAATATTTATTTTTCATACATTGAATTTCTGAGTTCTTCTTCAGCGTCACTTAGGAAATTTTCATCGGATAACAAAGTAGCTAATATACTATTCATTGTGTCATTCCCCTCAGCATCTTTAATAGATTCTTTAGCATGTAATGACATTAAGTTTGCCTCTAATGAACTGAAATCAACATCTTTTCTAATTTCCCTAATCATCCTAAAGGCATCTGATCTCATCATCCTTGTATTGGTATATAGAAGGAGTAAATCACCTTTATTCATCTTATCAAGAATTTCATCATTAAACAGTTTATCTTCTATTTTACCTAAAAACCCTTCTAGTTTTTGTAATTTAACCGCAGTCTGCTTTGCTATATTTGCCATAGCAAGGTCAATAGCAAGCTCTGCGGTCGCAACATCGCTAATTATGCTTCTAGCTGGTATTTTTTTGTCCCTTACGAGGGACTCAGTTTCATCTTTTATCCCTTGCGTCATCAGAGAAACATCTGAATATTCTGTGTTTTCGATAGATGCTTCTACTACTTCACCGCAAAACTCTTCAAGTTCTTTCATAGCAGCATCTAGCTCAAGTTCAATTATTTCTTCTTCCATTTCATCACCCTCTTTAAACTATTTAATTGATTTTTTGAGAGCTTCTAAGTCATCTTTCCATAATTGTTTTTCGGTTTTAGATTGAATGGTTTCTAGTTCAGATTTCTTTTCAGACATCTTATTCATCAATTCATCTATTTTTTCCTTCGTTAAGCTATAAATCGGGAGCCTAAGTAGATAATCATACCCTCCGTCGAACTCTTTTATTTCGTTGAAATTCGATAATTGTGAAATGATTTCCGATTTAGTTCTTTTACTGATAATAATATTATCTTCGGTGACATTTTTTATAAATGAAATCTTAGAAACAAGAAATATTATGTCTTCATTCAGTTGTTTGATTATATTTTCTTTTCTCTTGGTGTAAAACTCTTCCCTAATTTTCGCATATGTTAAAAAAAGTTCTTCTGGCGTTTCTGAAAGAAGGATTCTATTATCAACTCCCATCGTTGTATAGTTCTCAACAAACCGCTTGTCAGCGTCTCTTAATTTAAGTGCTGAAAGGATATCTTTTTCACTCATTGATGAAAAATTACGAGTGACCCTCACTCTAAAATTGAAAATATCATTTTCAGAACGGTCTTCATAATCAGAAATCACTTTATTGTCTTTCAGATCATCAAGTATATTCTGATAATCTTTAAGCGTGATACCGATTGGTATCTCTGTTATGTCAATGGTGGTTGAATTCACTATATTCATTGCGCCAGAAACTATCCACTTTCTTTTATTAACTGTGTCGTTTTCTATAGTACCGTTAAAATTACTCCATCCTGGTTTAGGCACTTTTACTTTACCAGTATCAATGAATGTTTCCGTCATCTTTATAATTTGGGGCAAAGGTCTAGGCAATATGAGTTGCGCAAACCCGATGGCAATACCCATAGCACCATTCACTAATAACATTGGTATGACTGGTACAAGGTATCTAGGTTCTATTGGAGTCCCTTCAAATTCTTGTTTCACTAAAATTTCATTGTCATCTTTATGAAATATGGTAGAAAGATATTTTTCAACAGAGGTCGATATATACCTATCCGCTGAAGACTCTGGTATGAACCTTTTACCAAAGTTTCCGTCTTCCTTTAAAAGGGGTAAATTATTTGAGCCTGTGTATCTTCTAGCCAAGTTCACAATTACTGGTGAAAGGTTATCTTCGCCGTGTATGTATTCTGTGTGCTCTGAAACAGTACTTTTTAATCTCGAAACTTTCACTGAAGAATTCAAGTTCTTATCTAAAACAGTATAAATAACTTTCCTACCTGAATTTTTAAGCCCGTCTGACACTGATGCGATTTTTCTAAGACATTCATAAGAACTTGCGTCTATATACATCGTCGAAAAAAAATTAGAAATATCCATCTTAACCCCTTAAATCTTTATCAAGTCAAAATCATTCAAAATGATTTTTTCTTTTCTTTTGTCTGAATTTTTTGAATTTAGCCAAGTATCTATTGACTCCAACGCGTCTTCATCATAAGTGAAAAAATCGACCATTTTTTCTAGACCGTCTTTACTCACGATATATTTAAGTCCTTTTTCAGTATGTGAACCAAGACCTTTATAGTATTTCACATTTCCAGTTAGTTTACTACCCTCATTAATATCATACACCCATTTCACTGGCATATCATTCTTAACTTCAGCCATAATAGGGGTTTGTAGCATACCGATAGAACCTTTTTTTAGTTCTTCTTTCATATACTTCTCGGCAAAACCAAGTAACTGTCCTCTGATAATGAACCCGTCTAGGTCTTGGTCTGTAGCCATAACCATATGGTCATACCCCTCTGATGTCATTATGCTATATAATTCAGACAATTCTCTATTTGCTCTGAACTTTTGTTGGCTGTGTTCATACGCATTAAGTGGTTTTCCTCTGAGTTCATAATACCCGCATTGTTTTCTGCCTAAAGCTGTCATTAAACCAACCGCCGCACTCAGACCTTCACACACCATAAGGTATTTCCGTTTTTCAGTGGGTGGGTAGTATTTATCAGATTTTATCTTTTTCTTGACATCTTTTAATTTAGAAAGTTCTTGTTTATTTTTATACGCTTCTTTTATTTGGAATATTTCTATTGCTTTGTCTACAATACCCTTGTTCTTATATAGAACTTCACCCCACTTAGCAAAATCAATTTTACCAATATGTTCCGTTATTTTAGCAGAGGTAGATGTTAGCATCTCTTTACTTTGAGAATCAAATTTAGGTTCTCTAAAATCCTTGAGAATAACGACCATAGACATTTTATTTTTTATGTCTGCATTTTTTATATCTTTGAACTTTCTAGCAATCTTATCTCTGATTAATGGTAACATTTTATCAAGGAAGTAATCTATTTGAGTACCCCCTTTAGTATTCGCGAGACCATTAGTGTACGCGAAAAATGAAAAATCATCAGATTCATTCGGGAAGAATGCTACTGAATAGTTTTGCCCTTGAAATAAAGTTACTTCTTCACTGAACTTTGAAAAATAACTTTTGACATCTACTTTCAATACCTCACCATTAAAAGTGAATGTTATTCCAGGATAACTATATGAAATGTGGTATAACCTTTGTTTTATAGCATTTTTGTAATTTTCGGTTATTTTAGATAACCCAAATCTTTCAAAATCTGGTTTAAACTCAACTTGAGTACCTCTTAACCTACAAGACACTGGGGTAGAAATATGTTCATAATCCATATTGTCTTTAAATGTGACTACCATTTTATTCGAGCCATCACAAGTAGTGCCGATGAATTCTTTTGAAAATACGGCAGTTGCGTAAGAACCTATGCCGTTAGCACCCAATTGGGCTTGATTATTCTTATCATCAAAATTTGAACCAGCCCTTGGTCGACCCCAAGCAATGTACGGTATATACTTCCCGTTTGCGTTCTTTTCAACGGGGATTCCGTAACCGTTGTCCCTGACCTTAACAGTGGTATCAGTCATAGTGATGTCAATCTTAGTGGCTGATTTCCCACCAGATTTAATAAAAACATCTACAGAGTTATCAATTATCTCATTACATATCTTTAAAAATCCTGGGACTATGTAATATTCACTGAATATGAATTTATCATTTTTTAGAATATACCCAGATTGTTTAATTTCCTGAACAGACCCTATGATATTTTGTGGTCTAAGTAATAACCAATCTTTATCAGTGAGTTCTTGTATCACCCTATTATTCATCTACACCCCTTTTATTACAAACCTGAAACGAATATTGGATTTCCGTCATAGGAAAACTCGGTTCATTTTTTATTCTTCAAATAACTTTTGGGTTATTTTAACTATTTCCCTTTAGTAGTAAACTACTCAAAGGCTATATTGAGCCAACGCAATAACAATAGGTTCTTCATCATTGGCTAAATCAAGGGAAGTACCGTTGGGTTCTTTAAATTGACCGACTAAAGTATACCATCCATGTACCTCGACTGCTGAAAAAACCATATCCGCTAAGAATGTTCTCCCCGAAAGTACTTCTTTATTTTTATAATACCCGTCCCTTGGGTGTATATCTGTGATGGTTAATTCTAATTTTTTACTTGGCATTTTTATTCCCTTTTTTATGTAGTATATTACTATTATACCTTTTTAAACTTAAATATTACTTTAAAATCTTTACTAGGTCAATATTTTTTTGATTTAAAATGTATGTATTCCCTCTTTTTTCAAACCCTATTTTAGCTATGAATTCCCTGAAATCACCCCACTGAATTAATTCATCAATTTGCTTTATGTCATTATTGACAAATTTAGTTTTAAGGTGAACCCCGCGCTTTTTCAAATCTTTCATATATTTGAAATACCTAATTTGCCCTTTGTCGTGCAAAGTTTCAGAAACCATGTAGCTCAATAGTTGGTTTATATCGTTTTCGTTTTTCGTTAAGAAGTATTTCAACTTTTTGAGCCTAGATATAAATTTGAAGTTGCTCCTGATTTCTATATCCGTAACTTCTTTTAGTGTTTCTGGTGGCGTGCCGTGTTTGAGGTTTGAATTTATTTCTGACATCAATTTTACCATTTTGTCTTTATCATTTGAAAAGAATTTCCTACCAACGAATGATTCAAGATTCAATTCAGAATAATCACTTTCTTCTAGTGATTTTATTGTATCCATCATTATACCTAATTCCCTTTCTTTGATACTTTTTTTCACTAAATTAATGTCTATTTTATGTCTGTATTTTTCAACTGATTCTATATCAGAAGAAAATTGATGCTTCAATAGTAATTTGAAGCTATGTTTATGATCATTCTCAAATTTATTATATAAAATTTCGGTCGCGTTCATAAACTCACCCACTGGGGAAAGAACAAAATCACCAAATTCATCAACTGCTATTAACAAACTAGAGTGATTTTTGTAGTGTTTGTCTATGTTATTTTTTACTTCTTGGTTAAGTTGTGTCAATGAAGTTTCAAGAAATCTTTTTCTTTCCTTCACGAAATAGTGGATATTTTCAGCCTTCCTACTTCTTCGTATCATTTGTAGCGAACTTATTACATCAGTTGACATACTTTCATCTATGTGAAAATGGTGTTTAATTTGATTGATGATAGATACGCCCACTGTTAAAGCTGGTGTATATATTAGAACATCCCAGCTATTGTGGGTTTCTTTCACAAATTCACCATATATCAATTCTTTCTCGGCGTCCAGCGTTTCACCACTTAATAACATCGTTTTTAACCCGATATCATCTAATAATTGTTGTATTGATTTTGAAAGTATCTTAGAAGTACAGCTCACTGATACTTTTCTTCCCTCTTTCTTTTCACACAATGAAACTTCTAGTATTTTACTAATGATGTTTTCTAAATCAGAATAATCCTTTATGGTCGTATCTTCCCTGAAATTATTCACTATACCAAAGGTTGGTTTAGTATTTATGATATCATTCTCAAAACCGAAAAGAAATGCATCGGCTATTAAGCAATTTTTAGTTTTCATCGCATACAGTAACTTCACCTTATTAAGATTTGAGAATTCATTCATATTATTTCTAGAGTGTAATGTAAGAGAAACGAATTCATCTAATATAACAACATCAAAGTTTTTAAGACTATAATGCCTAAGTGAGTCGAATTGGACGATAAGGTTATCCCCTACATTATAGTCATAATCTGAATAGATCTTCATATTGTACTTTTTACTAAAATCATCAGCGACGGAAACTCTATTCGTTATCAATAATACTCTTTTACCCCTCGTATCACATTCTTCTAGAACTCGTTCAATCACATTACTTTTACCAGTCCCCATAGGAGATTTTATCTTAAAAAGACCTTCTGTGTCCAACCATTCATTTATAAGGGAAATTTCCTTCTCAGTTACATCTAGGTATCGCTTGTTTACTGAGATACATTTTTGCATTTTTCCTGTACCGGAAAATTCACATTCTCTTTCTTTCATTTTAATTTCATCAAAATATTTCATCACCGATGATCTATGTTTAACCGAACTGAAAATATTAAAGCTTTTTGATTTATCAAAATGGTTCATAAAAAACGGGCTAGTGATAAAAATGAAATAGCCATTTTTCGTTCTTTCTGAATGGTGAGAGAATGTTACTATCCCATTTTCTTCATTAATACTTGAAACCGAAAACCCTCTCATCCTATATTCAGAAATACAAATGTCAACCACATCACTATGGCTATCTGAAATTTCGATTTCGAGGTGTTCTTTGATATCATCCTTAATCATAAATTTAGGGATATATTTCCCCTTTCTCAATAGCGTGATACCATTTGAATACGAAGGTGATTGGAACGCGCCCTCATTCATAGATGTCAAATCTATTTTGGCGTAATTGAACAAATGCTCATTCATTTGTTCTAGGATGGCTCGTATAGAACCCTTGGAGTTTATCCCATTTACTTTGATAATACCCTTTAAATTAAATGAAGTTTTACCGTTATGGCTCCTGGACGGTATTATTCCAACATAATAGTCATGCTTTATGAAAAAATCAATAATCATTTTTTCACTATATGCGTCTTTGACTCCATCGAAATCAACGATTATGAATTCTAATTTTTCATTCAAAAATGGGGCAAGATCTTTTTTTGTTCTTCTTAATCTAGTCGTGCTTTTAAAATCATAATCTCTATTTAGAACAAATTCATTCCTAAGTAGTTCCAGAGCTCCTTCTAATGAAACTCTTGCGGTTTTAAACTCAAATGTTTTATCTAAAAACGGGGATTTCGGAACTTTTGAAAATGTTTTATCTGAAATGAATGTAGTTATTTTCAAAGTTTCCCCTATGTGTTCAATATAACACAGTATTTTATTAGACCCGTTTCGTTTTTGGCGTGTATACTTTCACCATTTTAGAAATTCTTTCACCGAATTCTTCATTAGTTTCTGGTTCACATAAGTCAGTTTTCCTATAATCGCAGTATTCACAAAGCTTTGATTCATTTTTTGGAAAATTGGTCGCTTTTTCAATTTGTGATATTTTTTCAACAACTTTTTTAACTAATGTACTAAAATGTTTTCTATGAAAAATGTATTCTTTTTCTTCTAGATGTTCAACATACAAGAACGCGGTTCTCACCGTGTTTATGTCAGGGTATTTCATAAATGCCCAAGCAGAATACATAACAAGTTGAAGTGGGGCTGGGAATGCAGATATTTTACCAGTTTTGAAATCAAGAAGTTCAATTAGATCACCGTGAATAATTTGGTGGTCAATTTTACCCCTGAAAATTGCGCCTTTATTATAATATGAGCACGGGGCTAATTGTTTGCCCACTAACTTTACCCCGAATCCTACTTCAGCTTTAGTTTCACAAGTACCACTAAAATACTCCGCGCCCTTAGGGCTTGAAATATAATTCCTGAAAATATCATCACAAGCGTGAACATCATCTTCAGACATTGCGTCGAAATTAAAAACGGTATCTTTACCCTTAGTTTTGTTTTCGAACAGGGAGTGGATATAACTCCCCCTTTCGGTTGCTAAATTTTTCTCAAATGTCTTTATTTTTTCTATATAACTAAATTCGTATTTTTTGGGGCAAGATAAGAATGTATTAATTTTAGAGAAACTATACGGCGCGAATTTCAATTGTTTCCCGATCTACATAATCTTCTTTTGTTTTGATAAAATATTTACAGAAAGCATTTATTACTCTCGGATCTTCTTCTTCTTCGACATGCCCTATATCAATTGTTTTTAGAATTTCTCTATAAGCTTTCATATTCTCAGGGAATTCATTTTCTATCTTATATTGATATCCTTGAAATTTACCATCGTAAACATAAACTTTTGGTATCCAACCGAAAGCGTTCCAAGTACCCAACCCATCTGGTGAATATTCTCCATCTTTCAATAATGCGTGCGGGAATATCTCGCCTCGTGTATTGAGCCTAGTTGCTTTACCAGATGATCTGTAAAACAACTGGTATTTTCCTTCAATTTCAGTAAGGTATATAACCCTACCGTGATACAACCAAGTTTCAATCAATTTCATAATTATTCCACTCTATCAAATATTTTTATTGGGTTACCATTATTCAATTCAGAAAATCTGCTATCTGATGTATACACAAAATTTCCACCGAACATTACTTGTGCTTTGTTTTCAATTAAACTTTTTGGTACTGCTCTCAAAGAGTTGTATGGACCTTTCGTTATCACTAAATAATCAGTGTCTGTGATTTCGTTTGGGGTATAGTTACCTCTTAAAGATACTTCATCTGAAAACACGAATGCTCTAGTTCTTTGTGAACTGAACCCTTTATTTGTGCAATCACCGTTATAATCTGAATCTTTGAATATACTTACTGATAACCCTGTCATGCTAGTTCCTTTAATTGTTATATAATATATTATACCGTAAGTTAGCTTAAAGTAAGGTTAAACGCGCGGAATTTATTAATCTATATGTATAAATTCCACTTCATCGAATTCGTGTAGAGTTGGCGCTAAAAATGCCTTTTTCATATTTTCATACACAAGCCTATTGATGTGTTTCCCTTCAGTGATTCTAAGCATGTTTCTGGCGTTTAAAATCGATTCCCCAGAAAGAAATACGACCGCTTTCTTGTTATACCCTTTAATACCAGATATCCATTTATTTCTAGATTTTCTAGACATATTTGTCATATCTATGATGATGTCTTTTTTCAATTTCTTCGCTTCTGTAAATTTTTTAAACAGAATTTCATCGATTTCAAGGTGGTCTTCCTTAGTAAGGGACTTAAAAATGTCTGAATAAGTAGACAAACCAATATTTCCGCCGAATTCAACTACGATTTCATCTCTTGAGATAATTTCGTGTTTCAAGAAACATTCCTTCTTGGTATGTGTTGACTTCCCACTTGCTGGCAATCCAACCATTACTATCAACTCATTCGGCATTTTAGGCGTGATTACTTTTTTGTTATTTTCAAACACCGAAGGGGTATATATACTTTCCCTCAATGACTCACCGAAATCACCATTACTTGAAGCACTTGGTTTACGGAATCTCCCTAAAGCATCATTTTTAGTATGTTTTATAAATCTTTCATACCCTTCTCGTGTTTTGAATATATGGGTAATCTTTTCTGGTTCAAATTCAGCGCCATCTTTTATTCTATTGTATAAAATGCCGTGTAGAGATATTATCACCAGAGTTTCGTTCATTTCATCTTCGTTGATCACTCCTTCAGATTTCAGTGAGTATAGTACATCTATTGATTTCCAAAATGATATGCCTTCGTGTCCCCTGAATAAGACCTTTTTAGTGGATGTCTCCTTTTCCCCCGACCTTTCTTCACCATTGTGTATTGGTTTGGGTTGATTTGCTTCTATTTCTTCCCGTGCTTCAGGTTTTCCGACATCGTGTAAAAGGGCTGAGAGTTTGACTATTTTATGATCGTTTCTCGCCTCTTGGCAAACCATCATCGTATGAGACCACACACTATCTTCCATATGGTATAGGTTAGGGGTCTTATCCTCATGTGCATGGTTTGAATTTTTCATATCATTCGCCAATTCTGGAAATTTGGCTTGAAAAAAATAAATTATTTCACCCATCGTTGGTGAAGTTGGGTTATCAAAAAAAGTTCGTGTTCCCATTTTTTACCTTTGTGTTATAATATCATAGACTTGGTTTAAATAGAGGTTAAACTTCGGTGTATTTTAATCCTCTTCTTAAATATTTTATCATTTTAGCTTTTTTTCCCAGACAACGCGCATCATATCTTCTATTAATTTTTCAACATTTTTTTCTTTCACGGTAACACATACTATCTTTGGTTGGGATTTTGAATCTTTCCCTAGAAAAAATGAAAATTTAAGATCACCATTTTCAGATACAGAAGCAGTTGAAATATGAGAGTTTAAATTCATACCATATAACCGAGGCAGAAAGATATAAATGAAATACTTATAATGGTGAATATTATCGCACCGACCTCTTTTATATCTTCTTTAGCTCCTTGCTTTAAACATTTCATTGATTGTCTTCATTGAATTTGTAAAATTCTTCGGTATACTCTTTGCAAGATTTAACTAAAATTATGTCCATTGATACGACTGAGTCCAAATTAGGACATTCTTCTAGTCCCGCTTTTATTGCTTCTATTGATTTATTAGTCGCGTTTGATTCACTCAAACTAATCCCAATAACGCCACCTAACCCAGTAACCATCAAGAATATAAAAAACCATTTCATTTCCATTTATTTTTCCTTTACTTAAAATCTTATTGTTGAATTCTTGAAGAAAATTCCTGAACACACCGTACCTTCTATTGATTCCCCGCGGGTATTTTTAGCAGTGAACCCAGTATGATAAAAATCATCCTGCGAACAATCGAAAAACTGATACCCAGTGATTTTAACATCTGTGAACCCCTGAGAACTTAAAGCCCTTTTTGCATCTGTTTCTGATACACCGCCAGTTATAGCGAACGGTAGTATACAAATCACCAGAATTGTCAAATGTGTTAAAAACTTCATTTTCCGACCTTTTCGAAATAAATGATAACTTTATCATTGAAAGGTTCGAACGAGTCTATTGGGCATTTTTCATTAATTTCATTCAATTCTTTAAAAGTGGCAGATGTCACTATACAATATGTTATAGGGTCACTTTCATGAAATAATGAAATTTCGCCAGATTTCATTATTTCATTCAGCATCAGTTTCAATTTCTTCATCCATCTTTAATCCTTTATGTTATATAATATATTATACCGTAAGTTACCTTAAAACAAGGTTAAATGCTTTCTAAAAATTTCTTAGCATCGTTTAATCCAGAAGTTCTTGATAAAATATATATTTTCACTTGTTCTTCAGCAGTTTTTTCAATATCTCCGAATGAATCAACAAGAGTTTTCATTACAGCTGAGAATAATTCATCTTTTGAATGTTTAATAGCAAAATCTTTTCGGACTTCTTTGAAATCTTGAAAATACTTTCTTCGCAATTCTATGAACTCTTTCACTAAATGGTTAAATTTACGGGTCACTTTAGATTCAATTTCAATGATTCTTTCTTTCTTATGACCTTCAACTAAAGCAGAAATCACATCATCTATATTTCCGTCTAAGATAGTTTTCACTAAAAGGTTTTCTCTAAATGCATCAGGACCGATTAATGAATGTTTTTGAATATATTTGTTTGTTTTGATTTTAGCCATTTGACCATCTTCAAAAGTGACAACCCACCCTTCAATATCATCAGTCCTTGTTTCTTTTTCTTTGAGTAATTCATCAAGAGTAAGGTTATCAAAATCTTGTGTGATTTTGATATCAAAATCACCTATGAAATTTTGCATGTTTTCTCTTGTTAGGTATCTACCACTTTCATCTCTGATTTGCAAAAGTACAAGCTCATCTTTTTCATAATTCACTACAATTTGATTTGATATTCCTACTAATTCAAATACAGGTGTTAATTTGTAAATGAAACAGTTACCAATGAACATTTTCAGGTCATCGTCCGCCTCATAAATTTTTTGAGCCAACACCGCTTGGTCTGAATCAAAACTCATTTTAGATTTCATTCTCGTTATACTATTAGAAAATAATACAGGCGATATAATTGAACCATCTTCTTTAGTTTGAACTCTTGCTATTTTTTTATCTTTTAGATCATCAAAAAGCCAAAAGTCAGTTTGTCCGACATTGAAGAATTTATTGAGAAGGATATTCCTGTCCCAATCTTGAATATCTTCATTATATACAAAGGTAAGCCCTCTTAATTCAAATGCATCATTATCGACGAAATCTGATAAAGACGCTAAACGGTAGTCATACATCTCTACTTTTTGACCTTCCACAAACCTTTCAGTAACATAAAATGCTTCTGAATTTTCAGTAATATGTAATGCTTCTTCTCTTGTTGGTAGTCTCATTATGTTCCTTTATTTTATTTTCAATCATTGAGTGCGTTTCTTGGTTAAATTCAAATTATGGTTAATTGAAAAATCAGTAAGTTTGGCTTATACACATTAAGATAGATTAGAATGGTATTAATTATCATATTCTTTTTTCCATTTTAAAGGTATTTTTCTTTCGAATATATATAACTTTGAATTTGTATCTTTTATAATATTTTGATAAAATCTTATGTATTCTTTTTTCTTTGAAGCAGAAGTTTCTTCTACCATGAGCCTGAATGCTTCTGAAATATTGTGTGAATCACACTCATTTGATTTCTTTTGCCAAGTTTCTTTGATATTATCCAAATACTCGTGAAGTTTTTTACTGTCATAAAAATCAAACTCTTTATGCTCTCCTTGATATCGTTTTTCTATTCCACTGGCGAATTTTTCGAAATCGTCATCGATTTCAGTGTAAAACCGCTCGTAATCTTTAAACCCATAATCTCTTATTAATGTATTCATTGTTCCTCTTTTTTAAAACCCAGAGTTTCTAACCTCGTTTAATACGAGAAACTAATCTATCGAGACAAACCATCATTGATGGTAATGTATGTCTCAATCGGAATAGCCACAATTAGAAGGGAATAGTTTTGTTAAATATCGTACCAGAAACACATTAATGTTTAAATAATAAACATTGATCTATTTCTGTTTCTCCATACCAGAGTTGAACTGACAACCTCTCCCTTTCAAGGGGAGTGCTCCACCAATTGAGCTAATGGAGAGTGAACCATAAATTCATATTTTTCTAGAGAAATAGGTTTATGGTTCAGTACATTTCTCTTTTCTGGGCTTATCTGTGTTAACTCTAGAAATACAGAATAACTCACCATAGTCTTTGTAAATGCGCAAACTTGGACTGCTTAAAGTACTTTAAAATATATTAAAAGTAATTTAAGTAGTTTAATAAATTCAAATAATTATTAGACTTCTCGGGGTTATTTAAAAAGATTTTGAAGTTTCCCCTTTAGAGTTGGGTCTTCTTTAAGTTCTTTTTTGAATGTTTTCAAATTATCAAATTTGAATTCGATAATATTTCTTTCAGAATCAAAACCCCATATAGAACATTTTTTATCTTCATTATAGTGACCAGATTTCGGGCAGATACCACCTAGATATCTTTCTTCTAAATCAAATGTAGAAAATCTGATATCATCATATAATACACCATTAACTGGGCAGTTATTTTTTAACCATACATAAGAAGTATCTGGGTTGATGATATTTTCTTTTACAAGAAATTTAATGACTGGGACGGCTTTAAGCATTTTATTTTCGAGGCTTGATTTTTTACAAAACCAATCATAAAAATTTGAATAACTGTCTGAATCTTGAATTGGATTTTCTAAGAACTCTCTAATTGATGTGGTCATCTTTAACCCTTTCTTTATCTTATATAATATATTATACCGTATGTTAGCTTAAAGTAAGGTTAAACGAACAAAAATTTAAAATTTTCCCAAGCTTCGTCATTTATGGAGAGGTGGATCACTGTATATTTTTCCTACTCGGGGGTGACATTCATCAACTAAAGGACTCTTCGCGGCAGTACATATGCCCAAGAGTTCTAAATGTCGTCTAGTGTGTACCAGTCTTAAGCAATTTGTTCTATTTTTCTTCAAGTTTCGGTATTAATCTCTTTGATATTTTGAATACTCAAAGCATCCATTAACACACCCAATGAATTAGTTTACCCAGCGTTATTGCTTCCGCTCATATAAGTTGGCATTTGTACTTTAAAGTCTTTAAGGTTCGCAGCATATACGCCATTTTACCCAATTTTTATTTCATAATGATTCCATTTATTCCCTTTAATCAATTAATAACAGTGGGTATCACAGCTTCACGCCTGAAGTTGGAATACAGTGAATTTAATCTCTGGTTATATAAAATAACAAAAAGAGCGAAACGAAAGACACTATATTTATATAGATAAATAAACGAACCCCGTCGAAAACACTTTCAAAGATTGAATCCCCATTTTGGAATTTATTATATGCCCGAAATAACCCGAACGCCCACGAAAGGGAAATTGATATGTAGCACCCCAACACCAAAATATTCAATACCATCATCATATTATACCCTTCTCTTTTTTCATAAACCCTTGAAAGTCCCCAATGGCGACTCTTACGAAACCACCTTTGTCAACTAATACACTACTAACATTTCTTATTATTGAGTTTGAGACATCAACCCACCCATTCACGGGAGCCCTAGACTCAACTGAAATACTCATTTTTCTGCGATTAATTACATAATCTATTTTCCTTTCGATTTTGTCTCCAGTAATAGACCAAATATTTGATGATATGGGTAGTAAAGAACAGCCACATACGATAGAGCCATCTTCATTAATATCAGCACTTTCCTTCTTTGGAATTAAATTATTGTAATAAAACACCTTTTTGTTATGTTCGATGTTGTTTTTTATGTAATGTATTTTCAATTTCTTCCTTTCGTTAGGTAATTCGTTAGTAAAGATTCGATATTAGAAGAACCCACTGGGTTTGCTGAATGAACATTGAAATGAAAATCTCGGTTAAAAAACAAACCAACTGAATCTAAATCTTTTTCAATCATCCATTTAACTACTACCATCGAAGTATCGTCACCACCCAAATCATGATCAAATGAAATAAATAAAGGACACCCGTGGTTTTGTATATATGTTATGGCTTCTTTTGAAGACCTAGATATGACCCAAGAACCACTTTCGTATTTCGGGGAACGGATATCATCGATATAGAGCCAATATGTATTATTTTCGTTTTCCGTTGTTCTGGCCCGATTTTCAGGAGTTTTCTCACTCATGGTTTGTTTCACCGTTTTGACCCTTTCTTTTTGTTATGTGATATTATACCGTAAGTTAACTTAAAGAAAGGTTAAACATCACTGATTTATACAAAATTACATATTATATCACCAACCCCATACTTTCAATTTTAGGTAAATCCTCGCGTCCAGAAGGTGTTTAAAATCTTCAAAGTTATCCCTGATATTGGTCGCGTCAGCGTCAACCCTGAGATCAGATCTTTCTATGAATTCAACTCGTTTCAATTTGAACCCATTATCCTCGAATATCTTGGTATAGAACTCATTTTTGTACTCTTTACCAGATACTTCGAAGTGATCGTACCTGTCAACTTCTTTGTTATTGAAAAATAGTGTGATGTTTTCTTTTGGAATTTTCCCATTAAAAGTGATTCCTTTCTCAATAGTTTCAAACCAAGAACCCCAATTCGGGTTATCACTTATTTTTATAAACAATATCTCACAATTTGGGTATATGAGAGTTATGAGCTCTTTTCTTTGTTCGAATGAAAGTGGGTTTCTTTTTGTGTTTCTGCCAGAATCATCACCTAAAACTATCAAAGGGATTTTACCATCGAGAAGAACTTCGTTCACGATGTGTTGGTGCCCATAGTGAAATGGTTGAAATCTCCCGATTATAAGACCATAATCATTCATAAATACCCCTTTAATTACAATTTCTTATTTCTTCGAGTGTAGTTTCTTTAGTAATCTTACCGTTTTCGTAAACAATATTCAACATATCTGTTATTGGGAAATCACTTGAACTGAAATCAATTTTATCTGTAAAGTACTCTTTTGTAGCATGATTGAACCATAGTGTTACTTTCCCCTTTTTTGATTTCTTTCCTGGGTCTGTTATGGGGTCTTTAAAAACTCCCATCGGAACAAAGAAATGTTCCATCTCAGCGCCCCCGTCACCGTTGTCTATTGGTGACCCCTCATCAACCGTAATTTCAGAACACTTGATGGCAAAACCGAGAGTATCTCTATTGTGATGTTGCATGAGCCAACCACCTGAGCCAAACGATATATTTTCTGAACTATATCCCCTTTTAACAAGGATATCGAGCATTTCTCGCATAGAGTAAGTGTTAATACCATCACCCCAAATAATTCTCATTTTATTGAATACCTTAAACCCCTTATTATTCATAGTATATGGCACACATTCTTTTTCCATTATATCCAAAGTCTGTGGTATGATTTTTTTAGGGTCTCCTGAGTCTGGTCTAATTACAAACACGGGGTAATCAGGGGAATTGATTTTTCTTTGAAATTCCCCGTCTTGCGCACATACGGTTCTCACCGCTTTGAAGTAATCATAAGAGTCCATAACTGCTGCGATCATAGGTTTTCCTTTATTCATTTCTATGTGTTTCATGATCATTTCAAACTCTTGTTCTTTTCCCCAAGAAGTAGTTGTGCTGTGTTCCGTGGCACTTATGCTATGTGCAATGGAAGTAGTGTCAGATACTGGGTAGAAGTTTTGGATACCCTTTATAGCTGAAAAGTTGCCAGTGCCCAAAAACCCAACAGCCAAGTGTGCCATACCACCCACCATCGCGGACTCGGCGCCAGTTGAGCCACGAGCACCAAAATTGTGAAATTGATACAACACGAATGGTGTCTCTTGGGTTTTTACGGCGTATTCTTCAAGCATTTTTCTCACGAAATAGCTCCGAGTAGCGACAGTGGAAGTGTACCAAACTGTCATAAGGATAGTTTCTAACCAAGATACCACCCAAAAAACATTTTGGTCTGTGCTTTCGACGGTAAAAAGAACATTACCGTTTGGCACAAGAAGCCCCTCTTGAACTGCTCTAATTTTTACTGGGAGGTGACCACCGAGTTCTTTGACAATATAATCCCACCCAGTTTTATTGAATTCGATACCATGTGCTTTTGAGAATTCATGTGCCTCGTCAACTTCATATTGTTCAATTGGTTCAGTGAAGTGTTCTTTGAGTATATATTGAAGCCCGAAAAATACAGTACTACCGTCTATTGAACGAGCCTCAGCGTAATCAAACATCGAAACAGTACCGACTGGGTACTGAACTGTGTGAGTGTACTTATAAGAGTCAGCAAGCATTATTCTATTTTCTTTAAACATTTTTTATCCTTTCTATTTTATTCGTGGAATATCTGGTATTTACGGGTGTGCCGTAAATTATTCACGCTAAATCAACTCACTCATTTTCATCTTAGCGAAAATCCAAATAGATTTCCAATCGTTATTTTCCAAGAGTTCGGTTGCATTCATCCAAACTGTCTTATCATTAACAAATTCAAGTGGGTCTACCAAATCGCTATTTATAATATCTGCTTCAGTTTTTCCAGGAATCAAACCAGTCACATCAACTAGATAACCAACGCAAAACTGGTTCATCTGAGAGGACACTAGAGTAGAACCAACACATCTTATCTTACTCACATCAACATCATACCCAGCTTCTTCAAGAACTTCAGCTCTACAAATAAGTTCACGAGTCAAATTTGAGTCTATACTCCCCCCAAACGCCGTGGTCATCATGTGCCTTTCATTAAAGAGATGATCTAACGGTGGTTTGGACTCGTTTATTAACCCAAACTTCCCATTCTTTGAATCATAGAGGATGAATGCGATTGAGTCCACTCCGCCCCTTTCAGTGTAATAGTAGTAGTCCCTTGCTTTTTTGACCGTGATGTACGGGTCTCCGGCTGGGTTTTTTTCTTCAGAACTCCACAAAATCATTGGCGTGTAGTCTTCATTTTTCATTTCTTTCCTTTAATCAATTAATAACAGTGAACATCATATCACACGCCCGTGAAGTACCCATAGAAATTAAAGTCAGCTTTGCAATACTGTCCTCAACTTCTTCCCGTAAGTAGGTGATTTCAATTTAGACAGTACTTTATTTTCTAATTCCATTGCCTGTCGTTTATTGATGCCCAACACTTTAGCTACATCTTCTATTTGATAATTCCCTGATACTCTTTCGGTTTTAAGAGTTCTGCGAATTTTATTTTCAAGTGATAACCTTTCCTGTACGATTTTATATTTTAAGATGAGCCTAAGTTCTTTTATTCTCACCGTAGTATATTCACTTCTATCCCCTGAATTTTCCAATAATTCGATTTTTCCTCTGACATCTTCTTTAGACAACAGTTCTTCTTCTTTTGTTAGCATAATAACCCTTCATTGATTTAATTTTTTATTTTGAGAGAAAAAAAGCGCGTTTAGTATGTGTGGCCATTCCAATGTCTGTAATATGGTCTTTGTGGTTGTGGATAACATGGTTGTGGGTATGACCTGTAAGAGGAGTCAACAGCAAGAGCGCCAATAGAGGCACCAGCTACAGCACCTAACGCAACCCTTTCTTCATAAGAGCAACCATTTAGTAGTATTGCGATAGCGATTGCTGTAACGGTGATTGTTTTCTTCATCTTTTCCCTTTAATTGATATGATATATTATACCGTAAGTTAGCTTAAAGAGAGGTTAAATGAATAAATATTTAAATTTTTCTTCAACTAACCGTGAAGAGTGCTCGTTTTCTTTGGTTGCTTCTATGCAAATCTCATGTATTTTGGTCTTTAACATACTGCAAAGTATAACCATTTCGTTTAACGGCTTCTATGCAAATCTCATGTGTTTGGTCTTCAACGAACTGTAAACTATATCCGTTTCGTTTAACGGCTTCTAGGCAAATCTCATGTGTTTGGTCTTCAGGTCTTAGTTCTCTAAATTGTTCTATTGTCATTTTAATGTCTTTTATATTATGTGTTGTATGTACAAGTTAGCTTAAAGCAAGGTTAGATTTTTATTAAAATATAGTTTGTGGTTTAAAAGTAGGAAAGGTCATTAGAAACAGTATCATAAACAAAAAACATCCTTCCGCATTCTATGTTTTTAAAATTACCATTTGGGGTGGGGACAGTATGAGCTAATAAGTACGCTTCTACTTCTTCGTCAACAAGAATATCTTCTATTCCTATTTTTATTTCTTCTTCTGTTAATTTCTTTTGGACTATAGGATTCGGTGGTTCTTCATAGAATTCACCGTTATCACCAACTCTCGTAAAAATGGCTGGGTGGTTTATGACATTCTCTTCGTTATTGATGCCCCATTGTATCATAGCATACATAGACGGTATCATCTCATTGAACTTATCCGCTAGAATTTGTTGGTTTACATCCATTTCAAAATTGGTGTCCCAAGTATGCTCCATACCGAGCTTAAACATTTTCATAAAAAAGTGAGCGGACTTCCAATATTCCGCTGACCTTATTTTTACGCCGATTTTCATATTCTATCCTTAGATAGTCATCGCGATTGAATCCATGATACCGTCATCAGATTTCAGTTGTTCTATTATATCTTCTTCCAGTTGAATGTCTGCTGGGTTAGTTTTCATCTCTTTCTTGATTCTAGATATGGCTGAGTCAATTTCTTTAACCAATACTCCATTATCTTTCGCTTCAGTTTTAATTTGTTTGATATCATCTTGTATAGCTTTCATTTCAATTTGGCATGCGATAATTGATTTCGCGTAATCAAGAAGATCTTTTTGTTCTTCAACTTTTACTGGTTCTATTTCTTCATAAATTTCCATTTTTCAATCCTTAAACATTAGTTACGATTATTAACACAGACCACAACATAGCAGTCAAGCCGAATAAACCCAAAGTATTCATTTCAGTAACTTTAGTTTTTGTCGCAATGAATACGATATCTGAAATTACCAAAAGTGAACTAATTACCAGTGATGTGAAAAACACAAAATTGACTATTAACCACAATAAAATACCAACTTTACCAAGTACACCGTAATCAGTCAATAAGCTGATTACTTCGTTTAAATATTCCATGAAATACCCTTTCTATTTTTAATTATTATACCTAGCATTGTTTAAAATCAACTTAAACAATGTAATTTATTACGCGTATTCTTGAACCAATCTTTCCCAATCTGATAATCCAGCCTTTTTTATTGCTATAGCGGCGACAACTGCTCTCATAGTAAGTGGCGCAGTCCCAGCTGAAAGTCGCTCTAAAATAGTTAATTTCACATCCATGTCAACCTCTGGTTCAATATATGGAAGAATAGATTTTATTCTATATATTACATCTTCTCTTTTCAATTGAACATCCATAAAGAAACTTCTAGACATAATTGCTGACATATTCGGGTCTTTCTCAAAGTCTGTGGCTGGTTTATTGGTGATAAATATGATTCTTGAGGAAAAGTCAAATTTACTTGGTAGCTTTATTTTAGTACCAACATCTTCAGGTCTTTCTCTTAGAGCAGTTTCCAGTTCAATTAGGTATTCTTCTTTATCACTAGGTTCCATGAGTTCTAGGTTCACCGTTGCTCTACTTGGCCACTCTACTTGTCTCACTTGATAAGTATCAATTGCACCCTTCAGTATATTAACCGCATCTTTATCACTCCAAACTGAGTCACTGTCATCATAAACGATAGTTTTATCGTTTCTGTTGATGAATAAATCCATATATAACCCAAATGGTGATAATTTAGCACCCTTTCTGTGTCTCCATTTAGCATCCGGACCTTCAGGGGAACCGAGAATATCTTTCATCGTTTTTTCAACATGGAAAGTGTTGTGGTGGATAAATCCTTGAGAATCTTGGTAAAGGTGAGTTTCTGAATCAACTGCTAAGTCATATACTAATTCTTTTCCTGATTCTTCTATACCAGTAATGGTAGCTAACCCGCGTTTCATAGGTAAAGTGTCACCGACCTTTAATTCTTTTACCCATTTTTGTGAATCCAATCCCATCAACGCGTGTTCATCAGCCACTCTAAATGTCGCTTTATCAGTTATTATTTTTAGGATTGGTTCTTCTTTTACTACCATCCCTACTACCCTTACAAATTCACCATTTTCATCTAAGACATGAAATTCTGTTTTAGGTGTGTAACTTTCGTATAATTTAAATTCGTGATTTTCTTTTTCTGATATTGTATCAAAAACTTTTTTTATTTCCATAATGTCTTCCCATAGTATTTTATTTTTATTTAAGATATCGAGTGAACTTAGAGTTCACCCCTATTATAGCCCGAAGACAGGTATTTGAGTTTCAGAACCTAAGCATTTACCCAACCCAGCTGCACCAGCGACGATAAGACCGTTTGCACCACCAGTTGCTACAATTTTTGTTAATTTCTCGATATCACCAAAAACAAGCTCTGGGTCAGACCATTTCTTTTCAGAAAGAACTTTTTCAGCACCTTTAAAAACAGCCTCTGTTGAATTTTTTTCAACCGTATTTTTTTCAACCTGGAAGCCCTTGTATTCTTCTTTATCCCATTTTCCAGCATCTTCTAGTTTATTGATGTAACCTTGGTAGGTATCTTCAGCTTCTATGTATTCTACGCCCATTGCAGTACCGTAAGCAATCATCTTTTTAGGGGGTTTGTTACTATCTTTTATCGCTTCTGTTAATGGGTAACTCCCTTTCGAAGGTTCAAAAGTGTTATTTTCATTGACATGCCCACCGCTTAAAATGACATCTTTCAACTCTTTAACCACATCAATAGCATTCATCCAGTCAGCTATTTTAATAGTTAAAGTCGGGGTATCCCATCTTTTTTTACCATCTTTCGGATCCCAGTAATCAATAACATTGATTTGAAACAAAGAAGATTTTGCTTTTTGGAGCCAACCAAACCTAATCATAAACCCAGCTTCATTCATGAATTTAAAACCTTGACCAGCACCTAAGCCTTTTTTAGTGAAACTTTCTTTTCCCAAAGAACCACCCAACATTTTGAATTCACCACCATTTAAATGATGCCCAAGTACTGTAGCCAAAAGGGTTGATACCTTTTGCAGTGAAGCTTCACTGAACTTTGCTTCATTGAGCGAAGTTTCGCTAATTTCTAATTTTTCCAATATTCTTTTTAAAACCATTTTTATTTCCTTATATTTGATTCATTAATGTGTACTTTGGAGCTACTTGCGCTGACTTACCGAACAGATTAAGGTTAAGGATTTCGGCAGCAACTGCCTTACCACCCATTTTTGTTACCATTTTCTTAAAACCACTGATTATTTCTGGGTTTTCTTCTACATATTTTTGCGCGTCAATCTTACCTGTTCTTCCCACAACGCCTACAGCTGATTCATTCAGTTTATACTTAATCATAATTCTCCCCTACTTTAATAAGAGTATTTAATGTATTCTTTTCCCGAGTTTTATTTTTAGGATCCCTTTACTGCCTGACATTAGGTTACTAAGTATGTTGAATGCTATTTGTTTTTTATTTTTAGAGTTTTGTAACCAACTATTGGTGTCCTTTTCTTCGATCGAAACTGGCCAAACGAATACTCTGAAACCACTTTCTAATAACTCTATAGATTTTTCCTTTGAAGTATTATCCTTGAATTGGTTATCTAAACAAAAAATCGCTTCACTAAGTTCACTAATACGGTCTCCATTTAAGTCACACCCCAGTGCAGCAACTACCCTGTCGTTGGGAAGCCCAGAGCTTAGTGCGTCGAATACGGATTCGAATATGAATGTCGGTTTAGTTTTGTCTACCCCAAACCAATTCCAGACTTTGTACCCAGTATTTTCTTCTGGTATGTATGTATAAAATCGTTTCTCTTTCATTGACCTTGCTTGGAACCCATAAGCTATTTTATCGTTTTCATTGTACCAAAGTGGTATTATAATTGAATTTTTCACTGGGATAAATGCGCCGTTGAGTTCTATACTATCGTTTGAAAAATATAAACCATCAGGTGAAAGTTCTCTACCGAGTAAGTATTCTTTAGCACTCTCATCTTCTTCAGCTGACATGAATTCATCTGGGAATTTGAATGTGAATATGGGTTTCTTTTTCTTGTACTGGTAAGAAAACTCGAAGTCTTCTGGCTCTTCTTGTGCGTGTTTTTGTTTTAGGTGGTTAAATGAAGTTTCTTGTTTTTCTTTTTTATATTGCTCGAAAAGAATTTGGTTACATTCCTTGAGGTAGGAATACATATTCCCCTTAAAACCACAATTAAAACAGTTTATCGCGTCTTGGTCATAACTCGTTTTTCGATATAGGTGTAATCTCTTCTGTCGCTTATCTGTGTCCGAATCTCCGCAAATATTACATTTAGCTGAAATGTCATTGGGGGATTCTTTCCCTATGTCAGAACCAACAGCAAACTTGAAATATTTTACATTTATTGGGTCTAACATTTCAATCCTTATTGTTCTTCTATTTTAGCGATCTCTTCTTCATTTTCTAAGTCTGGTTCTAAGTTTACACCATCTGGTAAATTATTTTTTGCTATTTCGTCCAGATTATGCGTAATTATTTTGAATTTTTTGAACCCGATATCATTAATAATAATTTCAGTCAATTCAGAAACTTTTTTGATTTCAGTTTCAAATTTTAAGTTCAGATAATGAACCAAAAACCCTAAATCAACCCCTTGGATCAACTGACTGAAAACCCCAACCGTATTGATAATTTCTTCTTCACTTAGTCCTGAGTCATTATCAGTTATAACCGCTTCTTTTACTATCTTTACTAAGTCTTCTTCTTCGTGATTAAATTTAATTTCCATTTTATCTCCTGTTATATGCTTTAAATACCCAAATGTTCATCCCCTGTTCATAGAGGTATGCCTTTGAATTTATTTTGAGTTTCAATGACTCTTCCATGAATCTCTCAGCCGTCTTTGATTACGACATAGTAATCATTCATTCTATCATAACTTGGTATTGCTTCCGTCATGTCAGAATTTTTCAGTGCCTGTTTAAATTTAGATTCTACCAAATCATACCCACTCCGAAAGACTTTCTTTTTTGTCATGCCTTTCTTTCATTTTTCTACCATCTATGTAGAAGTCAGTTATGTTCACGATGTGTTGGGTCAGTGAATTTTTTACTAAAAATTCCATTATATCATTCGGGTCATATTGAAAAGATATCTCTTCAAAACCAGTTTCTATACTCGTTCTTATATCTTCTGGGATATGTTTGAACAGTACTAAATTTTTATTTCTTTCGAAATTTTCAACATATATTCTATTTTCAGTAAGTTTAGATTTCAAATCTGCTATGAACTTTTTAGCACCAGCTTCACCGAAAGGAGTTGCTTTGAATATGTCTAGCTCATCCAACACTTCACCTTTTTTATTGGTTTTATATGTATCGTATTCTGAGTACAGTTTTCTCGAAATGCTTAATTTATTGAATTTCTCTGGTTCAGTTAGATAAATTTCATTCTTCTTTAAATATGCTTTAAAGTTATCAGTGAATTCAGTACCCCTTTTTATATGTGGTACATTATCGCCTTCATCACCTAAAAGAACATGGATTAATTTCCACTCTTTTAATTCTTCAGGTGACATTTTAACAAACTCTTTCTTAATTGGGTCATATAACTCTACGCCGTACTCTAATACTTGTTTAAAGTCTTTGTCGCTAGAAACGACTACAGTTTTTTCAAGTGAGAACTTTTGTGCCAGAACGCCGATAATATCATCAGCTTCTGCTCTATGAACTTCAATTACTTTATACGGAAATGATTTATCCAGCGTATCTGTAAATTTGGATACTTCTGAAAAGAACTCTTCAAAATTGACATCACTAGAATCCCTATCTTTTTTTCTATTACTCTTGTATTCAGGATAATAATCTTTCCGCCAATTATTCTTTGAATCAAGTGCTAACACCATATCACCATATTTTCCGAACTTATCCGAAAGATGTCTCAGTGACTGTAGAATTATATGTTTATACATCTTGATAAACTCACTGGTCACATATAAACCACCCTCTTTTGACGGTTTTGATTGTGAAATTGCTACATATAATGAACGCATACTCAAATGTGAAAAATCTATTAAAACGATATCACACCCCCTTTTTTGTATTTTTCAGATATTATGTAACCAGACATAATATCTTATTATAGAACCAATTAAAGATCGTTTAGGAGTGCTAAAATATCATCGTCATCAGTTGAAGAGCTCACTACTTCTCTTTTTACTGATTCTTTTGGTTTTTCAACGATTGTTTGAACAGGTTCCACTTCGTTGTCATTTGTCTCAACAGTGCCTTTAGCTGGTTTTTTGTCCTCTGTTACTTTAGGTTTGTGGGAACCGCCCATGATCGGTGTAGCGCCATAATCCACATCATCGGTATCGGTACCGACTTTGGTGGTCGATCCAGATGTTTTACTGTTTTTTTCGTATGGTTCAGTGATTACGGCTGATCCAATACTCAGGAGGAAAGATTCAATAGGTGATTTTTCAATAACCCACGCGATTTTATCTTTTAATTCAGTGTATGTTTTGTAATTGTCAACTGAAATAAACTCAGTTAAATCATAACATCTTTCTAAAACAGCTTCATCCATTTGTTCTTCATTTTCAAAAGCCTTTGATTTTGCCGCGATTGAAGTGTTATCATAGTTCACAAACTTGTCTTTTATTTTAGCATCTAAAATAATATCCGCGCCATCTTCTGGATCAAAAAGTTCAATTGGTTTTTTACCTACCTTTATTTGATCTTCTGTTGGTTCGAGTGCTTGTTGGAATTTTTCAAACAAACTTTTACCATATTTCCAATAGAAAATTTTACCGTTATTTTCTGGGTTTGATGGGTCATTCACTACAAGGATATTAGAAATGAATGTTGTTCTTCTAGAAAAATTGTCTTGAATTTTTTTAGCTTCATCCGTTCCAATTTCACCCAATTCGTAATAAATTTCAACCATCGGGCAATCTTCTTTAATTGAAGACGGGGATTGTTCGATATACCATCTGTATTTATTTGTTTTTTTATTGAACGACTTGAATGAATGTTCAAAAATTCTAACCACTGAAGCGGTATCTCCGCCCTTTCCAGGAAGCAACCTGATAACCGCAGTTCCGATACCTTGGTCATTCCTTTGTAATTTCCACTCTCTTGGGTCATTATAGTCGTTTACTTGTTTCTCACCAACTCCTTTTTGGAGCTTGTCTTTCATATTTTTCCAGTCGTATTTTCCCATTCTTTTTCCTTCTTAAAATAAATTATTTACACTGACCACTATTTGGATCGGCTCATCAGTTACTGTCCACATAGACACGCCATTACCAGTAGTACCTGATTTCTTGATAGAAACTGAATAATCTTTTTCTGGTAACTTCGCTATATTCTGTATATCAAATTCAACCCTGATACTTTCGGACGCGCTCATTTCAAAATTAGTCACGCTATCGTTTGACATATTATTATTTCTGTCCAATTTACATACTATGATAGAGCTTTCACCATCTTCTTTACTGTTTACGATAAATGATGTCGATTTCGTCAGGGATGCTAATTTCTTAAATCTTGCTATTTCACTTGAAGTGATTTCGAAACTAATAATTTCAGGAGTTCCTTGTACTTTTTCTATAGCCGAAACTGGTACATCATAAGAGCGCATAGAATCTAAGTCAGATGTTTCATATCGTTGTGTATTCTTCCCAGATTGAATTGTGACCAAATTTCCTTCAGCTGAAATTTCAGGTGACTTATAAAAATCAATAATTGAAAGAAACTCACTTAGGTTGTCTTCTAGACCAAATTCTTCTAATGGTTCTTCGCCCAATTCTTCAATATTAACAAATGCTATGATTGATTTATTTTTCTGTAGTACTGTCGTCCAAGGGTATCTCACGATCGCTGCGTTACCGACGGTGATAAGACTTTTTAAACTTTTTCTAGTTTGTTCATTTAACATTAATTCTCCTTTTTAGATTATTTTATTATATAATATTTCTCTTAATTTTAACTTAAATTATGTGTTTTTAAGCGTTCTATTATGTCTGAAATATCTACATTATTTTTCATAAGGGCTGAAATTTCCCTGAGCATTTTCCTAATTTCTAAAGCCGTGCACGGATCTGTTTTTAAAGTTTTTACAACATCTTCCATAGATATTCCTAGATTTCTAAAATAGGTTTCCGTCTCTCTCAACATTTCTTTATACTCAGATGGTACATTCCTTTGGTCTATCGGTACAATTCCTACTTGAACTCTCCTGTAGTCTGAATTGTTATCATCTAAGTTTATCATTATAAAACTTTCAACATAACCAGCAAGCATCTTGAGTTCCCTGATACTGATATCATACCTAGATGCAAGTTTCATCACGACTGATATATAGTAACCGTTTTCTTTAACGAAATCCAAATTATCGAAATAGAAGCTCATCAATTGAGGATGGAACGAGATACCGCTTTTTTCTGGGTACACGAAAGATTTTGAAATCAAGTAATAATTTTTTTCAAAATTCACATTTGCCCAGAATCCACTATCTACCTCATCCTTCAATATACATTCCCATACCGCTTGTTGTATCTTATTTTCAAAGAAAATCATTGGTGAAAGAAGTTTTTTCCTTCGATCTGTTTTTATAACTGGTATGTCAATTTTCATTTTACCCCCAAATTTAGAATTTTTGTTACACCACTTATCGTATTATACCGAACCGCCCTTAAAACTGACTTAAACGGGCTTTGTAAATTTGTGTGTACGCCTATTCGAAGTTGACTTCTATCTCACGAATTGGATATCCAGCAGATATATATTCATTCAACCTTTCATAAGAATGTTTGAGAACATAATTCTTATTTGTCTCTCTACCAGATTTTGATTTCGTACTAAAGTCATCGATGAAATCAAAATATCTCATCATATCTTTGTCTTCGTGGAGCCTCATTCCTCTTCCGATTGATTGATTTAATCTGATTGATGATTTTGTACTAGAAGTCGCGAAAAAGTTATGTAATCTTTTGACATTCATCCCAGTCGAAACTGTTCCTGCGCTTCCTATGATTATTCCGTCATCGACCTTCTCAAGTAATGATCTAATTTCATTCCTCATTTCTCCCTCAATAGACCCCTTTATAAGGTAAATATGGAAATCACTGAGTACCTTTATTCGTTCTATTTCACTATCACTAAAGAATTTTTTCAGTATTTTGATGTCTTTTTCGGTTAAATCAGTTAAGACAAACAGGTTATTAACATCACTTGTTTTTGAAAGGAAAGTTTCAACCCGTTTTGGCGTCACTTTTTCCATAATTTCAGGGGCATCAACATTGAATTTTTCCATCAGAATTAACTCAAGTAAGTATGTACCATGTGATATAGAGTTATACATCACTAAAGAATTTCCATATTTTTGTGTAGTTTGTATTACCATTTTTGCTATAAACCTATTCCGCTTGGAGTGTTCTTCTATGAACTTAGTTTCCTTTTGGTAGTTGTTTAATTTCTTCACCACTGCCTTATCTGATAATGAATAATTCATATAAACTGTGACGATAGTGACTGGTGTAGCTAACCCTCTTTCAATAAGCCCTTGGGGGGTGATTATTCTTTCAGATTTTCCCAAAGTTGATGAGAGCGAGAATCTTCCTTCGAATGTCTTCGGTAGAGTACCCGTGAGCCCAACTTTATAAAGGCAGTTATTTGATATCTCTAGGAGCTTCGTCAGTGACTCCCCTGTCGCAAGATGACAATTAGAAACATTTAAGCCTTCTGCAAAATAATTATGATTATCTTCAACGTGTAAATTATATGTGTCCCCTGAATAATCGATTTCTTTTATTGAAATTACATTAGACATCATCGTAATCCTCGATGCTTTTTATGAGTTTTTCAAGAGAATTCTTATACCATATTTTAATTATTTTTTCTTTTTTAAAAATAGCCACTTTAAATGAATTCTCGCCATAAAAGGTTATTTGAAAAAATAGCCCCATTTCTTTCATCTTAAACTGTAAATTGTTTAATTGTTCTTTCAATTTTTCTCCTAGATTCTTTTTGATGATATTATATTTTTCTTTGATTTCCGTTAAATGTTCGATAAAATATTTTTCCGTGATAATTTTAAAATTACCACTTGAAAATTCTTTTGCTGCGATAAACTTGACGAAATTCATTTCTGAATTTATTTCTGAATTTGGTTTTATTTCATATAAAACCCCATCTTTTTCGAAATCAACTATATATTCTATTCGTTTTATGTAATTCATAAGGTATTCTTATATTTTCATAATTGTAAGTTGGGTGGAGTATGTGGAATATTGCTTCCCAAGAACTCCTAAATGGTAGACCATTCACATAACACCTTGTTTTACCCCAAGAATTCGTTACTGCTGGGGTAAAATCACCATTTAATATTTTCTTTTTCATTATCATAGATAATTTTTCGTTCCTCTTTCTTAAAACTTCTCCTGACATCCTTGAGTTAGGGTTCCTGAGCCCAATAATATTTCGAGAATGTATTTTATTTTCACATTCAAGAGAACAAGTTTCCCGATACCTAACATGCCTCGTTTTAAACATTTCAAACATTTCGCTCCGTTTTAGACGTTTTTCACAATTTTTACAATTACCCAAAGGATCATAAAAATCTTCTACTTCGAGATCATTATTCCTATAAAGGGCAGTTTCTGATCTCCCATATTTTAGGAAAATTTTAAAATACTTATTGCCTGATAATAAATGCATACTTTCGTGTAATTTACTACTGCTGAATTTCAATTTTTTTAATTCTTTTTTAAAATCTTCATCAGAAATTTGTGTAATATTTTCTGGAAAAAATACGGAGTCCAATTTAATGAAATCAAATTTTTTTAATTGCTTGAATGAGAATTTCAAATTATCATCGTCTCTTATGTTGTATATTTTTCTAAATTTTAATACTATTTTTGTTTTTATCGAAGGATGTTTGAATTGTTGAGGATTTTTGAAGAATTGTTTAAAATCTTCTTTTGTTTCGATGTTTTGGATAAGCATGTAATTTCCTTGCTTTATAATATAAGGTAGACCTTAAATTTATTTAATTTCAAAAATACTATCTCCAACCACTAACTCATCAACTCTTTTCCAAACTTCCCCAGTAAAAACTTTATGGTTGCCAGTTATCCTCATAACTTTCCCGTTTTCAGTTTTCACCTCGAACATTTTTTCTTTGGAAATATTTTTGTGAATTTTCTTAATGGGTTTATATTCTAAAACGCCAGTTTCTTCGTTTCTAGTTAAAACTAGATTCCCAGTTTTTAAATCTTTAATCTTAACTTTATAATTCGGTACATCAACCAATGTATCTGGGTGTAGGCACTCATCAACTAAAACATAATCGAGAGCTGAAAATTCAGTACTATTCATCAACATAGCTGACTGCCAAGTAGAAGTTGTCATTAATTTATCGAATGTTTTGACCTTCCCAGCAAATATGGTATGGAAATGTTTATCGAGGTCTTCTTCAGTCATTCCGTAACTAGAAAAATCCGAGCGCATTTGTTCAGCCAACCCAACATTCGGTACTATCAATAAACCTCTTCTTTTCTTCCTTGCGTGGAGCGTCATGATCAAATAACAAATAAGTGATTTTCCGCTCCCAGTAGCTGATACCAATATAGATCTCGGGTGGTTAAATGAGTGTAAAACTGCGTCTATTTGATAATCATATGGTTCAAACGGTAAACCCACTACTTTGACATGTTCTAGTATTTCTTCTCTAGACACATTCTCTTGTACCCTGATTGGGGAATATTCTTCAGATATATTATCCGCGTATCGTTTTAATATAGTCGCAACCAATCCCTTTGGAATTTGCATACTCATATCTTTGTTCATTTTAAAAAAATACTTTTTTCCGTCCCAAATTCCCGCACGAAATTTTGGAGAGAATCGATATCCTTCGACATAAACAGATAAATCATCCATCAACTTTATTCTTAGTTTAAGAGCTTCTTCGTCATTTTCTTCAAACTTTATAACGGAGAAGCTTTCATTTTTATCTTCTATTGTCAATTAAAATCCTTTATGTTATTTTACTTCATATTTCTTAAAGTAAACTTTGTTACCTGAGTCATATATCTTCCTATAACCATTATTGTACATATTCTCAGTTTCTGATAAATCTTTGTCAAATATATCTAGGATTTTATGGAGCTTATGTTTTTGGCATTTGTTCCTTGACTCCAGAAGCATAGACCCGTCCTTAAAATAGAAGTAATTCGCTTTGGATGAATGGCTATATGTGAAACCGATAGCATCATAAAGGTTTCCCTGTGACCATCTCCTATTCGCGTATGTGACCAATGATTCTGGGGAATAGTTTTTCTCGAAATATTTTAGTAACTTACTCCCAGCACCAACTACAGTATGGTTCAATTTTGAACAAAATCTAATCAATTCATATTGATATTCTTTTGAAAACCTCGACTTTCCGAAAGTCATCAAACTCACTAAAGAACCAGCGTGGTATAACCCTATTCGAATTGATGATAGCCCCTCACCTTGTAAGTGGTTTTCGTTTTCAAAATTACTAGCAACCCTGCTAGAAACTTCCATTATATCACATTTTCTAGCATATATTCGCTTAGTTTTACCAAGCTTCGAATTTAGGACTGATTCCCAAATCTCCCTCTTTTGCAACCATTCATTTTCAAATATATGAAATAGCTGAAAGCCATTTTCTTCACAAAGATCAGTTTTATCTTCGTGCACTGACTTTAATAGTTTCTCTTTCGTCGAATTATCGAACATAGAATACTTAGATTTCCCAAAAGAATGGAACATCAACCCGTCATATTCGACGCCAAACTTATGTTCGTAAGAGATGATATCTATTTCTTTCGGCTTTATTAAACTCCTGTCATTTAGTAAAAAAGACTTATTGCCCCCTAAAAAATTAAAAATTTCAACCTGAGTTTTCCATTTGTTATCAGGGGACACCCCGAATTTTAACATGGTTATATTTGCGTTTGAAAGTGACACATTGAAAAATTCCATATATTCACCCCTTTTGAATTTGTTGATGCCGTCTTTGGTCGTGATAAAATTTTTTGCTATGTATCGTTTATTATTGAAAAATACAAAATTTTTGATATGCGACTGAGAAGAATACGGTGTACCGCATTTCTTTAAGTTCGTTTCTTTTATTTTATCCTTTACCTGTTCTGTCATAGCTGGGTTTATCACGCCATATTTTTTTAAGTTAGTTTCTTTTATTTTCTGCTTGACTTCTTCGTTCTGTAAGCTACATTCATAACCGTATCTAATGAGGCTTGTCTCTTTAACTTTTTGCTTTACCTGATCTGACTTTAATTGGTGTTCATGCCCATATTTTTTTAAGTTCGTTACTTTAGTCTTTTTATTAACTTCTTCGTTCTGTAAGCTACATTCAGAACCATACCTTTCAAGGTTCGTTTCTTTGGCTTTTTGCTTTACCTGTTCTGACTGAGAAGAATGTAGCGTCCCGTATTTCTTTAAGTTAGTTTCTTTTATTTTCTGCTTGACTTCTTCGTTCTGTAAGCTACATTCAGAACCATACCTTTCAAGGTTCGTTTCTTTTATTTTATTCTTTTTTTGATGAGACCCAGAACTACAATGAACCGAGCAAAAGGTTTTGTATGATTTGTACTTAAATTTTATCGGTTTACCACATTCACGAAGTGGTGGTTCAAGTATTTGGTGTTTCACCGAGTACAAAAATTCTTGAATAGTTTCAAAAGGGCGTATGTCAATATTCAAGGATTTGATAATTTCTGTGGATTTTGTACTCATATGCCCAATTTTTGTGATAACCCCGATATCACTAAGATCTTCTATTGTCAATAATATCCCCTTATATATGTATCATAGTATTATAGCGGTTATTACTTAAAGTGGGCTTATGTGAGAGTGATTTTGGTTATTAATTTACGACACACAAATTAAGTTTGTGTGCCAGGAGTCAGTCGTATATAAAAGGTATTTTGTAGTGAGTATTAATGTTTATCTTTTCTAAATTTCTTGGTATTGACTGCTGAAATATTGGCTCTTTTGGCAGCAGGAGTTTTATTGAAAATTTTTCTTGCTCTACTGACCTCTCTTGATTTTTCTTGGTCTTTGAGAGTACAAATATACCTCACTCTTGGTCCAGGAACTCTAGCTGGGGTCATATTCCCATGACACTTCGCCTTTTTCATCATAGCAACTCTTATCTTCGCAGTTCTTTTGTCGGCTAAAGAACGATTACCGAGGAGTTTTGTTGCGTTGTTTTCTTCATTATGACCTTCAATGGTTTCGAGTATTTCTTTAAGCATAATTACTTCTTTTAATTTTCGTAGAAAATTTCAACAGAGTCATCTTTATAGGATGAACTATCTGGTACCCATTTTGCATAATAACTGGACGGTTTGTATTCTTTTATCCAAGCTTTCACTGAAGACAAAGTCGCCTTTCCTTTAGAATTTATTCTAGTTGATTTTGCTGATTTCTTAAATCCAGATATGCCCCTATTCGCGTTCACGAAATCACCGAAATTTGAACTTGAAGATAATTGAACCCCGTCTATTTTAATGGCGTAATTAAATTTTTCAATTTTACCAATAAACGAATTTTCTTTTGCTTCTAGTTTGGTAATTTGTTCAAATATTTCTCTTAACATAATTTTATTCCCATTCTTTCTGAATTTCACTGAAAAATTTTCTTCTTTTTTCTTTATCTAATTCTGCTGGTGATTTAACGCCCCACTCTTTGAGTTTACTGTTAAAAAATTCCTGGTAATCTTTTTCTTCCATTAGCTCTTGGTGTTTATTGGTTTCAAACTCTATATTTTCAACTATTTCTTTTATCATATTTCTGCCTATTTTTTAATAATTTTTTCAAGTTCACTTTTTACCGCTTCTATTGATTGAAGCTTGTGCGCATCGATTTTCATGTTTTGTACCGAGTTAAGTTTTTGTAGAATGGCTTTAACTTCGAATAGGACAAGTTCAAAATCTTCTTTGTAATCAACGCCTTCTATAATTTCCTTTAACATAACAAATGAACTCCTTTGAGTTTATTTAATTTTAGAAATCACCAGCCTTAAATTTTTCCCAATCAATTATTGATTTCAGTGTCCATCTCATAGAGTCAAGACCTTTTAGAACTATTTCGATCTGTTCTAATAGGTCTGTCACCTCTTGAAGTTTTTTCTTTATCATTAGGTATTCATAGTCTTTTTCTATGAAAGATTTAATCTCAGCATTATTAAGAGTGTAGTTGAAATCATTTTTATAGTATAGAAATCTTTCTTGCCATTTATTATCTAGTTCAAAAGAATAAGTCGTGTGTTTTTTCTTAATGTTATAATACATTGATTGATAAAACCCCAATATTTCTGTGTGCTTCCTGAGCCTATCAGCTATATCCGTTGTGTCGAATTTTATAAAATCATAATACTTTTCGAATACCTTCTCCATAATCAATCCCAAAACATTTTCGATGCTATGATACTATAAATTTCTTTTCGTGTATGGTCTTCAGTTGAAGAAACATTCAAAAATTTACCATCTTCACCGTAATCAACGACATATTCATTTTCGATCCTGAGTGATTCAAATAAGTCAACTATTTTGTTGAGTAGTTTTTCATCCTCTTCTGCCCCGACATAGTGGCTTTGGTGCCATTTTTCAGCTCTTTCCTTATACATTTCCCTGACTACTTCATCAGCGAAAGAATAGTCATACCACCTATGTCTCCAAATTACACTTCTATAACGCCAGAAGTTCTTTAACCCAGCTACCATATCATATCTGAAAAAATCATAAATACCACCAAAACAACGGTGAAGTATAATTTCAACTTTTTCTAATGATGTAAACTCTTGAAAATGTTTATCGAACTCTTCTACCAAATAGTCCGCCATTTTATTCTTTTCAATTTTCATTATATTCCAACTCCGTTTCACATTGTTTACATATTAACTCACCGAAACTATCTTCGTACAGTTCTGGTAAAATTTCATACTCTGATTGCGTAATTTCTTTTAGCCCCATCCTTTTCAGGAAACATCTAGTAATTTCTGTGTTTAAGTCGGTTAAAATGAATGGGATACCTTTTTGTTCTAGTCCTTCAACTGAACAATGCGCGCACCTATTTTTCTGAATACCTCTGAAAATGAAACCAGCTTCTTTAAAATATCGGTACTCTCGACCGATAATTTCTTTAAGTGTGATGTGATAATTGTAATCAAATTTGATTGTAGTAGAATCAAATTTCATCGGATTCCAAGGCATTAGACCAATTAACCTCATCGACAACCCTGAAAAGTGAATTTGGGTGAACATTCACTACAGTTCTTTTATTTTTTATGGGCGTTATGTCGTTTTTACCCGAACCTCTACCCCTGTGAACCGCCTCTAATCTCACCACGCCATTATGGAAAGAAGTTGCTTTCCCTATCATAACCTCGACATATCCACTTGCTCTGATAGAACTTCCATAAAGGAGACCTAAAACTAAATGGTTTCCATTGGCGTCTTTCATTTCATACCAGCTTCTTCGTTTAATTCACTCATCAAAAACTCTTTTGAAATCTTAGCAATGTACCCAAAAATTTCTTTAGGCTCTAACCCAGCTTCTGTGATAACATCGATTTCTTCTTTTAGGATATCTTTATTTACCGCTTTCAGGAAATCACCAGTCCTTTTGATATCACCTCGACCACCATTCAGTACATCGAAAGTTTCGTTGTACATTTGTGATAGCCTATAAGCTGGCGTAACTTTTTGGGCAATGTTAATTTTCATTTGTTCTTTTTCATCATCAACTGGTTTAAGAGTTTTCACTTTTGATTTAGAGTGAGATTCACCTTTCACTTTAAATGTCTGGGCAGTATTTTTAAACCAACCTACCCACACCACCCCCTCACCGTGACCAGAAACACCAAACACTTTGCCGACTGGGCATTCTTTATCAACACTTTCAGTAATCGCAATGAGTTTATTATTGAAGAGCTCAGGCTTATTGAAGTCAATTTCCATTTCATAGGTTTCGAATTCATATATGCTTCTAATATTTCTTTCTGAATCCAATATCAGTTCTAATGACGCTTCTGGGAATTCTACCCATTCATAATCTTCTTCAAGTTTATACTTAATAGAAAACATAAAAAAGTGTTTAGGTATCTCTGTTACAGCAACACCCTTTTGGATACCTTTCCCTGCCCATTCTCCGTAAATACAAACTTCTTCAACACCAAGAGCTTCTCTTAATTCCGCGAGTTTACCAGTGAAGTATTCTTTGTTAGTTTCTACAAAAAACGCAAACCCAGCATTGTCTTTTTCTACAGTAATGATGTTTTCTTTAGATTGTGCCCAAAGATCACCCCCGTTATAACAAATACTTGCATTAGTTCCGTGTAGCTTCACTGTACCAGTGAATTTAATTACTGGGAGGGGTTTCATATTATCATATACGGGATTCTCGGCTTCATCTAAACTAACAAACCTTGCTTGATGAGATATGTTTCTTATTGTTTCCCTAAATTGAGAAATACTCGGCATTTTAATTAATTTCATTCAGTCTTCTTAAATATGTTTAATACATTAGTAATGTTTACCATTGAGTCATCATCCAACTTAGTAGTCTTGAGAGCAATAATATCTTCAATCATAGAGCTATATATCCTATCAACCGCTACTTTGTAATCGATTGCTTCCATTCCTTCTTCGTTTATTGATATTAGTGTCCCTATCCCTATTTTTTCTGCTTCAGTTCTAGTCATTTTTTGTTCCTTTAAATTTCTGGCTTATCATTGAGTAAATAATCAGATGATATAAATCTCAACCACATAATATTGAATGGGTTATAAGTTTTAAACTCTTTAACATTAGAATTTCCCAATTTAGCCCACTTCTTAGCGTTTTCATTGTTCTTAAAGTAGTGACCTGACACTTTATAATATTTCATTTATTCTCCTCTGAACCATTTTGTCTAATTTTGATTTTGATAGTACAGAAATACTACGCATGGCTAAAAGTAATAAAATAATAATCACCGAAAACCATGAAAAAATTGATACTAAGATTGCATCAGCAAAACCTATATTTACATCATCCATAAATCGATTCATTAGAAAAGATATGATGATTACAAGGATGGTACCACTAAAATATATTGCAAAAAAACCCATTTGATATCCTTTTATTGTTTATATGATATATTACACCGCGAGTTAGTTTAAAGTAAGGTTAAATCGAGAAACTTTATATTATTTCATTTTTTCTTTCCTTTAATTTTAAGAATTTTTTCACAACAACTATCACAAATACCATACTGTGAAGTTCTACCACCGACAACCTCACCACTGAAATCTTCAAACTCTTCATTATATGAAAACTTTCCTGGAAGTTCACTAACTTCATTTTTGTAAATATCACAAAATAGTATGCGTTTTCAGGTATAACTATGATCATTCTAATCCTTTAAAATCCATTCACATGCCTTAAAAATGGCTTCTTGTTCAGTATCAGCATCAACAATTTCAAGAGAAGATTCTCCAGAAGAAATGAATTCACTATCGTCACTATGAGTGAACCACCTCGTCATTTATAGCGAGGGTTTACGAAACTGATACTAAGTAATTTTCTATAAAAGAGCGTATTTCATTTTCGCCATCAAAATTATTAGTGAATTCATGATCATATAGACCATCTTTTTCGATGTTTCTCACGAAATCATCGAAACCATTTTCACGGTGTATTGGTGTTTTTGTTTTTATTAATACGAAAGTGAAACCATTTTCCTTACACCAATCATATTCGTTCTGTGTCCTTACATCAGAAATGACAATACTATCCACATTTAAAAGTAATAGTTCTTCTTGTAACATTCTCACAAACAACCCGTCTTCAGAATTCCTCAGAGAATTTAAACTCAGCCAAATTTCCCTTGGAGTTTTAGAGATAAGTTCCCCTGTCTTCGGTACTACTATATTCAATGGTTTTTCTTTTTCTTCAGGTGGGTAGTCCTTTTTCATCCAAGGGTAGATCTTAACTGCTAATTTTTTTAATTGGTCACTGAAACTAATTCTGTTAAAACCATATTTTGTTACCATGGTTTTTACTACATAGTCTTTCCCAACACCGCTCACCCCCAATATTGCTATCTTATTCATAATCTCGTACCGCCTTTAATATTTCTAAAATTTCACTCACTGCGTTTTCACCAATCTTAACTATATGGAATGGTTGATTATTTTTTATTAACATATCTTTTATCCTTTCATCTAGCTCTTCTGACTCTGATAGAGTTTGTCTTCTTCCGTATGTTTGGTATGGGTGCTCTTTGGTATCTCTCTGTAAGAATATATTCAGGTGGTCATACGAATTCCAAATACCTAAAATAAGAGCTTCGAATTCTTTTTCTGGGAGATGTTTACTTTCTTGTAGGTAAACAGAACCCAGTAAAAATGGTCCATCATTAACTGTATAGTCAACTTGCTCTTCAAGTTTGAACCAATGGTGATGTTGTTTAGCCAATATCATCAATTGATCTTTTAATTTATAGAAATCCTTACTGTATACAAGCCCTTTTGCGTATTCAGTAACGAACTCAACCTCGTACCCAAGCTTTTTCATTGAATGGAAAACCCCTGCGGCAGTCGTTGATTTTCCGGAAGACGGACCTCCGAATAGGTTGATATTCAACATTTACCATCCTCTAAAATTTCATAATTTAGTGTTATTTCGTTTCCTCGACAAACGGGACAGGCGTAATATTCGTTTTCACCAAACGCGCCATACCCTTAATTTTACCATTTCCAGAACATTCAGTGCATAGTATTACGACACCATCATTTAGTAAATCTTCCAATTTCACTTTTTTATTTTCAATCATAGTACCACCCTTTTTTTACCAACATTTCTTTCGCCTCTTCAGTCGTTAATTCAATTGCTTCACCTTGCATAAATGGGGTATCTATTTTGATAAGAACTTCTTTCGAAAGTAGGCTACCTTTTTTGAAATACAGTGGTTTACTTTCGAAGCACCTGAACCCAATAATTGTCCTTTTATTCGGGAGATCATTCGGAACCCCGTGTAAAAACTTCGTGTTATCAAAAATAATAGTATCACCAGGAGCTAAGTTTAGCTCAAATACTTCTCCAGCATGATTCATGAGACATAAACCTTTACCGCCATTTTCATTTTCAAGGACAACCACCATAACCAACCGTGGGATGAGCCCTTCCCTTATTTCAATCTTATCTTTCCCCCATTCACCGTCAAACACTTCGGCATCAAAATGATATGGTATAGAATTACTATAATGGGATCCTTCTTTGTAATATTGGTAGTTGAAAAGAGACTTACTGTTTCCAGAAACAACTTCACCTATAAAACCGCCTAATATATCATTATATAATGAAAACAGCCCACCGAGAAGACCGTCTATTTTCAGAAATGGTGCAGTATCTGGTTCACCCAAAGAAACCATTACTGCGCCACCGACCCTTCCTTCAGTTTCTTCCCTTTTTCTATATAATTTGCGCTCGACCAAATAATCACTATACCCTATATCTATATTTGGTATAATATCATCAGTTAATTTTTTAGTATCCAACTCAGACAGAATGTCATAAATGACACAAAACCCATTCAACTTCAGATCTGAAATATAATCTTCTATGTATTCCATTAATTATCCCTGTATTCTGAGAATAATATTGTTATTTCTTCTTTTGACAATCTTTTTGGACCTGCCAATGAGAAATGATATACAAACTCATTCCCGAGAAAAGTGGTCATGCCGTATAAGTTATTCTCTACTATTTGGACTTCTAGTGGTATGTTTATTTCTTCTGGGGTGGAAATAAATACTTCATTTCCTATTGTTAATTCAAACGAAATCATCTTTCTACCCTTACAAACTCAAATTTTCTGAAAAATGAATTCTCTAAACTATGGTACAATTCATCAGAACATTTGATTTTGACCGTGTCTGTGGAAAGTGAGAATTGTTCTTCATATTTTTTATGTAAAATATATGTAAGCACTAAATTGGAATATAAATATAAAAGATTATCTGTTGTTGGAACATTAAACCGCTCAAATAAATCATCCAAGCCCGTGTATTCTTCACCACTGAAATCAGTATCGGTCGTGATTATTGAGGATAAATGAGAAACCAACCCCTGAAAAAATTCATGAATTTTTTCAATTTCAGGAAATTCTATTTCATCATCTGCTAGTAATCCATTTTCTTGTGAAATTTTATTCGTGATAACATCATACCCCTGTTTCCCTGAAAAATCATAAAGGTGCATATTAGTCACATGGTGATTATAAACGCCTAAAGTAACTTCTGGGTCAATTTCAGATTTGATATATTGAAGAATCATTTCTTGTAAAAATGTCCATTCAAAAATATTTATACTACCTAGCCCCCAAACAATATCACCGCTCCTAGATTTGACATTCATATTCAATTTCTTATCAGGTGTAACGAAAAAATCTAATACCATGTTACACGGTCTGTCTTTTCCTTTTTCTATACCATCTTCTTGAAGTGCTGAAGTAGAGTCAATAGACGGGTCTGAAATAACCATCACGGCTCTTCTCGTGTAAATTCCTTCGTTCCTGAATTGCTGAAGGACGTCATTTATCTGCTCATTACTGGAAATCCTTTCTGGATAACCCCCTCTCCACGAAATACCGTCATCAGAATAATCACTTGCTCTGGGCAGGAAAAAACTTAGGTACGGGTCTATTTTATTAGAACCAGCAAATACCCAAAATGTTTCTGCTATCGTAGCAAATATATTGTTTTTTCTACCAATGAGAGAAAGATGCCTTGCTTTAGGATTTTCTAGAGTGATGAACGCATTATATACTGAAAGAATTCCACCATTCCTAGATTTGGTTCTATGCCCCTCGCTGATAAGTTTATCCAATGATTTGTAAACAACTTCATTGATAGTTTTCCCTTTGATTTGGTTCAACATTCGTGTAACTCCTTTTTTGAATTTATATGGGCGGATGGTATTTTAATAAAATATTGGGTATACCCGTATTTTTCAATGCACTCACCGCAAATTTTGATATCTCTATTGAACTCTATTGAAATAAAACCTGAAAAATGAAATATTCCATTTTCTTCTTTTGTAGAACCACACACATCACATTTAATGCACAAACCGACCCCTTGTTTAAAATATATTGACTTATCGGGATTGAATTATCAATCCCTTTTTCTTGGTTTGGTTGATAACCTTGTTTTACCGAGCTTCGTTTTCTTGTTACTGAAAATTAGGTTAGTTAATCTATCCGAATATTTCTTATACTGAAAACAATCTGGGATGTAAATAACCTCAAGTTTATCTGGGAAATGTATGGCACTTATTGATACTGTCGTATTTTCACGAATTCTATCTTCGCCATCAGGAAAAACTTTCATGAGACTTTCTTCAAGAACAGGTAGTATGTGCTTGATATCAAATGCTACAGCATAAAGTAAAACGCCTTCTCTTGAGTAACCAGCTGAAATATATAACCCATTTTCATTCTTATACTTCTGGAAAGATTTCCAAGTCAAATTATTGAAAATTCCTCTCCCCGAAACTGGTTTATTCTCCCCAATAGTTTCATTTTTTACTTCTAGGAACAAGTTGCCTCTCTTACCATCCCAACCATGTTTTTCTGATATGTGGTGTCCGTGTATAAGATCTACTGTTATTCTTTCCCTCACAGAGTCTCCGCCACCAGTCATAAGGTTTTCACAAGAAAACCTCGAAAATGCGTTCGCTTCTTCTAAGTTGTCAAAATCAGATAATACCCCAGTCTTAGCATAATTCATTATATTATGGTACAAAAGTCACCCTTTAGTTGAAATTCTAGAGGTAGACCATTCTTTGGTTGAGCGACGAGAAAGATAGTAACCCATCCCGAATGCTGACATACGGTATTCTTTCAGCATTTGTAACGCTTCTTTTCTTGTTTCAAATTGGTCAACTGTTTCAACCACCCCATTTGTTTTAGTGTTGATGTATAGCATTTTTCACCTTTCTTATCATATAATATCTTATATTATACCGTAATTTGGTTTAAAATAAACTTAACCGATCACCATTTATTTGAGCCGCAGTTGATTGATAATAGTGAGTAGTACCAGTTCCGTTATCACTAGAAACCCTCACATATTCATTGAAATTTTTAGCGTTCATAATCCATTTGAATTTTACCAAATAATCACCACTGGGGGTATTTTCATAGTACCCAACCACGATATAATCAACAAGTCTATTGTATTTTAAAAAAGTGGTTAAATTCGCCCTTGTCAGTTGGTGTTCATTTGGGTTATTTGCCCCAGAAATATTGAAATTGAACCATCTATCGTTTTTATTGGAAGGCTTCACTTCTATAAAAGAACCGTCGACCTCAACATCATAAGCAAAAGAGAGAGGATTCAACGGGTCATGCTTTTGGGTATTAAGTTTACCGCCAAGAAGTGATGCTAAAGCAACTTCTAGTATTACACCACTTTCGCAGTTTTTCATCAGAACTTCATCCGTTCTACCGTGTGTTTGACCATTTTCCTTTATCTCTTGAAACAAATTAAGTGATAATTCTGAAATATCTTCTTTAGTGACCACGATTGGTTTTCGAAGCTTAATTAAAATATTGTTGGTTAAAACCATTCTGTATCCTTTGATGGTGCTGTTTCTTTAATTGAATTTACAATTTCCCAATTTTCGTTAAAATACATTTTTACTAACGCGTCTCGACTTTCCTTGAAATCTATATGTTTTACTAGATTATTTTCAGAAGCACCCATATTATTTTTGTAATATATTAACAGGGTTTTAAAAAGTTCATTGTCCGACCACCCAGATGAATTTTCAGCCCAATCAAGACCTCTGGTTTTTCCAGTTCTCTCGTTCGTTCTTTGCAAAAACTCAGTTATATCATCATAATAAGAAGCAATCAAGTGTACTTCATCACACCCATTGGCTTCCCAACTCGGAATATCGCCTCGCTTAGAACGGTTGTTAAAATAACCCTCCATAAAAATAGTGGTTATTTCTGGGTATTGTTTTGCTAACGCTGGTATCTTTTCTAACCGTTGTTCCCAATTTGAAAACATTGCTGTATCAAGACTGACCCATTGTGTACCACCTTTGGCAAATCTACCCAATACGAACCAACCATTTTCGAATAGGAATCCTATATCTTCTTGCTTAGGTTCTTTACCCTTTCTTTCAATTTTACCGCGTATCACTGAATACTCGAATTTTGAAATCAAGTAGTTCACTAAGAAATATGTTCTTGTTGATTTCCCGGAACCATTTGACCCCATATAATTGATTAGTCTCACTATTTATCCTTTACTTTCAAATATTATACCATATCATTCTTTTGTTTGACTTAAACCAATTTGTGAAAATTCACCTTTCACGAACCTAGAAAAAACTTCTTTTATCGTTCCAGATGTATCTAATTCTAATAATTGAACCACATTTCCACCGAGATCGTTGTGTTCTTGATAAACTTTCTTCGCAGTTGAAAGTCTCTCGTATTTTTTTTCTACTGCTTTAAGTTGGTTCATTTCTTCATCAGATTTACCAGTCCTGTTTTTAATTCTTACCAGTGCTTCTTCGTAGGAAGTACTTAAAAAAAGTACCACTGGCTTCCTTAGTGTCATATTCTTTAGTGTATCAAAATATGCAGCTATTGTATCTGATGGTATTGAACCCTCTAGATACACGCTAAAATCACTGAACTCTTTCCTGTTTAATACTTCTATGGCATACATGATTTCTTTCTTCTTGAGCGTGTCACATCCCCCAAAATTAGATTCCACTCCATAGTTACCCAAAGAGATGAAGTTATATTTCGGAAAAACCGTGAAAATGGTTTTCTTAAAATAATTTGAATAAATTTTATACGAAAGAGAATCAGTTGCAAGCATTTGCTTGGGGATAGTTGATTTTCCGGCACCGTTCCCCCCCTTGACATACATGAAAGTTGGTTCACTTTTTTTAATTATTTCAAAAAAACTTTCATCAAATTTTTCGACTGGTGTATCAAACCAGTCATCATATAAATTAGGCGCGTAAACTTCTTTCTTAACGATGTCGAGTTCGATGTCCCCAACGAAGTTGAATGTTTCTTCGTACTCGTAAATTTCTACTTCAGTGGGCATCTTTCTATTCAAATTTTCGGCGGAAGTTTTAAGGTCTGGTACTGACCCAACTACCCAAAACAGGGTTTTATCGTTTATCAGTTCTGGGTGATTTTTTAATAGGTATTCGTAAACTTTCGCTTCATATCTATAATGAAATGTTATGTCATCTATTTGAATACCCTTAATGGTTTTAGAATACGGTTGTTTCGTGTCGTGCCAAATGAATTCAAACATCGATGTGTCAGCACCCATTAAAGAAAGCCTTTCAAACATATAGTCACGCTTATCGACCCCCACATTTATGAGGTGTATTCTTTTCAATGCCTTTGGCGTATCTTTATCATCACTTAACCCCAATAATATAGAAGTTGCTGAATTCGCTGAGCCGAATGGTATGATTAGATCAGTGATAAAGGTTGGTATATTCTTTACCTGATGAGCGCCAACTTTATGGAAATCAGTTACCATCTTAGCTGAATTCACAGAAAGCCTATGATCCAGAGTGATATCTCTTTCAATGGTAAATGATTTCGGGAACTTTTCCATAACTTCCCCGACCCTCTTTTGTATATTCACATTAAACCCAGAGCCACTTGATATTTCATACTTAGTACCAAACATAGTCGCGAATAAAGGAAGTTGGTGTTTATTTATAGCGTCGAAACTTGTCCCACCAGCCACTTGAATACACCGAAGCCCGTAATGCTCTGCCATTGCGGCAGCCATAATGGTCTGTGGTGATGAGTTGACATTCGTTGCGTGTATTACTGTATCAGCACCCGTTGGTCTATTTTCAAATAAGTGAAGGAGTTGTCTACACTTAGACCCGTTCGCGGTGTTTATCCCGAAAAGAGAGAATTTATCTTCTCTCTTATAGTACATACCATCTGATTTCTGTTCCACTGGGGTTAGTTCCCACATATAATCTTTCCACCGTTTACCTTCCGGAAGAGGAAAGGGTACAACGGAATCTCGTAAATCTTCATTCAGTGTAATTCTTTCTGTCATAACCACTCACTTATTTGTTTTTCTATGGTTGGGGTGATTTTATTATTGGTTTTCTTCCCATACCATTCTTTTTCTTTTTCTTCGTGATTAATGAAGAAATTATTTTTAAAAACTGGGTTATAATTTTCCATCATAATAACTTCCCCTGTTTTCTTATACCAATTCTGTTTGACCTTAACCAATCCTGGGTCATTCGGGTTATCTTCCATCCTAAGTTCAGAAGGAAGATATTTTCTTCTTGCTTCCCAAAAATCTTTGAAATCTATATCAGACCCATCAATTTCTTTCCAATCCCTTGTTTCTGCTTTTTTTATTCTATCATGGAACATATCATTATAAACATTAGGATATCTTCTATTTTCCCTGTGCCAACTCTTATAGCAACAAAGCGTGGACTCAAGGGTGAAGTAGTTCACATCTTCAAAGAACGGTTCTTGTGAAAATCTTTCCTTGGCATCTGATAATAGTACCGCGCCCTCTTTTTCTAGCCAAATCATAACTTCTTTGTTATGCCCGTTGACTATTTCTGTTGGTAAATCTTGGTTATCTTTTCTAACATCAAGATCATCCCTACCACTCACTACACAAAGACCGTTCCGGTGTGATTTTGAACCAGATTTATCATAAATGAAGAGACTACCGCAATCTATGTTTAATCCCATAATTTTAAGATACTCAAGGTATGAAAATGTTGAAAGCCTTCCATACATAAAAAAATCGTTAAAAACGGTATCCCAAACTTTTTCAAAATTTCCATAAACATCACCAGTATCACAAAGGTCTGAAAAATACCCTTCTTGCGTTTTACCACCCAATAATTCTAGGTAATTTTGGTACATTTCAATGAAGTGACCCTTTTGGTATCTTCTGTCGATATCATAGTCGAGGTTTTTCCAATATTCTCTATGCCATTTTTCCATGTCTTCTATAGAAGAAGACCTTAAAGAAGGGAAATGTTTAAATAACACCCAGGAAGTGAGTGGGTTTTGTGTTGCTCCGTTTATAAACGCGAACCACAATCTTGTCTCAAAATCCCAATCATGTTTCTTAGCCAAGAAAGGCATCACATAATATACTGCCCCTGGATGAGATTTATACTTTAAATGGAACCCATAAAAATTAAGGAAAACTTCTCTTCTATATTCAGGCAACCGAAAATCAACGCCCTCTGCTAATTCCCTTTCTTCGACCCCATTTATGTGACAAAATCTACCCAATACCATTGATATCACCTTTTATGAATTCATAAATTTCCACCCATTCAACATAAGGGAATTCGTCACTGGGCGAGTTAAGGAAACTTTTAATTTGAAAAACTTTAGAATGAGGGGAAACATCCCTACAATATTTCTTATAGTCATCAACGAAATAATCACATCTCACGAATTTCTTATCAGAAGTGGACACAAACCCCTTAGAGTATGGGAAATTTCTTCTTATGAAATGTCGTTTCGATTCTTCATGCTCTGGGATACAACTTGATACGAATATTATACCAATACCGAGTTCGTGGATTTTTTGTAAGTATATTTTAGCATGTTCAAATGCTTCTAATTTATCATATAACTTAGGGTCTCTCCAAAATTTCATTGGGTCATTATGATTTTTCATCAAGGTTTCTAGGTCATTATTCTCAGATGAAAGTGACCCTAAATCATCCCCAGTCAAATCTTTGTACCAATTTACCCAAGGGGTAACTGAGTCAACCACTGTTAAATCAACATCGACCGCGATTATTTTATTCATTTCAGACATTTTTCACCTTTTTGTTCATTTTACTAAAGTAACCTTTCAGAAACCTTAAATCTTTTTAATAAACCACGCTTAGTATGTTTCATAGATTTAAGGTCAGTATAAGTTTCAGTTCCGACTTTAATTTTATTTGAATAATTTGGTGTTATCTTCGTTACCATTTTCATCAAATTTTGCATATGCATCAGCTGATTCAGTATAACCGCCGTCAACTCTTTCGTGGTTCAGTTTATTCTTCCCCATATATAATTGATACATATATTCAGGTGTCATATTCGCGTACCACCCAAGTGAATTTATCAGGTACACGAACGCGGTCAATGATTCTTCCCTTTGGTCTAAAAGAGAAGATAATGAAAATGAATTGATATCTAACATCAATCCACTAGATAAATTTTCCCCATTTTCATCAAATTCCGCTTTAGAGAACTCCTCGTGGCAAGAAATATAATCACCTAACAATTGTTCTATATTAGACCCGTAATTCATAATCAATACACTGATCGCAAAGTGGATAATATCAACTGCTTCTACTTGCATGTTATTAAAGTCATTCTCTAGGAAAATTTTCCACCACTTCCAACCAGTTCCTGTATCACCAGTCCTAGGGGAACTTTCCAATAGTTCCCCTAACTCAGCCATCATTGCTGAAATAAAGTGTGATTTTGGGATAATCTCAGCCCAATCTTCCCCTGAATACTTCTCATTTAATAATACCTGTGCGCTCAAAATTTCACTAAATTCATTTACTTTCATTATGTTAAACATTATTTTTCCTTTTATTTATGATTTGAAGTACTCAGTACTTCACCGTCCTTATCAACCCATTTTCTCAGTTTGAAATCCAGTATATACATAGTTTTATCTGAATTTTCTTTGGCATCAATCGTGTGTTTTGTGCCCTTAGATTCCCCATCCCAGATAACCAAGAACATACCCGAATTATCCCAGATGGTTTTGTTTCTTATAAAACCAGCACTTTCCATATTTTTCCCAATCAGCTGGGTAAATTTCAGTGGGAATATCATTTACTTCAGTATAATATTCAGCCATAGAATCTATCCCTCTTGCGCCACCTGATACTATAGTGTCAAATTGTGTTTTTAAACGCATAGAGTCTAAAATTTTTACCAAAAGGTCAAAATCTTCAAACCCACGGGAACCAATGACCGCTAATCTTATCACGGGGGGGAGAACCACTTTTTTCAATCACTGTCTCATCCTTATCAATGCGTTTTCAACCACTCATCGGTTTGTTTTATTTCAGTATCTGAATCATTTGGATTTCGTTTATACCTATTTCTTGGTCTTCCAGTTTTCTGTTTCACAGAGACTATTTTTTGTAATTCACAGAAACTGTTTTCACACATCATAACATTTAATTTTCGATCTTCCTCTGGTAAATGGTCAAAAAGTTCACTATAATCAATGTGAAGTCCGCGTTTTTCCCATTCAGTCTCTATATTATCCCTGACCCAGAATAATGCTTCTTCGTGGGTCATACCGTCCCTGTCTTCCATTAAAAGGTCTATCCCTCTATCACATCCTGGCCCAGACACTACGAATTCATTTTCACTGAACTTGAATTCTGGTATATATGTTAAGTCAACAAATACTTGGTACGCCAAAAACCCAGCCAATCCTGGGATTTCTCTCAAAATATTGAATACTTCCTCTTGAGTATTCGCCCCTTGAACTCGAGTGGATATATCCGTGTTTTTAACCCATTGTATCATGTGTATCATCCTAGTTGGCATATTTTTTTCTACACCAACTATTTCATACCCTTCATTTTCTTTAATATACCCCTTTGCTTCTTTCCAGGTCATTTCTTCTGTGTCAATATGACCTTCTTTTCTTACCTCAACCACCATACCCGAATTCGTGCATTCGTACTCTAATGTTTTAGGGAAAGCCCAACTTGCTTTGAGCCCACCAGTGTTAAATGCTGGTGTGAAAAATGCATATTTCGGATTTTCTTTAGCATATTCGATAAATATTTCACGGAACGCGTCTATGTCTAAATTGTCAAAATCTTCTATGTAACCACCAAATAATTCTGATGTACTAGACTTGTTATATGTTCTGAAGAAGATAGAATTGAGGATCTTTACTTCTAGTGTTAGATTCGGGTTTGTGCTAATATTCTTAATCAACCATTTAGACTCTCTATCGAGTTCACGCCTTACATTAGTGAATCTATAATTCTTGAACACTTCATCGTCTGTCCATTCTTGTTGTGGTAATTTTTCAATTTCTTTTCTTTTGTGTATATTGTGTCTTTCAGACATGAACAAATTATGATATCTTAGCACCTCTTCATTTAAAATCGGTTTCGCGTTTTTTATCTTTTCGATATCAACACCACAATATCTAATATCGGCTTCCTTTGTTTTCATTAAAACCATTCCTCAAGTTTAAAATTTTGCTTCATATCATAACCAACTGCTTCTAACATAAGGTTAAGTGGTGATATGAAATAATCTTCCCACATTTTACCCCTATCAACATATTTTTCAAGCCCAGAGTCTGTTATAAAGTCAGAATCTAGAAACCCGATTATATCATCACCTAAAATGTTGGGTTTCTTTAAAATACAATATTTTATTTTATCACTGTCTGTTATTTTAGGGTATTTGGATAACCCAGTTCTTTCTAAAAAAATATTGTAATTCATTGCCGCCCTTACATTCATTGGCGCAGTTAAAATTTTTCCATTTTTCTTAGTGGTGAATTTACCTATACCCCCCTTATAATCCAAAGACCCGATACCAGAAACCCTGCATATGTCACCCAATGGTGCTTTGTAGAATTTCTCTTCTATCTCAGATATAGAAGCAATCGTTTCTTTTGCATCGTTATCTAGAATTACATTCACCATATCTTTGAGATATTTCCTACAAAAGGGCGGAGTAGAAGATCGTACTATCTCCAACCCAGTGACCGCCAATTTAGGGTCATCGACAAGTATAGACCCTTCGTCCCAAACGGCACGCAAAGCATATTTTTTCTTTGCAACAAACATCCCTTTATCGGCAATTTTTTCAAGTTTTGCCCCGATGGGCTTGGCACTAAATGCGTTGAAATTGTCTGAGAAAGAATCTATGTATTCTTGGACCCATACATCGAGGTATTTATGATCAAAATTAACAAGTTTATCAAGTATTTCGTGATTATTAGCGGTGTCGAATTTTTTTACTAATTCATTAAGAGTAAAATACACAGAGTCGGTGTCACCATAAACTACAAAGTCAATATTGGTATTAAGAACACTTCGTAACTTCCCATTTACATAATTCGCCAATCCTTGTATAAATATCCTACCGTTCCCAGTGATACTTGCAGCAACATCTCGATTGAATAGTAAAAAGTGTATATTTGCTAGAGCACCATATAATGAGTTCATCGAAATCTTTAGAGCCATCTGATATACATCGAAATAAGCAATTCTAGTGTCTATATATTTCATATCTGCCGTTAAACCACTAACATCCAAATCGTTGATTTTATCAATCGTCATTGAACCGTCTTCTATACCATCGTAAATTTCTTCTATTGTCATGTTCACCTCTTAATTAAGTTAAATTATAGTAAAAATGACTTAATTAAAACTTAATTAACAATCATTAAAGAACCGTCACTCGACGGTATTATTCTTTTCTACTTTACCGCAGTAATTTTCCTCAGCTGTCACATTTTATGCTTAACAAAAATACCATCAATCTTGCTCTTCCCAATTACCCCAATCGTTATTCTGATATGCATTAAACCCTTCTGACCATAATATGGCTAGAACTCGTTTCGAAATGTCCTTGTAAACATTAAATGAGTCAGCTTCAAAAAGGGTCACAAAGGGCGAGTGTCAATTTTTCTCGAACCCCGACCACTTTCAAGGCATAGATCAGCAACTCTTTCAGCTTCTTCCTGAAGCATTTTTTCAAATTGAGTAAATGTATTCACGCCACATCCTCACAATTCATTAAGCTACTTTCTTTTCAGCCATATAAGTTTCTATTTCTTCTTGAGTAAGAACTCCTTCTGAGTATATAATACCAGAATAACCGTCACTAGCAGCATTATTTTTAGCGTTGTAAATGTTTGTTATAAGTGAACCGATACTTTTAGGGCTTCTGTTGATTTTCTTGTTACCCTTTTCATGTTCCCAAGACTGCCCTACCTCTAACACATAACTGAAATATTTGATCAACTCTTCTAGAGTACCGATTTCTGAGGGATAATCTCTTCCTGATTTTCTCTGGTTGATTTTGAATATTTTTACTTTTGCCATTTTAGACCCTTTATGTTTAATTATTATATAATATTATACCGTAAGTTAGCTTAAACCTTGCTTAATTTTAAAAAATTCCACTTATTTATGCATCGACTTCTTTCAATTTACCCTGAAGTACCTCATATATAAGCATGCGTCTTCTAGGAAGTTTAATTCTTTTTGAGATATGCCGAAATCTCAAGAAGTTTCGTTAATCTCTTTTATGGTCATTTCACCATTTTCTATTTTCAGACAAAGTTCATTGAAATCCATTTAATAAACCTTACATTATTTTCATCTATTATACCAAAAAATATTAAAGTTTGCTTAATACTGGTCTTCACCTGGATACTGATTTCCAAAACCTTGGATGGTACTGACTCCTTCTGAATTTAGGATTATCCTAATTCTTCTGTAAATTTCGTTTGTCACATCTATCGAATTTACGTCGAATATTGAAATGATCTGAAGAACATTTACCTTAGTTTGGCCACAGCCGTCTAAATATACATCGACTACCCTTTCAGCTTCGGCTTGTATCATTTGTTCAAGTTCAGAAATACGCATTTGCCCCTCGATAAAAATTTATAATATTTACACCGAATATAGTTTATTGAGATTAATAACCATTCGTGATCTCATTTCTTTGTTTTTTAAAGTTCTTCCTCTATCGCGGTTTCTTCTATCTTACATATAAACAGTGCACCCTCTTCTTTACCTTCCTCTCCTGTATAAAAACCACTTGTGATAAAATAATTACAAGTTTCACTGTCGTATATAACCCACTTCCACTTAGTCACCGTTTTCGGTTTTATGCGATAAGAATACTCAGCATATAGATGCTGAGTGAACATATCCAAATCAGTGAGTGTAGTTATTTCCCACTCTCCGTGCAGTGTATTGAGCCATTCAATTTGCGTTTTGTCATCTACGAATTGCTTTCGTAGTGATGCATATTCATCGTCTAGTATGTAGATTAAATCCTTATCCCAGCTTGGTAATGTTGTTACATCCCAAAGTTCATCAGTTGGCATCTTACACCATACTATTGTTCCAACTGGACTATTTGCGAATTTAATCATCTCTTCTTTATGTACTCTGCCCATCATTCAACTTCCTTTCTTGTTTCTTCTATCTTACATATAAAAAATGCGTTACCATTACCTTCCTCTCCTGTATAAAAACCACTTGTGATAAAATAATTACGAGTTTCACTGTCGTATATAACCCACTTCCACTTAGTCACCGTTTTTGGTTTTATGCGGTAACAGTCTGATGTATGATTCCACAAGAACCCATCAAATTTTAACAGATTTTCAAAATTGTTTGGAACCCATTTACTTGAACACTCATCATATATCTCAATCTGTGATGCATTATCTATGAATTGCTTTCGTATTTCTGAGTGCTCGTCATCTACGATGTAGTGGAAATTATTATACCATCCTGGTTCTACTACCTTAACCCACTCTGTGTGCCTTTTTTCCCTATACCAAACATTTGTACCATCAGGTCTATCCGCCCATCTATTAATTTCTCTTCTATGGTGTTTCATACTTCAAACTCTCTTTCAGTTTCTTCGATTTTACAAACAAATATATGGAATTTACTTTTTGAACCATCTACATAGTAACCATTTGATATTCTATGTTCATTCGTTAAGATATCTTTTATAACCCACTTCCACATAGTTACCGTTTTCGGTTTTACCCGATACCTATGCCCCATATCAAGAAATTTCGTTAGGCTATCTAGCTCCCGTCTATCAGTTGCTACCCACTTATCATCGATATAGTGGTGCCACTCGACCCTTGTCGGGTCATCAAGGAATTGCTTTCGTATTTTAGCGTGTTTGTCATCTACTATGTATAAGAGATCTGTATTCCAACTCGGGTGGGCTGTTAGTATCCACTCCAGTTCATTTTGTCTTTTAAACCATACACCAGTTGCTTCTGGTGCGTCAGCCCAGCGTATTATTTCACTTCTATGCTTTTTCATCTTTTGAATATCCCCCATGATTTTAATAGCGTATATTCCAGTTCGGTGATATCACTTATTTCTCCCCGAGACAGTGAGATTCACTAATCTTATATCCTGCTTCCTGGAGCTTTTTAATCGCTTTTTCTATTTTCATTTTTTATCCTCTGAATCTTTCAGGGCATACTCTGTTCCCGTTCCGTACCTGTTTGTCTTTTGCTCGATACCTTTGTACATCAGGTATATCAGTCCAATTTTAATTCAAATTTGGTACAACCATTGCAGTATTCAAGTATCATTGAACAATCACCGTCTATAATGCTGCAATATTCGATAGACATGAACCCTTCACAGTTTTTGCAGTTTATGCTTTTATCAAACCCATCATAGTTTTCTATTGTGAAATCTACCACATCATGTAACATCAAACTCATAACCCTTGGTTGGTCAACCAATATAAATTTATTTTTTATTTCATCTACTGTCATCTTATATCTCCAAAAGTTCACTATATAAATTTAATCACTTTTTATAGTGATACCTCTGCTTTTTCGTGTATACCTGCCTCTTTAAGCCTTTTAACCACTAACTTCTTTCACCGTTTTTATATCTATCGTGTTAGATATATCAGGGTATATAGCGAACACGCCATACCATACCCAAAGTACTGTTTGGATAAATGGTATTCAGGCAAATTCACGATTTCAATAATTTCATATTAAACGCCGAATTTTGCCCTAAAATCATTTAACATTTCAAGTAAGTCTTCTACTTGAAATTGATTCAACCATTCTCTAGTCAATCCGAACTCATTTGCTAATGTATTCACTACTTGTGATTTTGCCATTTTAGACCCTTTATGTTTAATTGTTATAATATATTATACCGCAAGTTAGCTTAAAGTAAGGTTAAACAGTCTTCAATTTAGCTTGTAATGCTTTATACATTAACATTTTTCTCTTTACTTCTTTCCTAGTAGAATAAATGTTCCCTACTATTTCGGGTATTATACCCTCATTGTCACGCCTAAAGAAAGCATTCATGCCAAAAGCAACATCATATTTATGCGTAACTTCTCTAATTTCAGCAAGGCTATCAGGATTAAGGTACACTTCTTCATGCTCGTGTGTGTGATACTTAGCTCGTAAATTTTTCAATTCTTGAGGCAACTCATATTCATTTATATATGTTTCTGGTGACATATTAAAAGCGCGCATACCAAGTAACGGGTACATTGAGTTGACGTCGACTGAAACCAACCAATTATGTTTACCCTTTTGTGGTTGTCGAACATAACCACCAATAATTGTTTTATCTAGGCGGCTATGTCTGTCGAACGGCATTACAAGTCCCTCTTTCATAGCAAGGTTAGTCAGATATTGCCCCCAAGGTTTAACAGTGCCGAAGGAGTCATCCATATTAATACCCATCATTGAAGATAAAATTTTCATAAGCTCTATTAACTTCAGTTTATCCTCTAGTTTTTTCAGGAGCAAAACATCTTGTATAGAATATTCTATGAATAAGTCTTTATCCCCGTGATAGAAATCTACTATATCATCAAACTTCCCATAGTCAACCTTACCCTCACCAACACCAAGTTCCACTTTAACGATGTTGTCCAATGCGTATGACACTTGTGGCTTAGTTACGAACTTTTTGTATGCTTTCATCATATCGATTAGATAAATTCCTTCCCAGTCATAGTTCATCCCTTCCATCGTTTTTATCTCTTTAACTTTATTAATTGGGGATAATCTTCTATAATTCACCCCGTCCAATTTCATTGCTCTGTTAGTGATATATGGGAAGTCGAATGAATCACCATTCCAAGCAGTTATAACCGTCGGTTTTAAATTTTCAAGTAATTTAATAAAATCTTTAAAAAGTTCTTTTTCATCATAGTAGTGTTTGAATATCAAATTATCATATTTCTTAAATTTGGTTTCGTCGACCATTTTGTCTAAACTTAGAATTATTATCTTGTTGCTATAACTGTCGTATATCTGTATTTGTGAAACTGTCTTTTCAGCAAGCTGAGGATCTGGGAATGACTTATCTGCGTAATAACATGAATTTTTAAATAAAACCCATTCATTCAATTCTTCATCGAATACTTCATAGTCAGTATAATCTTCAGCAAGAATCTCCGACATTTTCATTATTTTTTCCATCTTTCATTTCCTCCATTAATTTTCTTTCAGAATGTTTCTTTTTTACTGCTTCAGATATTCTTTTCCTTTGTTCAGGGGTTCCTTTTCTTATCAGAATTACTTTCGACAATATTTTTATACCTTTTGTCTCTTTCTTCCTTTTGGGCGTCCGTGAGGTTTTCCGTATATACATATACTGAATCTGATCGTCGCCTAATCGTTTCCTCTGAAGCCTTCGTACCTCTTCTTTTCTCAATCATTTTTTCTACGCGTTCTTCTAATTGCTCTTTAGAAAGGGATTCGATATATTTTTTCTGTGCTTTTGAATTTACACTTCTTCGCCAACTACTCTTATTCATCTCCGAAAGAAATTTCCCTTGTTCTTTAGCCCAAGTTTCTCTTATCAACGCAAAATCTCTATTATTAGTAACATACCTATTCTGATTTTCACTTTGCATTAACACACAATTCAATAAGTATTCCTCTTTCATTCGTGTAAATTTTCACTAATGACTTATGAGCTATAAAATGTTCTCTAGCAGTTAAGTAAACTAAGTTTGAATTTTCGTTATCACCGCCCATACAAGATGGAACAATATGATGAACTTCACCATACCCTTCAAAACAAATTTCTCTTCTCTTTTTAACCAATTCTTGGTAAATTTTCAAATAATCCATAAATACTCCTTTTAAGTAATTAATGCTCGATATCTAAAAACTAACTTTTCACCCTAACTCGTATTTCATAGTCTCTTCCGTACTTATTTTCTTCAACAGTTTCTATATCGAAAAACCATATTCGCATATCGTTGTTTTTTCCATTATTGAAAAAATTATCTCTTATGTGTTTGTACTCTGGTCTCTGTCCGCCGTATAGTTCTTTACCGAGTGAATCCATCAACCCCTTAAACTCTTTTTCTTCTTTTGAAGAAGTAAATTCCCTTTTAGACAATTTCACGGATGGGTCTAGTATATATGAAAATTCACCATTTTTATTTTTTTCAAAGTATTCGTATTTTGGTGATATTTCTTCTATTCTTACTTGGTTCGTGTCAGTGTTCCTTGTTCTGCAAAAGTATTTAAAATCACTTTTCCATACTTTTTCATATTGTTCATTTTCGTAATCTCTCATTATATACCACCGAATAGTTTTCTTAATATGATCTGATAATTCCTTCCCTTTCTAGTACTATAATCTATCGCAGTGACGACCACCATAGAATAAGGGACTGAAAGGTTTGGATGTGATATCCAAGAGCTATATAATTCACCCAAACCAAATTTTATAGAAGCATCTTTTATTTGTGAAAGATAAAAATTTATTTTTCTAAAATTAAACATAACAAATAACCAGCCCATCCTAGAAGAAATTTTCCTAAAAAACATTATTTTCTCTTTCATACTAATCCTAATTGAAATTTATTACTGAAGTATCCATATCTCGTTCAGTCGCTTTTTGTAAAACATGTGTATTCGCTTTCGCCACTTGTTGCTCGACACCATCTTCATCAAGGTCACTGAACCTGACAGTAGAAAAATCCGTTTCAACTAAATGCGATGAAAGCATACCTGTGTTCCTATTCTTTAAGAACTTAATTAGGCTTTGATTCATTTCCCTTAATTGTGGGTTAGAAAGTAACGCGATTACATTGTCAGCGGTCTGTATAACACCAAGTGAGTCAGCGATAGAGTCCAACCCTGACTCTAAGTTATCAAAACTCCCTCTGTTTAACTGGGCAGCAGTTAGTGCGATTATATCCTCTTTCTTGCTAAAACCATGTAATTCTTCCGCGATAGACTTGTAATAGGCATACCCACCAGCCGTACCTAAAGAAACCCTTGTTGACGCCATTAAGCCTATGTAATCAATACATATTAAGTCTGGCGTGAAACCATCCTTTGACTTCAATTCATTTAAAAGTGCTTTTAATGTCAATGTACTGAAAGTACCAGATGGAAAATCCTTAATGACCAAATTCCCAGCTATTTCTGAAATGGATTTCATCCTACTTTCAAATTCTTTTCTATCTAATTTACCCAAATCGTTAGCAGGGTGGTTCAAAAGATTAGCGTCTATCCTTCTAGCGATTTCCATATCAGTCATTTCCAGTGAAATGAATAAAACATTCTTCCCAGATAAGTAAGCCGAACTTGCCGCCGACATAAGGATCGCACTTTTACCGCCGTGTGAAGGTGCTACGATTAAATTCAATGTTTTAGACCTCAACCCACTACCAAGTGCCAAATCTACCGACGGGAGCCCGATACTAAGCCCAGATATTCTTTGAGTATAGTAATCATATCTTTCTAGTGTGGCTTTTTCTTCCTTGTATTTCATCCCTATATCATAGTCAAATGAAATACTCAGTGCTTTCTCTATCATACCAATAATAGGTTCGAATGGCTGGTCATTTTCTATTAAATCGGCTGATTTAAAAATTGCTTCAGATAATTCTTCTTTTTGGATATATTTTTCAGTTTGGTCAATTAAAAATTCTTTATTTTCAACAGATGGTTCAAGAATAACTTCTTTGAATTGCCCAATAACTTTAAGTTTGATATTCTCACTCACCTCACCTGAATTTTTAATAAAAATACCAAGTTCTTTAGGGTTTGGGGTAGCATCGTATTCTTTGTTATATTGTACTAGAGCCTTAAATATCTCAGAATTTTCTAAGTTCGAAAAATGTGAACTCTTTAAGTGCGGGAAAACCTTTGCGAAATATTCTGGGTCAACTATCAAATTTTTCAGTATTACACTTTCCACATCAATCCTTTTATTACAACGCGATGTATATTATTTTCACATGCGCGTTACCACCCATAACGGGGGTGTTTGTTTTGGTTATTATACCACATTAATATAAAATCAAACTTAATCAACCTTTGCTAAAACCACTCAGAAACTAACTCTAAATTTTCACTGAAAAATAAACATTCCAAATTTCCATTTTTTTGTTTGTTGGTTGAAGGAGCAGTTGAATTCATTTCCCTTATTTTTTCGAATTTTAAATCACCATTTATATTGTTCAGTATATCTGTATAAACATAATCAAAATCCCCTTTTTTTAAAAAGTCAATGAATTCGCGTAAATCGTTTTCAGAAAACCCACTATAAGATGAAGCTTGTGAAAAATAAGGGGATCTAAAAAATACAGCGCATCGGTGTTCCCCATCAGGGTTTTATATGATAGATTAGTAATCTTTGTCTTTCTTAATACATCTTTCACTGAATTGAAATCCGTTTCATTTAAAGTGTAAAATCTACCCCCGAAGCTTTGATTCATACCGTTTGGTCCAAATCTTAAAAATGAATTAATACAAGAATTTGTTAAAAAATGTAGATATACCCCTTCCTCTTCTACCCCAGTCTTCCAGAAATTTTGATTGAACCAATCCCTGAAAGCATAATAAGAATTTTTGTCTTCTTTTATATATCCCCAAATTTCTCTAGTACGAACCGTTGTTCTTGGGTATATTCTTTGAAATTTATTATTTTAAATGTTTCGTACATTCTATATATATTTTCGTCTAAATCATTTACCGAATATTCATCAAATGATTTATCCAAATTAAACAAAACCGCACCTGAACCGACGAAAGGTTCTATATAAATTTCCTTTTTCGTATTATTGATGTATTCATTTATGATACCGACAAACTTAGATTTACTGCCGGAATACCTAAAAAATTTTAACATTTTTTGTCCTTGTTATTAAAACGGGGTGTTTATGTGGTCTTCAATAATTTCAATGATCCCCTCTATTATACCCAAGTGGTCATCCCTCAACATATTATCATCAATAGTAATACCGAAAGCATGATCATGTCCACCACTTGATATTACCATCGGGTTTTGTCTCACATACCACAGGATAGTATCTTTCAATTGCTTAGCGTCGGTGTTATCTACCCTATGTGAAAATCGTATAGAAATATTCTTACCTTTTGTCTCATAAGGTAAAACATAATAATCGAAATCTGGGTAGTCATTTTGCCAAAATGACTTATGTTTATCACAAAAAGCAAGTAAAATAGAATTTTCTTCGTCAAACACCGCTATATTGTTTTCTATAAGTGATTTGAAATACCTATCTTTATCTTCCAAAATTTTAACATATATATCTTTGAACATTTTAGGTATTTTATATTGGTTTCTTATGATGTTTGATTTGAATGCCGAAAGCTTCAATTCCCAGAATACTGAATTTAAAAACCAACCTATTTTGAAATTAGTTGGGTCTTCAAACTCTTTGTATATATCAAATGCATTAATAAACCCAACCAACTTTCCTAAATCTTCATTTACTGAGTGCGTAAATTCATAAGTCAATAGGGTAGCTGACTTCCCTATCTCGTGCTTACAGTAAACATTAGGGAAACTCGCCAATTCATTAAATGTTTCTAATACATCACCCTCATATGGGTGATGGTCTATGAATATAATTTTAATATGTGGGTGCCCTTCCGCTACTCTCATCAATTCTAGAAAAGCATCTTTATCGAAACTTAAATCAGTCACGAATAGGGTTTTAGTTAAATGATTGATGTCCAAGTCTATTGATTTCAGTGTATCTGTTACTGACCCATACGATACATGAAAGGTATCCATATCCCCGAATTTTTCTCTTAGTACTATGTTCGACCCAGCGCCATCAAGATCATTATGCGTCAAGTTAATTCTTTCTTTCATCAAACTTTACCCTTTGAATATTTTTTGTTAATTCTTTCTATTTCGATTTCAGGCATCATTTCTATATATTCTAACGCAGTACTTTCATTACACCTATAATATCTCATTACATTATCGATGGAACCGCTTTCGAATTTTTTCTTCCCTTTTTCAAACGGTATAAAACTTTTCGAGACCATGTTTCGTATTATATCCCATTGCTTATCAACTGGTATAGTTTTAGTCGTGAACATCAAAGCAAAATCTAAAGTATTCTCGAATCTAGCCAATAATTTATGAAACATAAATTCACTTATTTTCTCTTTTTCTTTTTGGGGGGGTTTTATTTTTTTATCAATACTAGCATTCATTACGCTCCACATAGAAGTTTCTTTTGGCGGCATATACTCTGGTATACTGGTTTCAGTATGGGTTATACCCCATTCATCAGCCAACATCCGATACCTCAGATGTTCGTTTTGAATTAGCGGAAACTGGGGCTACTGGGTCAGGCGTTTCCTGACCTTTACCCTCACGCGGAATTCCTTTCTTTTTCATTAGGTCGTGAACACCTAGATTGGCTTCTTCACCAAATATGTCATAGTAATAAGAAATCGCGTCATTGATATTAGAGCTATGAAATTTATAAGACTCTTGTGCTTTTTCAACGATACTCTTGAGGTTTTCATCTTCTGGGGTTTTATCCAGGACACCAGCCATATGTGAGTGAACAGACATTGCTTGTGACGCAAGGTGTGAATTTGACAAGGTACTGAAAACTAAATCTAACCTCACTGTAATTTCTTCTAATTTTTTTCTTAACTCTTTCATTTCATTTTCCATTTCATTCCCTTAAAATTGTTGATATTATTACAACATAAGACCATATGTAGCTACATATGGTCGATCTCTCCCAATCCTCTGCATATGACTCCAAAGTACATTGTATGAATTTACCATATATTCATAGACTCACTTGAACCAGATATCGTTTTCGGTTTGATGCGGTATTTTATCCCTCTTTTAATATTCGAATCAAACCTGTTTAAGGTATCTGTAACTGTATCACGCCACTCATTGGTGTATTTATCACGCACTTGAATTTCCCTTCGGTCATCTATGAACTGTTTCCTAAGTTCCGCATATACATCATCTACTATGTAGTGATTGTATATACACCAATTTGGTTCTTCTAGAAGTTCCCATCTTTTTCCTGGTTGTCTACTTCTGAACCACACCTTAATACCTGATGGGCTATTAGAGAATTTGTCCATCTCATCTTTATGTCCAGGTTTACACATTTCATTCCCTTAAAATTCAAAATCTTCATCATCTATTTCGCTATGCATAAAAGTATATTTTTCCTCAAACCTCAACGCTACTGCTGGGTCTGATAATATTGGCTTCAAAAATTCCTTCCAATTATTCCATATTTCCTTTTCTCGCCATTTTTTGTCACCTTCTACACTAGCGCGTGAATAATACCCCATAGTCGGTTTTGTCACGAAACCGAATTCCAATAAATCATCTAAGATTCCATATGCTGGGTGTATCCCTCCGTCATATTTTATGAGGTATCTAAGCTTCGTCAGTTCTTTACAGAACCTAGACTTTTTTGTCTGGGCTAATATTAATGCGCCAGTTATTTCCGTACTTGAATCAGTATCTTTCGCTTTTGCTTTTGAAGATCCAAGTACAATCGAGCTTGAAGCGAAGTATAACCCTCTACCACCGCCAATCGCAAGTGGATCGAACTGGTTCATGGAATTATGTGAAATCAGCCCATTTCCTAATATATAATTATGACAAGGCGTTTCAATGTCATATACAGTTTCATGACCTTTTATGTTTACGCTTTTAACTTTCATCTATTTCTCCTAATTTAATTTTCCACCCATAGAATTTACTTCTTTTGGAATATGGTTCTCTTTTCACACCCCGATTAAATTTGAATTACCATCATCCAATGTCAGTATATAACCTCTGGTCGTCATATAATTGGATATCATCATCAGTGACTAATTCACTCACTGGTACCCAAATTTGTTTTCCATCTCGCTCAACTAAAAACTTATGGTTTTCCGTGAATTCCAATATTTCACCATTTTCCATCTCTATTGAATACACTGGGGCATCATCGTATTGGAAAATATCTTGGACTTCTTGATAACCTTCCGTCGTTAATACTTCTTCACCTATCTTAATGTCAGCTAAAGACTTCCTTCCTTCTTTAGTCTTAACGGTCATTTTATTTGTCCCGCAGTCATATACCTGATTGATAACAAACACTGTCATCCCCAAACCAGTAAGGAGTTTCGCGAAAGTATTTTTCTTTTTTGATACGGTAAAGTCGGCTGCATCATTACCAGTAATCGCGTCATTCACCGATTTAGAAGTGACTAAACCACCCCAAGAATCTATTACAAGTAAAACATTCCCTCTTTCTTCTTTACTCAATTCTTTAGTGATCGCCATGACCTGTTGTTGAACATCTTCTATTTGGTTACTTTGAATAACGAGGAGTCTCCCGAGGTCAATCCCGACAGAATTAGCAAAATCGAAGTCGAATGCCATTTCAGAATCGATGTAAATGACAATGAACTCATCATTTATTTTTTGTGAATTTTTAGATACTTTCAACCCAACAAAACTTTTTCCTAAACTGCTTGGCGCCGCGATTTGTGATATTTTTCCGACTGGTATACCGCCATTCAATCTTCCGCTAAAGAGGATATTCAGTACCAAAGAACCAGTACTGATGAACTTTTGCTCTCTTTCTATATTTTGGTACAGGTTTTCCTTTATCACTTTGTTTTTTGATAACTTCCCTATCATACTATTTTCTTTCATTCTTCCCCCGATTTATTGATTTGTTCTGATTTTTCTTTTAAATACTCTTCATACCTATTTGCTTGGAGATCACTGAGATTATCCAACATCGCTTCTACATCATTGATATCCCTTTCAGGAGAAGAATACCTGAATTCATCTTCGACACCATTCAATTCTTCCATTAGGAAGAAAAATTCTTCCATGAATATTTCCATACTTAGGTCATCTTCAAATAAAATCCCATAAGAGTCATTTATTACTATCGAAGACTCTTTTTCATTTATAGAAACCGAATAAGGGTTTTCTAGAGCGCCATCTAAAACAAACAAGAGCGTTTCGACTTCAGTGAATGTTCTATCTTCATGCACGGAATATAATTTCCTTATGTAACCGTTTACTCTCTTCACCATGAAATATGTTACATTATTTAGAAAATTCACGCTCCCCCCTTTCCTTTAATTATACCGCGTCATACTTTACATTTACTTAAACTTTATCGTGGTATCACTTATAATCTTCACCGCGAACGCGAGTAATGGGATATGTTTGTTCTTTGCCCTTTGTGAATAGTCTTGGTAATCAGCTAACTCTAGAATAACCATGGGTTGGGCTTCTGGTTTGAAAATATTGTCAAGATTTTTATATACATAAGTGTAAAAATTATCTGGTATTAAAATTTCATTAACTACATCTTTCACTATCTTGAATTTCCTGTGTAACATCGCATCAATTAAAGAAGCGAAAATATCATCAGTTTTTGCAATATTTTCGAACTCTAATTTACCGGAACTAGAATGTTTTTGTATGAACATCAACATATTCCTAGTTGATGGGTACATAGTAGTCACCACTTTCATTATATCCTGTTTATCGTAGGTAATATCTTCATTTTCAAGTACAGAACACAACCGCTTGAAAATTTGAGTACCGAGTTCTTTCTTGTTCTGGCTATAAATATCATCCAAATTGAATATTTGTAATCTATCCAATAACGGGGGCATAAGTTTATCTATATAGTTCCCAGTAAACATAAATCTGTTATTTTTAGCGTACTGTTCTAGGTCAGAACGAAGCGTTGACTGAGCAGCAGTCGTCAGGTAATCTGACTCATCTATACAAGTAATTTTATGTTTACCTAGAACCGACTTCCCTCTTGAGAACTGACCAATATCATTCCTCATCACATCAATCCCGTTGTCCTTAGAACCGTTAATCCACAAAGTTTCAACACCAAGTTGTTTAGTAATGACATTCATTATAGTACTTTTACCAGTTCCAGGTGAAAGCCCGAAAATCCCAATATTTGGTATTTCTCCAGAGTTCAACCAAGTTCTTATAATAGCCTTCTCTTTTCCTGGGAAAATTAAGTCATCTATGTTCTCAGGTCTATATTTTTCAGCCCATATATATTGTTCGTCGTTAGTTACCATCATTTTTCCTATAATTCAATTTGTGTTAAAAGGGAATTGATCCTAATTATTGATTCTCCTTTAAATGTCAAGAAAAGCATCATGAATTTAAGCTTCCTCAATACATGCCCAAAAGTTCTCCCTAGATCGGCTTGGTCGTTATCGTATTTCCTAAAGAACCACGCGGTGTAAAATTTAATATTTCCGTCCATAAATTCCTTTAAAACTATTTGTTGCGTTATGTTACTTCCGTATTTTTCCCTAAAAAATTTTACATCTGCGCCGATAAATTCTTGATAATTGAGAATTATGTGTTTAAACATAGTTATTTCTTTTAGTTCCAACTCCCTTAGTTCAGCCAACATACCCCTGAAAGAAGAAGGTGTCTTAGAAAACATTATATAAACGCAAGCCAAGACAAAGGTTTCTTTGGTCTTTCCCTCCCATTTTTGGTAAGGGAAGTATGACTTTGAATTTTCTTTAGTGTTAAATTTATGATTTGAATGTAGTAACCTATAATCTAATTGACTATCATAAGTAACAAATATCCCTTGGGCTATATCATATTGTTGGCCAAATTGTAGCATTACTTTAACCTAAATTCTTTTATAGTAACTACTAATCCGTGTTCAGTTAAATCATCAGATGCAATATATGCATCTTCTATATCCTTGAATATTTCTATGATATTTCTATCTATAATTATAGCGTAAACCATTCCATTTTCCTTTATTCCTTATTATACCATACTTCTATAAATTAGAACTTAAACCCACTCTTCTATGTTTAAAAAAGATCTTTTGGTCGTTTGAAACTTAGCTTCGTTGTGAAACTTTAGGTCTTCTTCAAATGTAGTCCTGAAAGATTTGTCTTTCTTTAACATTTCACCTACTGTGTCTATATCTTTATCCAATTCTTCGCAATAAGTTGTTATCACTTCCAAGATTGAAATACCAGATAACTTTCTCTGTTTCTTGAACAGTAGAATATCTTGGTAAATACTAGAAAATTCCATCTTCCCCCCTTAAATTTCATCGGTTTCAAATGAACTGAAACCATCAATTTGTTTTACTTTTATGATTCTGCTTAAAAGTTCCAATTTATTTTTTATATCTGGGTTATGTGAAATTAAAACAACATCTTTGCTTTTACTAAAGACCTCATCGATAATAACCATAACCTCATCTATGCCGCTTACATCAAGTGAACTATCCAAATATTCATCTAATATTAACAAGTTGGTGCTGATACCATTCTTTTCTTCTATCAACTTCAAGAAAGCAAATAAAATACTTAAAGTTATCCTTTGTTTTTGACCATTCGAAAGAGAGTTAAAATCATTATCAGAATTTCTTGAAATAATCTTTTCGTTAAATTCATTGTCTATAACAAAGTTGAACTTAGAACCAAACAGTTCAAGGAACTCATTGATGTATTTGTTCAAAAATGGGAGTTGTTGATTTAAAATAACGCCCTTTAAATTTTTATCTGAAACCATTTCTTCTAATTCATCCAAATCAGATAGAGAATTCTTTATGCTAACGAACCTATTTTTAGTATTGTCAAATTCTACCTCTTGTAAGTTTAGTTCAGCGTAATTTACTTCAATTTGTTTCCACTCATTTATCTTATCAAATTTTTCCTTGATTTTTGCTAATGAAATTTTTGACTGTTTTTCATTCTCGGCTATTCTATTCCTATTATTGGTCTTCTGTAATATTTCATTTTGAATTTTAATGGTATCTTCTACGACTGACAAAGTTTCAGTTTTTTCTACTAGAACGCAATTCAATTCATCTTTCATTGCCTGAGCAGAATATGGCAAATGTTCTTTTATTTCAAATTCACAAGACGGGCAAATGACCTTATTTTGTTCATTCGCGATAAGCTTCCTTACCTTAGCTTTTATATCCTGTTCTTTTTCGAGTATAGTTTCCAATGATGAATTCATTTCTTTCAGTTTTTCACCATTTTCGAGCCACTCTGAGTGTAATTTATCTAATGCTGATAAAAGAACTGGGTATTTGTCTAATTTACACATAATTTCAAACTCTTCATCTTTCAAGTGTGAAATAATCGAGTCCCTGTTTTCATTCATTTCTTCATTTTGTTTTTCAAGTGACGCAATACTAATTTTCATTGAATCTAAGTTGTGTTTCTGGACTTCAATTTTATATGAATATTCTGTCAACATAGTTTTTTGGGTAGTTTTTTCTTCTTTAACCCTTTCCTTTATTTTCGTAAAAATAGCGGTATCAGTGATAACCTGAAGCACTTCTTCTTTTTCGTTCTTATTGAGCTCCATAAAATTTCTAGATGTACTCAAATTAGCCCCAAGAGCAATCAATTGCCTGAATACATTTTCCCCAAATTGGAGAATATTCTCTTCAAGCAAGATTTGGTAGTCTCTGTTCGTACTAGGTTTCTCTATTTGCGAGAAACCACTTTCGTCTTCTTTGTAAATTTCAAAAATATCTGGTTTGATGCCACGCACCACTTTAAACCTATTCCCATTAATACTGAAGATGGTTTCTGTGTGTAAAGCCTTGTTGTTTTTGTTATTGACCAATTTTCCGATATTTATCTTTCTAAATGGTTTCCCGAATAAACAATATGTAAGAGCGTCGACAAAAGAAGATTTACCCATCCCATTAGACCCCATCACTAAGTCTATACCATTCTTGAAATTGAATTCAGTTATTGTGTTACCGTAACTTAGTATGTTTTTAAACTTTAAATTTTCAAAATCTATTTTCATTAAGCTCCCTCTAGCCCAGACATTATTTTATCTAGAAGTGGTACTAAGTGCGGTTTCTTTTCATTCACTGTCTTAAAAAGAAGCTCAGTACCACCTATATTGTCAATGTCACCTTTGAAATCAGTCCCTATAAGGTCTGATATTTCTACATTGTTTATGAAATCAAATGTTACCCCAGAATGGTGTAAATCAAATGCAATGGTTTCATATTCTTTGTCTTTTGATTGGTTCACGAAGAATTTAACTTTATGTGTTCTTATATCTGGTAGTTCTAGAACCGAGTTGAAAAATAGCGGTTCTTCATAGAACCCAGATAATTCTAATTTATTTTCGTTCGAGTCATCATACTTTATTTTAAGGTGTTTGGGTGTCACTGTATTTTCTATGAATTCATATTCATGTCCTTGGAATACAAAAAACCCCCTTGGTGTATCGTAATCACCCCAATTAATCTGATACGGTGTACCGACATACATAACAAAGCCGTCAGTGGATTGAATATGATAGTGTCCCGACACGACCCTTTTTAAACTTTTGATCTTCTTAAAGAAGCTAGAGCTTAACTCAGATTTTTCATCTAAGTGCCCTTTGATGATTTCAAAGTTCTTAATTTCAAAATGCCCAAGTACTACATCAACGCCTTTTATGTCCCTTTCAGATATCTTATCACCAATTATCCAAGGAAATAACTTATACTTAGTACCCCCGATATCAAGAACTGTTGGTTCAGTGTAAATAGAAACAGAGCCCGGAAATAAGTCACCGAAATACTTCACTAGATTAATATTGAGCGTGGTTGAATAGTAAATATCATGGTTCCCGAGAAAACTAATAAACTTAAACCCGAGCTCTTTCATAGGAGTAAAAAATTCTTTTACTATTGTATCGAATGTTTTTATATTCATCATTTTACGATTATCTAGAAAATCACCCAATTGTACGATAGTGTTGATGTTGTTTTCTTTCATATAAGGGAAAAGTTGTTCTCTAAAAAAATTGAGTTGTTGCTCTAGGAAATCGTCGCTGAATCCTTTAATCCCGAAGTGTAGGTCACCGATTATTATAATTTTTTCCATTCTAGAATCCGTTCTTTTTTACTTCGACCCACTTCCCACATTTACCACTTTTTTCAACGCACACCCTCAACACATTATCCATATCATATGCCTCATATACATTACTCTTGAGGTTCGTTAGTTTCGCGAAATATCTAGCTGAACTCCATTCTGTCCCTGTATCTAATATATTCCCATTAGAAAGAATATCATCCATATAGGTACATACAACTAATTTATAATTTTTAGATGGTTTACTGTAATAGCAATCAACGCACTTTTTTTCTGTCATATAAGCTCCTTTTAAAGGTAAAGTATATTAAAAATAACTTAGTTTTAACTTAAAAGTAAATTTAAAAGTGTATGTATTTCTATGGGGGTATAATCAATCGCTTCAACTGAAACATTGTAATGATCTTCAAGTCCGACATTTTTATTATGTGTGTGCCCGTGTATTACATATTCGATATTATTTTTCTTTGCTATTTCTGAAAGAGATAATATATTTTTTACTTCTTTGGTAGATTGATATTCATTTGTTTTCAATGGGTAATGCGTAAGAAGAACATTTTCCATAATGATGTAATTATATACTCCCGAAAACCCCAGATTTTTAATATACCAATCATCTGGTTTATGGTCGTGATTTCCCCGTATAAGGTATTTCTCACCGTTCAAATTAGAGAATATATCAATAAGAGTTTCTTCTTTTCCCTTTATCCCTGCTGCGATGTCACCTAAGTGGAAAACTATATCATTATTAGAAACAGTGGCGTTCCAATTCTTAATGGTTATTTCTTCAAAATTTTCTGGTCTAGAACAGTACTTAATGATGTTTTTATGTAAAAAATGAATTAAGTGTCCCCTATGAGATAAATTTTTTGTTTTATCTCTTCGGGGACATCCTCCTTATTCTGTATTGTGCTCATATCATTATTTCCTTTTTATTAAAGTGAGTTTATATTTTCGCGAATGAAGCTAGATTGCCATAGTGAATCAAATTCCATATTGGGGATTAAGTTCTCTTTGAACTTAATCCTTTTCTGGGCGTATGGGCTCAATTCTTTTTCTTCGATAATCGACAAAGCAAATTTATAAAATTCGCCCTTTTCAAGTAATGTTGTATCAAAATCATAATTAGCTTTTTCCTGGGAAGTGATTAACCTTATGAATTCTTTTTCAGTTTTGGTTCTACTCAATTTTCCCAAAAGGGAAATTCTATCAGTGAATGGCATTTTTAAAAAATTATATTTATCATCTTTCAGTATGTGGTTTTCTTCGTCTGGAGCAAGATTTGAATTCACGGTGCGTTTAGCCAACTTAGATAATTTATCCGCTTCTTTATTCAGTTCTCTTGGATCCCAAGTTGTTTTGAAATCAATACCGCGCATATATATATCGATAAGAGGACTTTTTTCTTTAGAAACACCCAAGTTGTCGGTAAAAAATAAAACCCCAGTGCACCCTAATCCCTTAGCATATTTCAATGCTTCAAAGTAAGCAACTCTTTCACTTTTGTCTGAATTGTTCCCAGAATAAAAATCTACAATTTTAGAAATTCTAGTTTTATTCGTCATGTCATATATACCAACACCAACGCATTTTGTATTATGATCTATGCTTGCATCGAACGCGACTTTTATCCTCATTTTTAAACCCTTTACTTTGATATGTAATATTATACCGTAAGTTAGCTTAAAGAGAGGTTAAACTGCGAGGCGTGAATTGTTTAGAAGTGAAATTATTTCTTTATCGGTTTCTGTGAAACCACGAAATTCTGAGAACTGATCTATTTTAGATTGTGTTTCAAGGTCGGTTATATTTTTTTCAGGTATCTTTTCAAACCCATTTTCACAATCCCTGATAACACCTAACCTCAAAAGCTCTGCCGTCACATATATCTCAGGACGAAGTACTATAGATATACTTGTCGTTATCCTATTCAGTGAGTCATCTTCTTTAAATTTAGCCCAAGGGGAGTCATTAAATTTTGATAAAAACACCCAAGTTATATTTTCAAGAGAGATTGAATTACCGCCATTAAGTGCAATGTGGGTTTTATGGTTTTCAGCCCAATCATATAAAAGAGCATATTCATCAGAGTCTTTGTTCCTATACTTCAAGAATAACTCAACAGTTGCGTGCCCTGACTGAACCCCTTGGGCAATTGTACTGAGCATACTATGCGTGAATGTGTATAACCTCACTTCTTCGCCTTAATTTTATCTTTCAATGCGCCCTTTAAACCTTCAACTATTCGTTTTTCAGATAGTTTTTCGATATTAGAAACAAAGTGTTCTTTTTCATCAGTTTTATCATACACTAGGAATTTAAGCCCAGTCTGCGTCTTTATAGTCCTGATGAATTCTCCTGGCAACATATTTTCTACAAACCCCAGCCACAGAGATAGTTTCATTTCTTGACCCATAAATAACTGGTTCACCTCAATTTCTTTGGCGTTAGTGATCCCTTCCACGAACTCACCACCAGTATTATCTAAGTTACTCGGTTGAGACATAACCGTGATAAGGTCGTTTATTTCAACGCTGAAATTGGTCTTAATAAACTTATCAGTAACCTTTGCTAGAGTGATACCGTCCACTCGGAACTCTTCAACCATTTTATTGAAATCCAATTTTTTCATTGTTTCCCCTTATTTTTAAAGTAGTTAGCTATGATCATGAATTCATTCAAATCATGCCTATCACATTTTTCTCTTGTCGATTGTTTGTAATCATTGTGGAAATGTGAATGACATTCACCGCACAAAGTTATACCATTATCTATAATGAATTTTTGTTCTGGAAAATATGTAGCATGGTTTATATGGTGCGCATGCCTGTCCTGGAGGCTGCCACAACATTGACAGGTACTGTCTCTTCTTATAACCCCTACTCTCCAAATTCTGTATTCTTTCGTGTTTCTCCAATCCATATTGCCATTCTCCGGTGATTATAATGTTTATTTTAATTTTTTATAGATATATGCTATACATTTAGATAAACTATCAATAAACAGCACATAATAATTTTTTATTATAGTCTTAACCGTATCTAAAATGCTTGGTTTTGTTGGTTTTGATACACCTATTTCTACCGCAGTCCAAACATCCCAAACATCTTCAGTCAACAAATCATAGTTTAAAAGAAATAATCCATTATCCCCCCAGTTGTCGCCCCACGAATTTTCAACAATGAAACCATTTAAAGAGTCGTCCCAACCGACAATGCTCATCGCGTGTGAGCCAATACTCGGGTTTTCATTAGAAACTTTTACATATTTTTGGTCTTTTAGAGGTCCTGAAACTTTATAAAACGCGTTACCGAGTTCCATCGAAAATATAACAGCGTTCTTCCCATATACGGCATCTTTTATACTATTTATGGTTCTTAATAATCTCTCATACCGCATAACTTTGAAATGTGATTTACTATATATTTCATCTGAAGGCTCGTTATTTACATTTTTGATTATATAGGGGTAATCTTCTTCTGAACAAATGCCGTACCTGTTAGCATATTTAAAAGCATCTCTAGTATAAGACCCTTTATCTCTACCATTTAGTTCTAAATAATCTTTCCTTAAATTAAAATATAAGAATAACCTACTCAGATTTATTTTTTCAGCGCTCATCATTTCTAGTGACGAGCAAGCAGCATTCGCTACACAAGAACTTAGGTTATATTGGTTTTCTATTTCCCTTATATTACTATTAATAAATTTCTCTGGGAATATGCGCGTTTCTTTCGACGGGGTATATTTAAAATCGCGTGGGTCTTCTTCATCTTTCAATACATTCGATAACAAATTTGTTAGCATATCTTAATCCTTAAATGTTGGGTTGTTCTCGTTCACCGAGATTCTAAATGTTTGGTATTTTAACTCATTTAGATTTTTTACCGTTTATTCTCGGCTCCATTAAATCTTTTTAGCTTCTCTTTATTTAAAGTTGGTGATTTATCTTCTTTTAACAAAACCACTCCTTTAATTTTAATAAATTTTAATTATTTAACTCTTATTGTAATCAAATGGTGGGCATGGCGGGTAACGATCCCGCGTCCAAGAATTTTTTCTGTTTTGAAATTAACCTTACGGTTGGCGATTGCCTACAAGTTTTTGATTTAATTTTTTACAAAAATTATAAAAATATGAAACGCATTGAAATGTTAATCTTGTTCGGTTAGTTCGTTTGGCAATGAAGTGAACTACTCTTCAAAGGATTAAGCTACTTGAACCATCCCTGTATAATTTATATTGTTTTCATCTATTTTTGTTTTGAGGTTTAACTTCTCCAAGTACTTGTTTCTACACATAATAAAACTCCTGTCGATACCATTTCACGCCCATATCGTATAAATATCTAGACCAGCATCGTTGAGAGGCAATCCCTACTTAACTTCGGGTGATATCTAGACCTATTGAGTTATACTCAGTAAAGGTTATTTTTCTGAGTGGGAGAAGTTTAACTCCCGATGTGAATTTTTATTACCGAGGTTCAATTCCTCTAGTGACTTTTTATTCCCAACTGATCTACATTCGAAAGTTTTTAACCTTTCTCATTTAAGACCCAGAGAGGACTTCGGTTCATCTTAGGTTTTGTCTGATTTAATTTTTTATTGTGGCAGTTCACCCTTTCGGACCTAATACCCGTTCTGCCAATTCCCCTTGTTTCATCAGATAGGACTTCTGCGGTTCCTCGATCTTTTATTTTGATTGGCGTCTAAGTTTCCAACTTTTTACTGAGCTAACAAACGACACATTAACAGCGGTTCTGAAGCGTGAAAATATATAATTTTTATTGTACCAGTTTAATATTAAAATTAACTTAATCGACTTGGGTTTTTATAATCTCATGAAAATTACTACATTTTCATTATCTGGTTCTACTTCACCTTGGTCATTGACAAAATAAGAAACCCCATTTCTTATAGAATACGCTTCCCCGTCTTCACCAGAGTTCATATTAGAATCAACTTTAAACCCATTTCTTGAATAAAGTGTGAAAAGAGGTCCGCTTATTTTACCGTTCTTGTCTTGTTGAGCAAAACAATCTAATCTCTTTGCGCCATGTAACTTCGCATTTTGTACGATAGCATCCCCACTTGAACCTTGTGAGCTGAAAACTGAAACAAGTTCATCCTTATGTGCTATCGCATATCCACTTGAATTATTTGTGCCGACATAACACAACATATTCTCATATTCTTTGGGTGAATATACTGATAAAGTTTCAAGTCCTCTTGGGATCTTCCTAGAAATATCATTTTGTTTGATTTTCGATACGATCTTTCCAAATACCCTTCCACTAACTTGAGTGAATACTGAATCATCTCCCTTCGGTAGTTTCTGACCCTTTTCTAGTTCGACCCCGTGCATCCTTCCCAAATCCCTAAAAACTTCATCAACCACATCTTTAAATATCCCCATAATAGCCCCTCTCGTATTTATCTATAACGCATAAAACCAACTGTATTAGACTATTTACTTTTAAGAAATTATCATTATCCTTTTCCCTTGAGTTCCCTCGGTTTTTTAGATATGTTCTTTTATTGAGCTCTATCATTATACTCTTGACCCTTTTGTCACCAGAAAACTCTTCTGGTAAAATTGAGCCAGAATAAGGTTCATTAACGCCGACTGAGTAACCATTTGAAATAATCAACTCACTTATTTCAGAAACGAGTTCTTTCGGTGTATTGTACTCAGTAACCCCTATACAAAAATCTATGGGGGACTCTTCAGAATAAAAACTATGGCAATCTACTATACAAACAACGTCGAAATAACACAATGACATGTGTATAGAAGAAAGTAGTGATTGATGGTGTGGAATATAAATATCCGAAATTATTCTTGACTTCGTAGCTAAGAATTCACTCACTTTATCATCTCTTACAGTGTTTCCAAATATATCTTGGGTATAGACTATCCCCATACCCTTTTTATACATATCCTCTTTTTCATCATAGTATCTTTCGACATCACAATAAAACCTTGAAAATTCGAATTGATGTCTCGTTGAATGCTCATGGGTAAAAAGTTCATCAGTGTACCAGTCAGTTTGAATAGTCATCGCTAGTTCATCAACTAATAATTTCGTGTCAGGGATTGTGTGGGATGAATGTGGTATATGCAAAATCATATTATACCTTTCAATTTTATATTTCGGTATTTGAAAACTTATCTGAGTACTCCGAAGAGTACTCAGTAAATCTTAAAACTTATAGTTCAAACCAAGCGTAACCGTATCGGCTTGAAATTCATCATTTCTAGTATAGTCAACGAATACTTCAGTACCGAAAGCGAACGGAGTACTTACACCAGCGCCATAAACAAGACCAGCATTATCACCAAAATCTACATTATCAGTCATAACATCACCGTAACCAACTAGACCATAAACAGATGCGCCATCTAGATCATATGCAGGTTTTACGAAACCTGTTAATGTAGCAACGTCACCAAAATCATTAGCATCAGTCGAATACCTAACTTCAAGTGCAGTACTAAATCTCTCATTTCTGTATGCTACCCATCCAGCTTGCACCCCAATTGTAGTTCTATCAAACCATTTAATGTTATCAAACTCTGTACCAGACGCTAGTGCTGTGTTAAGACCGATATAAAAGTCTTGTTCCTGTACAACCACTTCTGATACCTGAATTGTTTCAACTGGCGCGATGTCTCCACCAGCTACTGCGTTTCCCGTGAATAAAACAAAAACAGCACCAATTGCTACCAACATTCTTTTAACTTGTGTCATAATGACCCCCATTTTTATATTTTTTTACGGGAAACCCAACCTTCCGAGGAGAGGAACTCTATTCATTAATACATTAATATAAAGTATATGAAGTTATAACTTCATTTACTTAAAATAAACTTAATGACTCGTAACCTTACTTTCTTAAAATAAAAAACTTAACTCACCGCGTGGGTTACACCACTTATGGCTCTATATTACGGGAAGTAGTGTTAATTTTCTTGTTTTAAACGGTAACTTTCTAGTAAGTACCTTCACTTTCTCTTTCGCCATTGATAAAGAAACTCCTACTCTTCCGGACATATCGAGGTCTTCAGGGTAAATACTGTGCGCTTCACCCGTAACTTGGACACCATTTTTTAAAGTTAGTACGCAAATAGTTAATGTATCACCGACGCTGAAATATTTTTCTGATATAATCACTTGCTCAACCATTTCATTAGTCACCATGGTATCACTCCCCTAAAGAAATAGCTTCTATTTCTTTTATAAGTGCATTTTTATCTTCCCATATTTTAGGGATTACTGATAACATATTTTCTGAAAACCCAGCAACTTCTAAAACATCATGAGAAAGCTTCATTGGGGTCGCGCCACCATACCCCTGAAGGTTCCAAAATAGGAATTTTGTGTTCGGGCTTAATTTTTTGTAATCAGTAACCATATCTCTAAAAGGTTTTCCGTGCCCGACTTGATTTTCTTGCATATCGGTGAATATCACAATCTTATCAACTTTGGTTTTTGTTTTTATCAAATCAGTCATAGCCCCACCAAGGTCTGTACCGCCACCTTTGGTAATAGTCATTCTGATGAACTCCATAGGTGAACCATCTATTGAAATTTGTCTCGAATTGTCCGCCCAAAGATAAGCCAATGTTTTCTCTTTATCTAACCCACATAACATAGAAGCCATTAAAGTTTTACCAATCATAAACGGTGAAACTTTTTTGTATTCACATCCCATTGAACCAGATTCATCTAATAGGATGGCTACAGATTCACCTTCTTCGACAATTGGTATATTTTTTGAAGAGTATATGAACCCTTGTTCTATAGCCTTCAAAAGTTTTTTATGTCTAAACATATCAATAGAATTTATGATTCTAACCTCATTATATGCGTACACGAATCTAAAAGGGAGTAATTTAGAATTTAACACGGCTTTTTCAGATGACAATAATTCACATAACATACCGAATGCTTCATCATCTATACCAGATTCAACCATATTCTTGATGTTCTTCAATGCAGCCATATACCCCAATTTTCTTTCTGAAAGCATTGACTTGTAGAGAATAGCTCTTTCTTCACCAGTTGAACTAGCATTAACAGTTTGCGCAGTATTGATATTAGGGAGTTTGTTCTCTAACGCCATTTTAAACATCAATCGTTGTTCATCGTCTTTAGGTGTTGGGTGGGATATATTCACTAAATTGGAAACTTTCACAGAACCATTACCAAAATACTTTTTCAGCTGATACGAGCCCCACTTTGTTTCCAAGGAAATCTTCACTGCTTTTCTTAGAGAGTTCGGGATCATCATATCTGGGTTTCTTGAATTCCATAACGCGACCATCTCAATCGCGTCATCTGGTCTAAGCATCGTTTTGTCTAACGCGTGCTTCATAAATGTTTCGCCTTTTACATTTTCCGCTAAAATGGTTCCAATAAAATGAGAAATAGAACGCAAATTACCAACTGTTCTAGCATAAACCATAGATTTGGCTAGAAATTCTGCGTGTTCTGGGTTATTAGTGATATACCCTTCAATTTTATCTAATCTTTCTTTTTCAGTTTCGTAAAACGAATCAGTTCCATTTAACATAGAATTGAGTATCACGGAAACAACTTCACCTTTGAAATTATCCCTAGAGAATCCTGACATACCTGAATAATTCACATCATCACGGTTTTTTGGGTTTGTTTTGATTTTTAAATTGAATTTTGACATTATTTTACCTTAGTTCTAATTGAGTATTAGACGATTGAAATCGCACCGCATTGTCGGACGAATGAGTTTTTTAATTATTGTTAATATGGATGAAATTGAAAAAGAGTATTTTTTGCGTCCTACCATTAGACGACCTCACTTCTCGAAGATAGCGAGGGAAGGATTCGAACCAACATTTCATGCTCCCAATGCGATGTAATCTTTCCCTGTAATCCCATATTAACAATAATTAAAAAACTCATCTTTAAATAGATGAAATCGACTAAGAAGGTTAGAGCGGTGGTCAACACGGTGAATATAACTCTTATTATTTTCAAGTAATGATGTATTCTTAGTCTGTAATTCTATTTAAAGATGAGTTTGGTATCAAAAGTTGAGATGAAAGCATTAAAGAGTTGACTCCTGGAAGCCTTTTAACCGAGTGAATTACCAATTCGGCGATTCTCTTTTACCCAAGAGAACAGGGGTATCTACCCATTTATCCGCCAATCTGTCCGCTTCAACCTATTTCAAATGAAGAGCGATTTAGCAACGCTAACAGATACAGCCCAACGCGTTTCTCTTAATTAATGATGTAATCTTTAACTGTAATTCTCACTTTTGATATTTAAAGAACATAGAGCATATGCTCAAAAAAGAAAGATAAAATCGACAGAGAGCAGTTTAATTCAATATTGTGATGTAATCTCTGGCTGTAATTCTTTCTTTTTTGAACTTATGTAATAATTATATAGTTTTAAACTTAAAATTAACTTAATTAATTGTGGTCGGGTGGTATTGAACCGACTGGTCTATATGCGCGAAATGAAAACCTTCAAAGCACCTACACAATTCCAACATTCAATAAATACCGTATTTGATTAATTATTTAATCACCTTATTATGTATACAAGTAGTATACCTAACTTTCACTTAAAAACACCTTAAATCCAAACCTTTTTAAAAATGTTCTTCATTTTTTTAAACAAATCTGGGGTATTGAAGTCTGTTCGATATTCAACCCCTATTTTATTCTCGCTCAAACCAACTTCAAAGTCAGATTTTTTCATAGAACTTTCGTTTATTATTTTTTCAGTATCGAATATTTCTGATAATTGAGAACCTTTTATATTCAGGGTATGTTTTTTCATGCCTTATCCTCAAATATAGCAACTTCTGTTGTTAATAACATACCAGCAATAGAACTAGCATTAATAAGGGCAATTCTTTCGACCTTCAATGGGTCAATGACCCCTGAGTCAAAAAAGTTTTCAATTTTCCCAGTAGAAGCATTAAAACCGTACTCCCACTGATTTTCGCCCCCGTAATCCATAACATCTGAAGATATATCCAATATTTCATCATAAGAATATCCAGCATTATCTAAAATCGTTTTGAAAGGGGATAATATAGATTCAAATATGACTTGTTTCCCTCTTTCTTCATCTGAAAGTTCTCTTTCTAATGACCCTAAACCATCCATTAGGGACAATGAAGCATGGAAGAACGCGCTACCTCCCCCAACTACTATCCCCTCTGAAATTGCCGATTTAGTGGCTTCAACGGCATCATCAAATCTATCTTTTTTCTCTGACATTTCAAATTCTGTTTGCGCGCCAACTTTTATGGTCGCAGCCCCTCCAGATAATCTAGAAATCCTTGTTTTTATTTGGTTTTTGAGTTCCCCATCATCCATATTCTGAACTTGAAGTTTGAGACCATCAATCGTCAAATTTATGATTTCTTTATCTCCGCCACCATTCACTATAACGGTGCTCTGTGAATTTATGATAACCTTCTTAGCCTGCCCTAGATCATTTAAATCAACTGATGCTAGAACTTTACCAGAACTATCGGAAACCAACGAAGCCCCTGTGGTTAAACAAATATCTTTCAAGAGTTCTTCTTTCATAGAACCAAAACCAGGAGCTTTCACGGGGTACACTTCGAGTATCCCCCTCATTTTATTGACTACGATAGATGAAAGAGCTTCGCCCTCTATCTCGTCAGCTATGATAAGCAAAGGTCTTTGGGTTTTCTGAACCTTTTCTAGTATAGGGAGAATATTTATCAATTGTGAAATCTTTCCGTCGGTCACTAAAATGAACGGGTCTTCAAGTTCGGCTCTGTTTCTTTCTTGGTTAGTGATGAAATGTGGGGAAAGAAACCCTCTTCTAAATTCCATTCCTTCCGTTATTACGAGCTCATCTTTAACCCCAGTGTTTTCTTCAACTGTTATAATACCATCTTTCCCGACTGCTAGGATGGCGTCAGAAATTATTTTTCCTATTTCAATATCACCATTCGCGGATATAGTAGCAACATTGATAATATCCCCATCTTTTATTTCTCTTGATTTTTCTATTATGAAATTTATGACATCTTTAACCGCTTGATCCATCCCTCTTTTCAATGAATTTGGGTCTACTCCTTCATCAACCGCACTTAAACCATTTTTGAAAATTTCATTGACGAGCACAGTAGATGTAGTTGTCCCATCACCAGCTTCGAACGCGGTATTTGAGGAAACCTCTTTCACGATTTGGGCACCCATGTCTTGTAGTTTATCTTTTAAAAAAACTTGTTGGGCGACACTGACCCCATCTTTCGTGAGGTATGGTCTTTTCCCTTCTTCGTGGATGAGTACATTTCTCCCTTTCGGACCCATAGTTACTTTAACCGCGTCACAAAGGCTTTCTATACCCTGAGCTATTTTATTCCTAGCACTTTCCCCGAAAACTATTTCTTTAGACATTCTCTAACACCCCTAATATATTAATTTCTTGAAGAATAACGATCTCTTCACCTTCTACCGTGATCTTATGCCCACCGTGCGTTTCATAATAAATCTCATCACCGACTTTCACTTTAGTGACTTCGTCCCCGATTGATAAAATAGTTGCTTTTGTGGTTTTTTCAGTACCTGAATTAGAGCTTTCTGTTTGAAGAACAATACCAGATTCAGTGATACTTTCTTTTTCGAAAGTCTGTGCTTTAATAATTACTCTGTTACCAATTGGTTTTATCATATAAACTCCTCGTTGTGTGAGTTTATTATACCATTAATACCTTAATTGTAACTTAACAATACGAGAACGATAAATGGGGGATTAAAATGCGGGAATATATTTATTCATCAATTGTGAAATAAACTCTATATAAATCTTTTTGAAGATCTCTAAGAATCAATTAGGTGAAAGTTCCTTAAGTGAACCACCTGGACCAATATCGTGATATTGTTTCTCTTTAAACAAATCCATAGAATTCATCCCTTTTATTCTGGTGCACCCACTCGGACTCGAACCGAGACTCTCTTTCGAGAAGTGGATTTTAAGTCCACTGCGGCTACCTGATTACGCCATGAGTGCATAGTAACTTTCACATTGATTGGTATTCTTTTCTATGCCCAAATACCTTGTAAAATGTAAGTATGTTCTATGGGCAACTTACAAGTTTTTGAAAATTATACTTTACTAACCTACTTATCAGTATTTGCAACTACTTCAAAGCGTAACCACACAGGAGTCCAGGACAGGTTTATTTTTTCAGTGTCTATTCAAACACTCTGCTCTTGATATTACAGGTATAATTTTTATTTTAAGAGTTTTATCTCTTGAGTCTGATAGTGTTTGGGTATAAACCCCTCTCGCATAACTCATAAAAATCTTCAATGGAAACTTTTATGAATTATTTTTAATTTTGGTTGCTCGTTGTGGATTTGAACCACATTATAAGAGCTTATGAGACTCCCCCAGATACCTACCTGCCACCAGCTATAATATAATCTAACTTTAGTTTCCTGTTACACTCAGTATTTAGACCAAGTTCAGTGGTATTTCAACCATTGTTAGATGTTGTTCTCAATTTTCTCGAGTATTCGCGTTACCTACATGATACGAAATAAATCACGATTGTTTTTGATTTACAACAAACCTTTAACACTTGAAACACCTATGTGATAGAAATATTCTGTAGTATAATAGGCGTTTCAAGTACTAAATTGTTTGAACTTCATATTTTTTGGTTGGTCGTATAGGATTCGAACCTACAACCATTCCGTTATGAGCGGAATGCTCTACCATTGAGCTAACGACCAATAAACACCAAGGTTCTTTTATATAGCGTCGTCTTGGTTTACCAACGCTGTTTATTTTTATAATTTTTTTCTGCTATTTCTAATTTACCGTAAAACTCTTCATTATCTTTTTCTAGATTTATATTAATGATATGGTATCGTAAATTACCAATATATTCTAATACTTTTTCCTTACTTTGATTAATAAGCACTTGCTCTAATTCTAGTAACTTGTTTTGTTTATCTTTTTCATATCTTTTCTTTTCAAGAAGAAAAAATAATATGAATAGTGAAGAAGAAGCCACTAATATACCAGAAAAGTATAATAAAAATAAGTTTCCTGTTTGTACTAAAATTCCCATACATTTTCTTTCGTAATCAGATTTTTAAGTTTGTTAGTATTTTCTATGGTCAACTAACATTTTTTAAAAGACAAGTATATTCTATGCCCACCTTGTTTTCTGGGCAATAATTAAACTCTACATTCCGCACCAATTCAATCATTAACTCCAAAAAAGCCTACAATACTCCAATCCTAAGATGCCTTGCGCAAGGTCTACGCAGGTTTGCCGGAGTGACTATAAGCTTTTTGGAATTAACAATGGGTGGTAAAATAACATAAGGTTTAATCCTTATATGTTATATTATACCGTAAGTAAGCTTAAAACTCACTTAAACTCGGTAATTAACAACTAAGTTTCATTAAGTTCTTTTTCCTTCCGAACGCTCACGGTTGCCCACACGGACACATACCTCTCTTGGGCATTACCTCGGTCTTACTTCTCAAGAGTATAAGAACTTAATGAAACTTAGTTGTTTATTACTTATATTATACCCTAAGTAATCTTAAAGCTCACTTAAAATATTGTATATATTTCATAAAAATAACTCTAAAAAATTATCTTGCCACGGTCATTATAGAGGCTTCGGAGGTTTTAACCTCTAGATATTTTTTTAGAGTTAATGGTGAGTCTGGGTGGAGTTGAACCACCATCTCCTTTTGGGAGCACACGCATTAAGATATCCTTTTACAGACACCCATTCTAGACTCATAATTTACAGAACTTAAAGGTCTAATGCCACCATTTATATGTTATATTATACCGTAAGTAAGCTTAAAGCTCGCTTAAATTTCAATAATATTGAATTTTCATGTAATAATTTAATTTATATCGATTTTTTCAATTTCAGTTGAAGTAACATACCCTGAAAATTTGAATCCCAATTTTTCTATTTCATTCACGAAGGGGGTATAGTCCATTGAATCATCGTCTTGACCGGAAATTTTAACTATCTTAACTTCTCGCACTTTCACCTCGTGTAATAAAAATTCATCACTACTCCAAACTTTACTGGTCTTTTTTGAGATTGACGCCCTTATTTTTTCTATGAGTTCCTTCGTGATAATTTTTTTAGATTCATCCATATACCACTTCATAAATTGAGCCTTTCCCGTACCGTCGAGTTTTTTTGAGGCTGACCCAATACTAAATCGGTCTTCCACACCGAAATATTCCATCATCTTTTTATTCATGGGTACAGTGAACTCATTATTTATCACATAATCCTTTTCAGTCATAATTGGATTAAGCCATTTATAACCGCTCCTTGATAATTGAGAATTGAAATCGGTACCAGCATCAAACGAAGATACACCAGAAACAGATACTAAGAACCGAGCTTGTCTTCTGGCGCCAGTAGAAATACCCTCGCCACCACGCTTGAAAACTGAAATAGTTTTCTTTTGACCAATTAAGCCCTTTAAAGTTATCAATCCTTCTATATCGGTCACATGGTACGCTAATTCGACTGGTTTATTGAAATCTCTCATTATAGTCTGAGTTAGTGGTAAAAAGCCATGAGACGCCATTTCCCATTCTTTCATCGCTGATTTATTGTCTATATATCTTTCAAATACGGTATTTATGGCTTGTCTGAACATATAGTCCCCTCTTAATGATTTTCAAAAATTACAAAGTAGTATTCTCTGAAAATGATTAAAGAATTGTGACCCTCAAGGATCTTTTTTTACATATAATCGCATAAAATTTTCCTCTGAAGAGAAATAGGGTCTTGTTTCAACCCTCGAAATTTTAATTGACCATATTTGTTGTCCACTTGCAAGGTTTCGACTACTCATCGTGACTCCTTTAGTTCTGGAAATGTGTAGCATGCTACGGAAATATTTAATTTGTTTTTTCAGAGATAATGTAAATTATGAGATTATCGAATATACTAAATGTATCTATTATATACGCAGTAGATAGGATCGTAATTTGAGAGTTTTTCTTGGGTAGTTGGTACTGTTCCTCTTCGGTGTATTCAAAGATAGTTTTACCATTTAGGGAAAATTTTAAAGTATACAAAGTATCATACCTCTTTTTTAGAGGTATTTAACGCACGGTAAGATTCCGTGAACATGTACGCAATAAGCCCACCGCCATAGGTTTCCGTGAACATATTTCGTTTCAAACCTTCAACAAACGGTCTGCGACATGCGATGCTGCCCAAGCTTCTGGTTTTACTTTCGGGGTAATCCCATTTACACCCTTAATGTACCCGATAGCCTGATGTAACGCGACTGAAGAGCCATGCATTATATTCGGATTAATATCCAAATGAACTTCAAAATACCTACCTTTCAACACATCGGATAACTGGGTCACGATAGATGAAACTTTAAAAACTTCATTCATCATTCTTAACGATGGGCGACCAGGATCTTTATCAAAATCTCTTTCAAATGAGACTTCCCCGAAAATTTTATTGTTGTCTTTTTCATAAACAACTATCGCCGTAACAAATCTCGCATGCCAATGACCACCCTTCCTGAATTTTTGGCTGTCGCACCCAAGATATATTTTCGCAGATGGGTTGTCTTTTATATAATCAATAACTTCTTTTAAGTTTATTTTAAATTCTTTTGAGTTTATTTTTCTAGTTTTCAATTTTCATTCCTCTATTGTCAATTCACTTAGTCCCCTAGAAGGAAATATTCCAGCGTATTTGATATCATTTTTTTCACAGAAAGACCGTATTTTACCATTGTCTGAATTCAAAGAATATACACTATCGATTTTGAATTTAGTTAAAATGACCTCATTGTATTTCATTTCTGCCGCATTATCCAAGAATTTTTGAAGTTCTTTGTAACCTCCGCCATCAATCCATTTTTCTATTTTTTTGAAATACGACTTTTGAAATTCTAATTGTTGCTTGACAGGAAGATTTTTTATTTTTTGTAAAACCAATTCTTCTGTTTGATCCTGTGGTGAAAAATCAACCCCAAATTCTTTAAAAATAGAAGTTATGACACCATCAATGGAAAATGTGAGTTTGAACTTACTAGCTCTTTCAGGTGAATCGTGGTTTATCCACCTTACACCATTTTCATCGACAGTAGTCCAAATATCACTTTTCCCCGTATTACTTCTGTTCCAGTAAGAACGGTTAGGCAGTTTGGTTGGGACGGTAATCGAGCCAACTCAGGACCTCCAACGGTGAAAGTAGATATTTGCGCATTTGTTTTAGAAATATTTTTGAGAGTTTCGAGGTGAACCTCATTCGTAAGATGAAAACTCTTGACTCCTTCTTGAGAATACCCTAATCTTTTCATCATCGGTAAAAAAGAGGAATTGCTCTATTAGAAATCAAAGTATTATAGCCCCTTTTCATACCAGCGATTTTACTTAACTCTTCTTTTAAATATTGAATACTCTTTATAGCTTCTTTAATCAATGAGTAACCTTTCTGCGTTGTTTCTTTTGGGTATTTAACGATTTGAGAATCCATGGGGATAAGTTATATTACATTCAATTGCTATCGATTTTTCTGAAGATATATCGCACCATCAGGCGGTATAGTATTAAACCCTTATGGATATCCTGGATCGTTCTATGCCGCGTCATCTGTATCTTTGGTATATTCTAGATAACTTCAGAACCCGTCTTTGATATATCTTCAGAAAAATTGATAGTTTACTATTTATAACAAACGCTCAAACTTTTTCCATAGGGTAATCGTGGCTTTCGTACCCAATTATTTGGAACTATTTACGGTGAACGAAAATACACTTTTACTTACGGTACTCCATGAGGGACTCGAACCCCCAATCCAACAGGTCGAAACCGATTGCTCTATACATTTGAGCCAATGAAGTATATATTCGGGGTAGATAATGGGAATTGAACCCAGATAACTCGTGCCACAGACAAGGATACTTACCATTGTACTATATCCACCATACATCGTTTATCTTTTTAAGGTAAACCCTTTATTCTTATCTTTAATTTTTATTTCTACTCTATCGTTGAAATGAACTACTCTGAAATCAATATTTTCTTTCAGACCTTTATTTTTCAAAACTGTTATGAGTTGCTTTTGCTTAAATGTCATAATTGTCCCCCGTCTTATCATCATTTTCCTTATATTATTTTTGAGCGAGTGTAACACGGATGAGCTACGCGCGCAAGTTTTGCATGAAGTTCAATACTTCTATTGTCAATTTATTCCCGTCACCATAAGGAAAGTTTATCTTACCTACTTTAGTGTGACTAGGTTTATATTCGAAATCATAAGAAAACTCATAAATATCGTAAGAACACATTTCACCATTACTTGGAATTCCGGATGGTTTCGTACGGTGAACGCCGATCTTTGTGAATGGTAAATTATCATTTACCCTTATTTCTATGAACATCATTTTAAACCTTTTTATACTTTTATACGAGATAGAGGGTAAAACCCCTCCTCTTCAAATACTTGATTGTTATGATTTCAGTTTCCTTGTTGAACAAGTACTCACACCATTTACCACGGGAAGGTAATCAATACAAATGGCAGCCCATAGAGGGATTTGAACCCCCGACCGCTTCATTACAAGTGAAGTGCTCTACCACTGAGCTATGTGGGCATTTGTGCGGTGTTATACATCTACGCAAAGAAGTAACCCAATTTATTTTGGTTGACGCAGAAGGATTCGAACCTCCAACCTCTTGGTTCAAAACCAAGCATTCTGCCGTTGAATTATACGTCAATATGGAGGAAGATGTGGGTAACGACCCCACTCAGGTTTTACCCAGACTCCGTTTAGCAAACGGGCACATTACCTTTCTGTCAATCTTCCATTTTTGAACTGGAGCCTGATATCCGATTTGAACGGATAATCTTTCGCTTTGCAGGCGAGTGCTTTGCCAACATAAACTATAGGGGAATAAACTTTTTTGGTCCTCGGTGAAAGTATCGATCTTTCGTCTAACGCTTATCGGGCGATCGTTCTGCCTTTGAACTAACCGAGGATGGAGGAAGATAAGGGATTCGAACCCTTGGAGCGTTTAACGACCCTCTGGTTTTCAAGACCAGCGCACTCGACCAGACTATGCGAATCTTCCGTTTAAAAAATATCTTTGTACCTGAGCAGGTACTTATAAAAAATGTTTTGAGTTATATTTTTTGAACCTAAGAAAGATTCAAGGAGAAATAAAGAACTCATAAGAGCTCTTTATTTAGAAGAGTTCTTATGAAGTCTAGATATTCCCAGATCTTTGATAATCGTGATTATCAATCAACTTGGTGGATTTCGGGGCACTAATAGATTCATTAGTAATGAAATTCGTATTAAAAATATTTTTCGTGTAATATTTCATACAGTGCTCCTTTTATTTGAAGTTATTTAATGTTTAAGTTTAATAACCTTTTAACTTCTATTATTATAGCTGACATTTACTTAAAGTTAGCTTAAATTTTGAAGTTATTTCAATCTTTTGTTACCAACTACCTAGATTTTTGATGAATTTATTCATACTCACCATAAATATCACCGACTTCTATGATGGCGTTATAATCATCGCTAGAATTTTCTTGCGAAAGTGAATATTGGAACTCACTCCCTATATTTGTTTCGAGAGATTTTTTTATAAAATTAAAATCTCCCTTATTTTCCATACCTACAGTGATCACCCAAGCATTATTCCAATAAGCAGGAGATACATCAATAACTTCTACGCCTTTCACCCCTTTCAGGGATCGTTTGATCCGTTTCACCATTACATTGATACTGGATTTCGCACCCATTTCGACGAAATGGGATGATTTTAATTTTTCTACTATTTCTTTCAACATCGTTTTCACCTCAACTATTTTATAGTATTCTGAACAATATCAGATTGTTATTGGACACCAAATACTGACGGCGATAATTTCAAATTCGACTAACTTTCAATTTTCGCGTGTAGTCTGTTTACTATTTAATATTTCCAAATAATAGTCTTTAATTCTCTGGTGCGTGACGAACTCATAATCATTGACATCCAAATTTACATTAAAGTACCGTTTATCATCCAAAACTTCTTTATGTAAATGCCCGTGTATGCAACCAGCCCTATCCCTTATTTCTTGTGGGTGTATTGGGCAGTGCGTGAGCCAAGTATTTTTGTAAGAAAAGAGCGGTAACTGAATTTCAATGAAATCTTCTTTATACAGTTTCATTGAATCATGGTTCCCCATAACTAATTTGATCCTACATTTAACCTTTCTCAATCTTTCAATATACGCTTCATAGTGACTACCATCAAAAAGGAAATCACCCAAAACAAAAAGAATATCTCTCTTCCCTAACGCTTCAATTTTTTTGAATACATATTCATCATGCTCTTCAGCATTCAAAAACACATCTCTATATTTATAAATTTCCATGTGACCTAAGTGGAGGTCGCTCGTAAAATAATTCACATTTTCCCCTTCCATGAAATACTCATGATAATATTAAAGTGACTTTTGTTCCTGGGAATTTAACACCCTTTCGTGAACCACCCTGCCATAAATGACGAGGGTTTACGAAACTGATGCCAATTGTTCTATATTATCAATCATCGTAATCCTTTTACTGTGAAGTATATTATACCGTAACTCAGCTTAATTGTCGCTTAATTACCAAAATCAGCCTTGATATGCTCCACAGTTTCATTTTCAAAACATATAGTGAAATCAACCATTGGTAAATTAGAAATATCAATATCTCCAGCATTATAAGATAATGTAAAATGTGGTTTGTATTCACTGAAGTCACTCACGAACCCATATTTTTCAACAAGTTCTGAATTCCTGTGAAAAAGTTCTTGTGAATGTATTTCAACAACAAGTGCTTCACCATCTTTTCCGAATTTTGAATAATTAGTCGGGATTGCTTCTATTGAATATTCCTTAGACTCTATTTCACCGAAAAAAGGTTTTTTAGAGTATATAAGGGTACAGTGTTGATCATAATTGAATTCAATGCCGTTAAGGTACTTGTTTGTAAATTCTTCAAGTTTGTCTATTGAAGTTTGTTTCATTTTTAATGCGATATATACGCCTCGCGTATATAGTAAATCAGAAGAAAGTTTTTCGATAATTTCTCTAATCATAGTTGCCCCTCATATATTTGTAATACTTCAACCCCATTATCAGCTAGGTAAACTAATGCGGAAGAGTCACCGTATTCTTTACAGAATACAACTCTCTTCACTCCACTCGTAATAATAGCATTACAACATTCTATGCAAGGGGAGTGGGTGATGTACATTTCACACCCATCTATTCGGATACCATTTTTGGCGGAAAAATATATAGCATTCCGTTCAGCGTGAAGAACATTAGACTTTGTTCTTGTTTTCTTTATTACATGTACTACCCCAGATGCGCCACATGCCGTACATCGGTTTTTTGAAATATCTTCGCTATAAAGAAGTTTATTCTGGACTGAACAACCGCAAACAGAACATACATTTTCGAACCAATCTTCTTCACAACAGTTTTCCATTCCAGGGGGAGTACCATTATACCCAGTAGCTAAGGGTCTCCCGTCTTTTGCGATAACCGCGCCGACTTTCAACCTTTCGCAATTAGACATCTTTGAAAAAACGAAAGCTGTTTCTAATAGGACTTTATCAAATTTCTTTATCATTTCGTGTTGATTACTCATTTTATCTCAATTCATTTTAATTTTAATAGAATTTCCAATTCTTCCTGTAGTGAGCCTTTTTCGCTGGGATCATCAGAGAGCTTTATCGAAAGCTTCAAAAATTCTATTTCTGTGTTTAATTCTGTTATATCTTCTTCAGTCATTGATTCCCCTTAACTTTGTAAATATTTAAGGGGAATTGATTTATCCTTCACATGCGACGCAAGTAGAACGGTCTATTTTAACTTTCGTTTTTCCATTCAGGGTTCTTATATAATATAAAGACTCTATATCAGGGTCTCTGAATGCCGCATCGTGAACTTCTGAAATTTCCTCTTCTAACGCATCGTGCGGGAAGTAAAGGTTCGTTGATTGACCTTGACCCCCACCAGATTTATTCATATTTCTTTGTCTGTCTCCGGACATCTTCAATATAGAATAAGGACTAATCTCAAACGCGGTTCTAAAAATGTCTTTTTCATGCTGTGTTAGCCAACTTTCACCTTGAACTGAACCCTTGTCTTCCGCTATGCGCTCAATTACTTCAGGTGAATTCATACCTCTCTTTTTCATCAACTCTAGGAAAGGGGGATTAATCCTGAAAACTGTTCCGCCTGCAGTGTCTTGTTCATAAACATTAGCGAATACTGGTTCTATTCCTTGTGAAATCCCGCCCATAATTATAGAAGTTGACATCGTCGGAGGAAATGCTAATCTATGGCTGAATCTTTCGCCATAACCAACCATCCACTCTGGTTCACCGACTTCTCTTGCTAGCCACTGCGAAACTTCTAATGTTCTGTCATCTAATTGTTTGACCAAAAGTTGATTAAACATAATTGAAGACAAATCACCAAATACCCAACCCTCTTGTTGATAATATGTGGCTTCACCGAGAATACCTAACCCAATTGCTCTTGATTTTTCAGTGAAATTAACTACCCTTTCAAACCCCTTCTCCCCTTTAGCCTTTATTAACATATCGGAAATAATAGCATCTAAAAACACCGTTGCTATTTCTACTGCTTTAGTATCTTTCCACTCATTATATTTTGATACATTCATTGAAGCCAAAACACAAGTAAACGAATGATCTTCATCACTCATCAATTGAATCTCACAGCATAGGTTACTACCCTTAATCAAGAACCCTTTATCTTTATACATTCTTGGTCGGCTTCTATTTGCTTTATCTATGAAAAAGAAATATCCTTTACCTTTGATGAGCTTTATTCTCAACATTTTCTTCCAAATTCTATCAGCGCTTTCTGGGTCAGTGTTGAACAAGTCTTCAAATTCATCAGTTATATTCCAACCAATATTCCAACCAGCATCATCTGAAAGTATTTGGTCAGCGACTTCATCAAAATCTGGGTGAAGTGGGTCTATGTACAAACCAGCTGCACCCCTCCGACTTGATCCCTGAGACACATCTTTCATATCTTGAACAATACCTGCCGCAGGTTGCATGACCCCGTTAGCAGTCCCACCAGTAGATATTGGTGAACCGCGATGCCTAGCATCACCTATAACAGTAGAAGTACCGTACCCCCTCTGGGTAAGTTGTGACATTTCTAATCTTGCTTCATACCAACTCCTAATAGAGTCACCTAGATGCGTACCACTACAGGATACTGGGTGACCCCTATCATTACCAAAGTTGATTAATGTCGGTGAAGCTGGTGACACCCAACCTTTCCAAATAACTTGGAAAAACGCGTCTTCCCAATTTTCAAAACCCCAATCATCTGGGATTGGTACTGTCGTTAATTCTGCTGCTCTTTTAGCTTGTCTCCTGTACATACCAAGAGGAGTTTCGTCTGGTGCTAAGTATCTTTGTTCTGTTGCCAATTGAAACCCAGCGGTGGTGTACCATTCTGGAGCCTCTCCTTGTTCTTGTAAAGTTTTTCTCAGGTTTGAAAGTTTTTCATATTTTGTTTCTATTGACATATATTATCCTTATTTTTAGTTATACGAAAGTTCTGTTTTAGGCTTTGATAAAAATGGTAACCTAGAAAGATTATTTGTTTTCCAAGATCGTCTATAGCTTGATGTACCAGAAACAAAGAAATCATGCATCTTTATTGAGTTTGCCCCTTTATAAAACCATTTTGAAATAGGGTTGTCAACTACATCATATATCGTTTTAAACCCACATTCAGTGAGCGTCGAGTCTGCTCTAGAGCGTATGAAAGATTTCAAATGAGAAGGCGTTATATCATTGATAGAAGCTTCACCTCTGAAGACATAATCTATTACGGCATCTTCGTGAGAAATAATCTCGCGCACAAGGGTATTAACATTTTCTTCATGCTCTTTGAACGGAAAACTTTCCCCGAACTCTTCTATATAGGTGTTATGTAAATAAGAAGCAAATATTCCGTGAAGAGTCTCATCTTGAACAACAAAATCAACACCAGTAACTGTATTGGTGATAAGGTTATGTCCGTTTGCTTGAAATGATTTCAACATTGCAAAGTTACTAAATAATAAAACTTGTTCTATCATAGAAACGGTCACGAGTGAAAGTGCCTTATTTTTATCTAAATTCTTCGTGATTTCATTCAAGAAAGTCAATTTACTTTTTAACACAGATATGGTTTGTTGATTTCTAGCAGTCATTTCTGGTTCAATATTCATTTCATCAGACATTTTTTGATAAAAGAACGCGTGAACTGATTTCTCCATAGAAGAAATCGCGGAACAAGCACCCTCTATTTCAGAGTGGGGGAACCAACTCGCTATTGTTTCCCAAACCATACCAACCTTTTGTTCTATTTCAACAAAAAGATCTAGTGTCACGCTGGTCAAATTAAACTGCGCTTTAGACATGTTATGCCTATAATCGTGGATGTCTTTTTCAATTGGAATTTCTTGTTCAGTCCAAAATACATCTTGTTGTTTTTTTCTTATTTCGTTCGCTAATGGGTAAAGGTAGTCACCGAATAAACTCGGTGTTTCGATTTGAAGTTTTTTATCTCTTCCTACAGTATAGTCACTGTTTTTGTCTATAATCATTTATAATTCTCCTAAGTTGATTGTGTGATATTTAAGTGATAACCACATACACAAACTACCCCAATTATAAACCTTTTTTCTTAAAATGCGCTTAACTTTTGGTCGTGGTCGTGGTTGAAGCCCGAATTTCATGCGGATTTTTAAATATTAAATTTTAAGTTGTTTTATGATATCGTAAACTTGGTTCGCGTAAGTTTTATCTGGGATCCCGTTAGCATTCCTAATCACCCCATAGTATCTCAACAAAGCAGACTCTTCTTTCGTCTCGGTGAATTTCAACTTCTTCTTTTCGTGCGTATATACACCCAGAATAAAAGCAGATGCTTTGATGTTTGTCTCTAAGTTAGATAATGAGTTTTTGGACTTGATGCCTATATCACAAAGCTCGTATTTCCAAATCTCATAAATAACGCCACCCATACCTTGGGCATTAACTTTCGCGGTCTTGACTTTTGTCCAATTTTTCTTTATCGGTATTTTCACGAAAACAGTTGAATGTTTAGCATTTTTATCCATACTAGACTCTTTCGCCAAAAGCGCAGTAAGAGTAACTGGGTCAATTTGATATTCTTTAGCATATCTCAAAATAGCCGATACGATAATTCCTTTATCTTTTGATGTATTCGGGTAAACCCCAACAAGTCTCTGTACCGCAATTAAATCTTCTAGTTCAGTCTGGGTCAGGGAAGAACCTTTATCCGTTACTTTTTCTGGTACTTTAGTTGGTTCTTCAACTCTAGTTATTTCGTTTCCACCGCGAGCCTTATTTTCAATACTGTGTTCGCTTTGAATTTTAGAAGTCACTATAATCGTACTGAAAACACCTATAGAAGCGGATAAAACAATTAACGATGTTATCACCAATGTATATCTGTATTTTACCACTGAGTCCCTTTCTCTACGCTTTCAATGATTTGATAAGTTATCGTTCCATGCTTTCACATAAATCAAAATGTGCACCCAAAGATTTCAATGATAAATCACCCTTGTGTGTAAAATCGCCGTCACTTCTCAGGTTAATTATACCAACACCCAGATCCTACCTATTGAAATCCTCTTACCGACACGACACAGTTTTTCAAGTATACTTCCTCTAGAAAACCCAAATAAATGTCCGCTTTTGGGATAACCTCGTATGGGGTACTCGGCATAAATATTTCTCTCGATTTCGTAGCCATTTTTAACCCTTTCTTTATGTTACATAATATATTATACCGTAAGTTAGCTTAAAGAGAGGTTAAAACGCGACGCGGTTAGATGAAAATTCACGAAACTTCTTTGGGGACATCACCACCCCTTCTTAAAAGAAGTTCTACCATTTCAGTATTTCTTTTTTCATACGCTATGATTAACGGGAAGCCACCGTTGTTTTGAATATCAGCTTCGGCATCCAATAGCACTTCAACCACCGTCAAATATCCCATCTTCACGGCAACATTCAGAGGATATAAGTTTGATATATTTTGGGTTTGCGCCCCAGCGCAATAGAATTTTAACGGATTCAGTACAACCGAAATATGAAGATTTTTTCAGACACTCATCTTTTTTGAAATCAAGTAAAAGAGAATGCCTTAAAATAAAAGCCATCATTGAACAATTCCCTGATTCGAATATCTTTTCTATTACAAGACCCCCTCTTGCATTGATATCAGCACCAGATATTAAAAGAAATTCAAATATTTCAGGTTTGCCGAGCAAGACCGCCCGTAACAAAGGTTCATTTTCACTAGAGGACACACTTGTACCAAAGTTTAAAACCAACTTCACTAAATCAAGGTCACGAGTGTCGACCGCCTTTACGAGAAATAATCCGTCTCTGTAATTAACATCCATATTTTTACTATCAATTATTCCTTTAGCTTTCCAGAAATCTTTTTCTTCGATGAATTTCAATAATTTTTCTTCATTATTGAAAAATAGCAATTTCTTAATATTCTTGAAAGTAATTTTCATTTTCACTCCTAATGTTTTTGTTTGCAGTAAAGCAGCTTCAACTATTATACAATTTAAGAAATTGAAGCTCTAAGGTATCCATCAATGATCTATTTGAAGTTTCCGGTAATCCTGAAGTTTCGAGAAGCCCTTTCACTTCATCTAATTTCGAGTTCACGAAATCCATCACTAAATCTAAACCTAACTTTCCACCTTTAACTGTTTTCACGAAATCTTTTTCTCTCAACGGGAATGTAACAAAGTTTGTTTTGAGTAGTTCTTCAACTTCAAATAATACCCTAACAGAATGAGAAAGTGATTTCCAATCAACTCCTTCTGAACTTGCTTTAGTCCTGTTACCGAAACCTTGCATTGATTCAGCCATTCTATCAAAGAAATAATTAAAAGTTACATCTTTAGAGAATTTCTTACCTAGAACTTCAATATATTCTATCATATTTTCACCATCACCAGTTTTCGGTCCAGGTGATTTTACGACTTTAAGATATTTGAAACCTTGTTCTTCGAAGAATTCTTTAAATTCATCAAGATAATTTTCAAGTTTGTACTTAACCGTGGTATTAAATTGTTTACCAAGATATTCATAAAATTCTTGTACTTCTTTATATCTTGTCCCCTTGACTCCATATTTTTGTGATTGCCCAACCGCGTACCCAGTAAATGAATGCAACCCTCTATTCAAGAAATGTAAGTAATTAACTTTCATCTCTGAAGTAAAATCCCTGTTTTCATACACAACTGATTCAGACCACATACTAAATAATAAATCTAATGCTCCAGTTTCACCCTTTCTCAGTAATTCAAAGAATTTGTTAACTGAAAATAACTGTAAATCCGTGTCAGTTGTGGAGTTTTTTATATTGGTATTATTTGTGTTCGAAGTCCAATGGTCTAAGTCTTTTTTTAATAAAACTAAATCGGAGTTTTGAACGAATACACCTTTATAGTCAGTATCAGAATTTTCATTTTCTGTTCCATACAACTTAGAGCCATACTTGGTTACAAACAAAACAGTTGCTTGATTTTCTTTTTCAAATTGTTTTAATTTCTCTGTCATTTTCAATCCTTCGTTTATTTTGAATCATAAGACAATAATATTATGGGTATCTTTATAGTATAATTAATCACTTGCCTTCAAAATACACGCAAATATTGTCGCTATCATAACCATCAATGGATGAGATTTTAATAACTTTATTCAGTGCAACCATTTCTTTATAAGCCAATTCTTTAAATTCTGCCCATTCATTGGCTGAACCTCGTACATAAAAATCTGAAATTTTTTCATTGCAGTATCAAATTCTTTTTTTTTTGTCATCGTAAATCATTTAATTGTTATATAATATATTATACCGTAAGTCAAGTTAAAGAAAGTTTAATCGTTCTTCCATTTCCGTTCATTTGGGTTTCTCAGAATAAGATACAATGCTTGCTCAATTTTTCTGAGTTCATTATATTCTTCATTCGCCCCTACATCGTATCTCGAAGCATCATCTATGAACTCTCTTCTGGTTCTTAACATTACCAGCACCTCAGCCAACATTTCTTTTATCTCATCGAGCATATTAATCCTTTATTGTTCTTATGTTATTTGAAAATTCTCTTGTTACATCCATAGCTTCTGGATAACAAACACAGCTTATTTGAGCCTTATCTGTATATTTTAAAATTTTGTTTTTGTGATATCGTGATTGCGTATTTATAAAAAGGAGCGAGTATTTCTTAACTTGCTTCAAAGTTCGTAAACAATCATTTGAATAAGAAACGCTCACCATCAACGCCAAGACCAATGATTTCATTTTTAAACCTTTTCTTTATGATATATGATATATTATACCGTAACTTAGCTTAAAGTAAGGTTAAAAATGAAATTTTTAAAAATTTAAATAATAGGGGGATATAATTCGTGAGTCACTACCCTGCTTTGGGTGGGTTTTTAGTAGATTTGAGCAAGCGGTGACATATCAGAATTGAATGAAAAAGCTGTGAATCGTTATTAATGAACTTTTTAAATGTTCAAACGCTAAATCAACCGCCCTTCGAAGATGAATTTTCAATTGTTTGTCTTGATAACCGAGTTCATTGATAGTATTCTCCAACCCTTCAATTTCGCCACGATATTTACCCAATTCACTTCCCAATATACTAATTTCGATTTTATGTATACCTTGAATGGCACTAATTTTTTTCGTGAGAGCATTAATACTCTCGTTCATTTCGATATTATCTGGTTTCAAATATATTGAAGTAGAAGCCAACAACATCTTAACCCCATTAGAGGCCTCTTTTATGTGAACATCATATAAAATTTTATCAGTCAATGCCTCTGATAGAATCTTCTTTATCATTCCTTTTGGCGCGTTGTACGGCAGCCAACTCGAAATAGTTTGTCTTTTTAATTCTATAGCATCAAAAGATTGTGAAAAGATTCCATCTGTGTCAGTATATTCAGTCGTTTCAATTTTCGAAGCTGGTGAATAGTCTAGTTCTATGCTCACAATAATTCCTTTGGGGGTGTATTATAATGACACTCGAAAAAGTCTTCAGAACCGTCTTGAAGAATTTCTTTATGTATTAAATCTACATGCATATGCCCAAAATGCCATTCCTTGAAGGTCACGCGTTCATATAAAACCTCAAGGAATTCTGAGGTGGTATCTTTTATTTTACCGACATTATATTTGGTTATATGAATAAATTTTTCAACTAAAGAAGTCGGGCAAGTATGAGTCAATACATAATCGAGATCATATCCTTTTGAGTCAAGTTCATTGAAACAGTCCTCAGTTTCTTTATACGATATATCTTCTTGTACCCACCAAGATACATCTTTTGTTCTATTTGATTTGTCTATACTGTGCGCGCCACCGACTGTTAAAATCTTCCTTCCGTTTATAGTGTAAATACCGCCACGCTTAAAGAAATAAATTCTATCACCAGCACTTGACTCCCAAAATTGAACTTCGTTGCCCCACATTTCACACCAAGGCAAGGTTTCAATTTCATTATAATTCTCGTGGTTTCCTAGCACTACAGCTGTAGTGAATTTTTTCCTAGCAACCCATTCTAACCAATAGGTCTGTTCTTTATTCATACCCAATGGATACCAAATACCACCGAAATCGCCAAGTTGTATTAAAACATCATTTTTACTTAATGTCTTTTGTTCTGGGAAATTTCTTGTATTGATTTTTTGTATATCGTGGGACATGTGCGTGTCACCGCACACAAATAATCTATTTTTCATTTACTTCCCTTTCTTAGGAATAATTTTTATTTCAAAAAGCAGAACTACCTGACTTTTTCTTGCGTACCTAGCTGATACGCGGCTTTCATCAACTCTTCTACCGCATACATTTCTTCCAAGTTTATATTAGAAATTATTTCCAATAAATCTTCTATATCAGCATCACCGAACTGTTCATCGATTGTTCTCAAACATAATTCTATTTCGTTCATAAAGTACCCCTGTTACATTTTCAACTATTTAAGCCCAATAACATGGTGTGTCCTGTTATCGTTAGATATATTTCTCAATGTCCAAATTTTCAAACCCGAATATATCACCGTCACTATTATTAGAAAAAACGATTTTTTGAATTTCACCCTTTAAAACATCATTCAAGATTCCTTCAATTATATCAGCTATTCTTTTTTTATCCTTGATAAATGAACCCTTATATTTTGTTTTAAATATTGCTTGAGTCAACCACTTTGGTATATTTTCAGATGATCTATAAACTGAAGGGTTGTCAATCATATCCTGTATTTCAGCGGATTCATAAGTGAAAGTTCTATTCTTTCTTGACCCAGTGACCTGTAAAATTATCTCATTATTCTCTATTGATTCTACTATTTCTCTTAACATACGCTTTCCTTAATTTTATATTCGTGATTCAAATATATAAAAATGGCACTGAAAAAGTATGTTTTTTACACGCCTTTAGTACTCATTTTAAGTATTTAATACTGAATTTCTAGTCTAGTTCACGACCCAGTGCCGATGTGTTCATAATGTGTCTCTGGTTGAGCCCATTATTTCATCTGCTCTTTTCAATATATGTTTAGGTGGATTTTTGAAGTCACTTGGTTCAACTTCATTATTAAATTTTGTGCCCTAGTTCCCTTGTATATTTTCATCAAATCTACCATGAGCTAATGTGCTTCTACTTTTAAATTCACTCCAACCCCTTAGCTGAATTTTCTATGGCTATCGCACTTTCAAGTGTGTCACCGTGTTCTTTATCATCTCTTATTAGTTTAAATACTGGGTGGAGGCAAGACCAATTACCATCGGAGTCTCTACTTAACCCAGAACATTTTATCTCAACAAGTTTTCCGTTAAGTGAATCCATATTTTCGGTTATGAATAACATGTCTTTTTCAGTTATGCCTCCAGGGGAAGTTCTTAAATTTCCACATTCTGAGGTAACATTTAAACTAGATATGACATTTTCGTTTTTTGTTCCAGGAGTACCGTAATTAAAACTTTCAATCCTTAAATCTAGATCGATTGAAATCTTCATTTTAATCTGGTGGGAAGGCTTTCCGTCTGCCCACTCGCCATTAGATCCTTTTAGTATAGTCCCTTCTTCACCCCTGTGTAACATGTCTTGGAAATGCTCTACTGCTTCAGCCTTATTTCTAACCACTCTGTACTCAATTATCTCAAATGATGAAGTCTCTTTTATCGCATCTTCTAATAACATCAGTCGTTGACTTCTAGAAGTTTCTGAACATTTCTTACGGTAATCAGATAAAGGGATGTAATCCCAAGCAACTAATGTGAGTGAGTCATTCACATTAGCTAAAGTGACTCCATTACTGTCCCTGAATTTTCTGGCTTCTTTAGATATATCCTTCCCATCAAATTGTTTTTGTGCGATAGAAATATAACTAGATATGATACCATTTGCTTTATACCTATCTTTTTCACCCCTAAGCATTAACTCACCATTGATAACAATATCAAACCCAAAATAATCCCTCAACTTCTTAGCTTCTATTTCAAGAGCACCCATTAATGGGTTCGGGTTTCCACCCCTTGACTCAAAAAATACCCCAGTTGAAGTTGAAATGATATTCAAATATCTCCCGTCCATCTTTACTTCTGAAAATGCATATGGGTGTTTTTCAAATAATGATTTTATTTTCTTTTCATCGTATGATACAGCACCCATATACGGTACTTCGTATATTTGGAATGGTTTCATTTCATCGTTAATTAACGAAATTCCGAAACCAGCCTTGAAATCTTTTGAAATAATCCATTTTATTACTTGAGCATCTTTTTCGGAAGTAGCCCCTAAAATTTCTTTCAAAAACGCAATGCCGTCAGTCCCAGTACTCTCCCTATGGACTAATTTACTTAGGGCTTCAATTGCCTCTTTTAAAGATAAATCTGGTGCGTGATATTCATACTCTGGTATTTTTTTGATACCGAATGTCACCCTTGGGTCAAGTGCATTAGTGAGGACAAGTTGAAATAATTCATTTTCTTTATTATCTCTTAGAATTTCTCTTTTTGAATTTATACTTGAAGTTGTTCTTAGTTGTTCTATTATATCATAAGGGGTCATTATAGTTCCATTCAATTTAATTGTTTCTGGCGCGCATCATCTAATTCTTCGAACACAATTTTTTTATCATCTAGACTTAGTTCAAATATAAATACAGCATTTTCGTCCATATACATCGCGTGTTCACTTAACACGATGAAATTCATAATATCGACTCCAGGGAATTCATTAACAAATTCCTCCCATATACCCATTGCTTCTAAGTTCAACGCGTCAACTAAAGTCTCACCATTCTCAAAAACAACACTAAATTTAGCATCTTTCATTTTAACCCTTTATTTTCGTTATGTAATATTATACTGTAAGTTAGCTTAAAGTAAGGTTAATATCATTCCATTGACAATTTATATGACAATGTGTCTATATCGCCTTGTATATCTTCCAATACCCCGTTTAAAGAAAGTAAATCACCGCTAGAAGTTTTGTCAAGCATAAATGAGACCTTTGTTCTAAGACCAGACAATTGTTTTATGAGTTCTTCTTTTTTATACCCAATTTTAAAATTGACATTCACTTCACCAGAAGATATCGTGAAACCCATACCCAAATAGGTTTCTATTAAGGTATCTACATCACCTTGTATGTCTTCATAAAATTCACCTAGAGCAACATGCTCTGAGTATGAACTTGTAAATAAATGGTATAAGTGTGTTTGTTCAACGAACCATAACATTTCTAATGCCAAATTTTCAAATTCACCCTCAGTACTTTTATCAAACCCCTCTAAAATCTCTTTTAACATAGTTAATACCTTTTAATAATTTTTAAACACTATATTTTTGTTAATCCAGCGTTTATCAGTTTCATATACCCCAGCGTTTCCACCCACCACGAAATTCATTTTAATGATGTTACCCAATATCCTGTAATCAGAAAGAACAACATTATCACCGAACTTGTGTTTCAAGAATGCTACTATCTCTTCAGATGTGACATCAGCCACGGAATCATCATCTATTCCGATTACCCTTTCTAATATTTCTCGTATCAACTTCATTTACCCCAGAACTAACATTTTTTCACCATTTTTGATTTTATAATCATTGGGTGTTTTCTTATTGAGTTGCATGATAGTCACGAAGGTCATAGTCTTAAACTCATTGTTGACGGACACTAAGCAATTTTGATACCCGTTAGCGTCTTGGTAAATTAAATGGTATTTTCCATCTTGTATTTCAATCGGACGCTTCTTAAGAAACAACTTCACTATTCCGATAAATTCTTTACAGAAAAACCCGTCATCTCTTTCTTTTTCAGAAGGAGGTCTTGGGTCGTCTAAGTGTGATGTTCTACCTATAATCCAAGTACCCAATTTAAACATAGCACCGTTTCCAGTAGAGCAATCTGGAGAAACCCTTTCTAGAACTTTTAAAACAGCTTCTCTTATCATACTCCCTCCTCAATTTTTCATATATTATATACCATTACATTTGTTTAGAATACCAGTCTAAAGTTTTCTTAGAAATTTTTGCGCCGAGTTTCTTCAATTCTTTGTTAAGCTCATCAAACCCCATTGTTTGCGCTATAAAATAATCATCATCAGCTCTTCCGATATCAAATTCACCAAATTCCCCGTAACCAACATATTAATTTTCACCATCATTGCCTTTGAATGGGAGGGTATCCCATTCAAGTTCTCTCTTAATTTCAATTTCCTCGTTAATACTCTTTACTATTTCTCTCAACATGTTTTATCCTTAATTTTTATAAATTATCACGGATTCAACATTTTCGTCTTTCCCGTACTTAACAGTATTTAATTTTGAAACTTCCACGGTTCTTATGACTTTGTCATCTGGTACCAATCTTTGTTCACCGCCAGCATGCCTTTCTTTATTGCGTTTTAAAGCAGTTTCAGGTTCCACATCAACAAGTAGTACCACAACTTTCATTCCGGCATCTTTAGCCCACTTGAACTTGTTAGAAGATGATTCTATATTGTTACCAGTCCCCATCTGAACTATTGTCTGTTTGTTTTTAAATGCGTCCAATAATTCTTTTTTAGACCTTGCGGTTGCTCTCGAAACTTGTTTCCTCGGGTCAGTGTTAAATTCCTTTCCAAATTCAGCAGTGTATTCGTCTATATCTATAAGCTTCAACCCTTTTAGGTATTTGTTGAAAACGAAATTTTTACCAGCACCAGCTCCGCCGACCATGAAAATGAAAGTAGGTTCTTTTTCAGCGAGTTCTTTCAAATCACTTATTTGAACTTTGGATATAGCTTCCCTTATATATACGCGTCTCATTATTTTCCATATAGAAGTATATGGTTATCGTGGAACCCATCTATTTCTGAAGACAAAATAGTAAACTGAGTTTTTTTCATTTTTTCTAATCTTATCGGTTTCCCATTTTTTAATACCATATATCACTTCACCAATTTCAATGTTCTTTATCTTCGATGTAAATTCATCATATAAACCGCTATTTTTTAAAAGTTCAATGTCTTCATCACTATAAAAATTCTCAATTAATGTAGTCCTAACTAACGCTTCTCTAAAGATTGATTTCTTAATAGAAGAAACCGAAATAATTTTAAATCTGTCATTTAGAGCCTTTATCGTAGAAAACGCCAAATGTATTACTGTCCCACCGACCCAAGGAAATGACAAACCTACGAAAACACCAGAAGCGAGTAATGACAACATTTTTAAACCCTTGTCACCGCCAAAAATATTCTCAAGTGAGAAGTCACCTAATAAAGCGCCAATAATATCTGAAAAATCGAAATCATATTCTATATCACCAGTGAATGACATATTCAACCAGATGAAAACTAGAATACCCCCTACTGCGAACCCACCCAATCTCTTCATTTTGGGATTCGCTTGTAACCAAGTATCAAGTTCTTTTAATTTTTCAGTAGTCCACTTAGTGACTTTATTTTTAGAGGCAAATTTAAAAATTTCATTTAAAAGTGTTTTGTATGCTCTATACCCTTCTTTCACTGCTTTGAATAAAATATTGAAAGACCATTTTATTGAATTAAAAAATTTTAATACAAGCTTCTCTTTGAATAACTTTAGTAAATCCTTAAATCCAACATTTAATTTAGACGCAAGGTCAGTTATGAAGTCGATTTGATTCTTAAATTTATCAAATAACCCTTCATTGGCTTGTCCCAATAACATAGATTCTATGAATGATTCAAATTCTACGATATTTACTTGGGTCATTTTTGACCACCTATTAATTCAACAACTTTTCTTAACATATATACACTATTTCTTCTGAATGACTCGCCCTGAGTATAAGTTTTAATAAGTTCATCGTAGAACGGGTAAACTTCTTTGGGCGTGTTTAATTTAAAATAATTCACATCACTGAGGTTTCTAATAACCTTAGTAGCCGACTCATCATCATCAGACCTTTTCACTTCTTCAACTTGAACATCCAAATTTCTTTCTAGTTGTTTTCTATATTCAACTACTCTATCTGACCCAGCTAATACCGTATTGATATTATTTGAAGTTTTATTTATGATTGTAATAAGATTTCCTGTTTGCGCTTGAATAACTTCAACTTCCGGAAAAACCGCTTTTATCATATTTGTTCTTAAAGCCAGAGTTGCTTTAGTCTCTTTGTTTGTGACTAAAGAAACCGTGAGGGTATCACTCTTAGATAATGCTTGTTCGAACATTTTCTTATGCCCATTAGTGAACACCCTAAACTTCCCTATCACCAACGCCCCATTGTTTCCAGGAAGCATCCTCATAATCATCGACTTTGAAGTGAGTTGTATGTCATCTCTGATATTTAGTTCAGTTTTCTTTTTATGGGAAAAATCTAAATGTAAATCTTTGTAAACCACTTGAGACAAGTCTTTAAGTACATTCGGGAATTTTTGCGTTAGATTTAAGTTTTTGATAATTTCAGATGCGCTCTCTCTGACCTTTAACCAATATTGGTCTTCATCATTGATTTCCATTTTGTATTTCATTTTAATACTAAACCTAAGTTCTTTATCATATTGGTCATCTTGTACTATCTTTATGATATCAGAATTCCCTATTGCTGAAGATAAATGTATTACAACCCCTTCTTCTTTAATTGAACCATATAGGGATGGGAGTTGCATAAAGAAGTTTTTGGCTAGTTCCCAAAACCCGTATGGCGGTAATCCCTTAAATGAGTTTTCGAAATCTTTGAAATATTCTTTTGCTCTTTGATTAAGCCCCTTCGGCATATCAATGAGTTTTCCTGAAAAAATAAGTTCTGGTAAATTCAACCCTAGAAGTTTCGCCCATTTTTCCCTATCAGACATATCTAAACCGTTCGTCTTGATATCAATTTTACCGTTATTAATAGATACATTCGTAACTTTACCATGCCCAATGAGAACTAATTGCCTAAGTTTTGTATATTGGCGAGTCAAAGTTGGCTTGTTCATTAGAAATTCAACAAAGAATTCTGTATTCTTCGGGACTGATTTCCAAGACTTGAAATTGCCAGCCACATGGTCTATAACTGATTTGTATTGAGACACACCAACAGTTGTATCAAAATCACCTTGGGCGTGAGCGTACTCTGTGCCATATATAATATTCCCTTTATATGAAACAATAAACATCTTCCACCATTGAGTGTCATCCCAATCTGAGCCAGTTCTAAGTAAGCTTAGTTTCGTACCATCATATTTACCATAAATGTCAACTGATTGGTTGATAAGCTGAGTTGCTGTTTTTTCATCGGTCACTACCTTATCAACATTCTTAATGCTGATATCTAAGTACGATGCCTCATTCTCTAAAATAGTATTTATACTTTCTCGTATCACTAATAACCCCTCCTGAACCGAACCCAGATTCATTTTTTCTTTTTATTATTTAAGTTATACTTTTTATCAGATTCACGGCTATCTGGGTGTTAGCGGATTATAATATAGTCTGATGAAGTGTTTGTTAGGTTCTTACTGTACCTATATAACCACTCAAAGAATTTTTCCTGACCATGATCTTTTAAAGGGGCAATTAAAAACCCGTGTAAATACTTAACCAAATTAAATGCTTTGGCTTTATCTTCATCACCCAACTCATTGTAACTTTCTAGTGCGTACTCAAAATTGACTGGTTTTTTAGCCATATTAAAATTGTATTTATTGAAACAAGATTTTAGGAGCTTCTCGAACTCTCTATCGTTCTTTTTCTTATCAATGTCTATATCTGCACCAAAAGATTTTAGTTTCGAAACTAAAGATTGCTTTCCTATCGCGCCTAAGCTATAATTTGAGCCGACTTCTTTTCCCTCTGCGTATATGTTCAAATTATCCGCTTTATACCCAACTCTTGCACCAAACCCACTTTCAGTCCATGCTATAAAATTTTTATATGACTTCAAGTTTATATCGATCCAAGTCACTCTGAAATTTTTATTAATTTCTATACCTGAAGAAATAGTTTCGACTTTTGCTTCAGTACCTGAAACTTGCTTCAATGAAATAGGGAGAACATTTTTTTCCTTCATAGAGTTCGCTAAGAAAGCATTCAAAATTTGTATATCATCTGCTTCTTTGTTGAAGTTTTTTATAAATCCTCTAAACTCCCCCAAGAAGCTTTCTTTTATAAGCCAAACATCCCCAGGATTCCAGTTATCTTTATTCAAGCCTGTTAATTTTCTAGCTAATTCATAACACCCTATTGTTTCGACACCTCTCTGTGGTTCACCATAATACCCAGAAGTGGGGTTTATACCGAACTTTATCAAAGCCCGTAATTGCGTAACTGCACTCGTATAATACAATGTCTTATAAAAAAGTTTCTCTTTCTCTGATAAAACATTAATTACTTCTTCTTCAGAGACTTCCCCATTTAAAAAGATAAATAAAGATATTTTTTCCTTTAAATCAGTAAGAAATGAAGTGTTTCCTTTCCCTTTCTCACTGTTGTGGTTAAACAACGAGTTCATTACTGTTCTAGAACCATTTAGGCGTATGACTCTTCCGCTGACATCTTTCAAAAAAATAGAAGATATATCTTTAGTACCCCCAATTTCATAAATGTGTTTAGTGTCTTCTTCGACCCACTTAATAAAAGTGTCGCCCCCTTTATAATCACTTAAAAATTTTATATTCTTTTGTAAGTTCGGTTTTATATATATCTCAGAACCAGTGCCGTATTTTTCTTTCCAGATATTGGCTTCATCAATCGCGGATAAAATAGCTTCCCTAATCACAATATTCTCCTTAATGCTTCGGTAAAGATTGAGTCTTTATCTCTGTCCGGGAAATTACTATAGTACGCGTCGATAATTTTTTGGTTTTGTTTCACACCAAAGGATTTACAATAATACGCGTAACCAGCGATTTTCACTTCAAAATCGCCTTTTGGGTCACCCCTTTCAATCACCTGAGCAAACTTATCAAAAAGTTTCTCTTCATATCTTAAAGTAGTGTGTTGTATTTGAGTTTTATCTAGGTAAGAATGCATAAGCTCTATTATACCAACGAATGAACCGAATTTTTCTACATCTGTTGGGCTATCTTCTAGTCTCCCAAAAGCAAGTTTATATATTTCTTTCACTATTGTGACATAAACATCGGTCTTTGAATCTCTGGCTTTATATACTTGTTTACCATCTAAGAATATTGGTTCACCGTTCTCGTTATACATTGGGTCATAAGCAGTTCTTATACCCCTTCCGACAGAAAACTTCAACATTCTTGGTAATGTATCAGTCTTGTTGCCTGAAATTTTTATTTTGTCTGGTGTTGAAGAAGGTGTTGCTATAACTATATCATCTCTTATAGAAGCCCCACCAATAATAGACTGAATAAGGTATTTATGGTGAAGAGCTTTGATACCAGCTTTTGCGTCATCAAAACTTGAACTATGTGAAAACTTTGCCCACTGTGATGGTGTACCTATGTCATCTTCCATTTCAAGAAATTCCCAGTCTACTTGCGCAGCAACTATCAAACCGCCACCAAAATCAACTCTAAACACTGAATTAATTTGTTCGCCTATTGAAGAAACGGTCTCTTTGTTTGAACCGATATATTCGACCCCTTTAAGTATAGTTTCCCCTTCTAACTTATCCAATAAGCGCCAAACATTTCCTTTCGTGTCATCAGGAACAATGATATCTAAGTCACCAGCATGTGTTTTATATTTGACAATTTCTTCGTCAGGTATATCACCATTAAAGATAAAAGAAGTCGAACCATTGAATTGAAGCCCATTTTCTATGTTTTTCTCATTCACCCACAGTGGTTTGCCGTAAGCTTTCTTATACAAAACATTAATCTCTTTAAAAATAGAAATAAACTTCTTGGTAAAATTACTTCTCCCAATATCTTTTATTGGGATTTTTTCTGCTCTTAATTGTTCACCTGACCGCTTATTTATACCAGTTACATTTCCACCCATCAGTAACCCCTCATATTTCTATATTCTGATCTTTCTCTGCCCAAGAAAACTTTTGGTGAAGTTCTATTGAACTCCCTTAATGCATTAAATGCGTCTTTGAATATTTTATTTGCGGAGATATATTCTCGTGAAGTTCTTATTTCTTCAGGCACCAATCCGCCTTTATTTTTACCAGCAAGCGTGAGCAACTTTGATTCAGCATCTTCTACACCCTGTTCCAACTTTTCTTTTTCAGTTTTCCAGTTGTTGTACGGGATATCAACATTTTCAATTATTTCTCTGAGCATTTTATTTCACATCTTTCAGATTGAATTTATTCTGTATTTTTTCTATTTCAACATTAAATGGTGAATTTAGTTTTTTCTCTATATACATAAACTTCTTGTCTGAAGTCACGATTACATCAGTTAGCTTCCCAAGTTCAAATACCGCTTCTTTATGGTACGGTAATGTACATACCTCACCATCCCAATTATAAATGGTCTTATCAATCATTTCATCACTGAGTTTTCTTATTGCTTCTCTTAACATCTGTCAATCCTATTTTGTTGTTTATTATACCGTAACTAAGCTTAAAACCACCTTAACCAGCATTTGCTTCATCATCGAGTTCTTTTAAAGTTTTGAATTCTTCTCTTTTAAGGTTCAATCTTTGTCTCATTGCTTGTTGTTCAGCATCGTACCATCTCTTTGAATATAATACATTAGAATCTTTAACATCAGTTATTCTTACTTTATATGAACCGTCTTGATTTTTATCCAGAACTTCACCTCTAGCATTATTCCACATATATTT